GCTGACTTCTGCCGAAGTAATCTACACTCCATTACTGGTAATCTATTGCTATAATTACTTAGATAGTTCCTATATAGTCTCTACACATTTATGGATTTATTCTACTATTTTTTCCACGATAACTATCGGTAAAAGCATGACAATTAGGACAAAGAAGTTCAAAGTTTTCTAATGTGTTATTATTGCGGTCACCATCTTTATGATGTACTTCAAGTGGAATTGGTTTTCCCATCCACTCAGTATTATTACAACATTCACATTTATATTCTTTATATCCTTCTTCAAGTAATTTGCGCCGAACTTTATTAGTTTGCACATCTTTACTATTAGCTAAATAATCTAATAATTTCATTCCAAGATTAGATTGTTTAGTTTTACCTTTGCCACTCATATTTCCTTCATAAGTAATTCCCCAAATTTGTAAATATCGGTTTAAAGTTTCTGGCTTACATTGTAACTCACGCGCCATCTGTGCTTTTGATTGATTTTCATCAATCCATTGGAGAATTTCATCTTTGCGTTCAATAATATCATTTCGCATATTCATCACCTCATTATAAGAGTGATTACAGTAGAAGGAAACTATTTTATTTTCTTTTACGTTATGGAAAAAATTTCTGTAGCGTAATCCAATTTAGCTCGGCGTAGTCCAAAATTTTGGAGTTTCACCGAATTAGGGAACATTCACACAAGACCTTTCGTTTCTTGGTGCTCAAATTAATAAGTCCGCTGTGTCTGCCATTCCACCACTCGGGCAAGTGCCGCGTCCTTTCAGACTGCGGCCGAGGACATTCTCTTTATATACCGCGTGTCCTTTGCGGTACCGCTCGCGTGGACTTCCAGCGGCCAGAACAACTCTTGTTTCTATGCCGCTGAGTCCGCGGCCCGTTGCAACGATTCTTATTTATATCCCGCATCGTCAAACGCGGCGGCCCCGTGGTACGCTTGCAAGCAGAGGCGTCGGCAGCTCTATTAATTACGCTCCATGCGACCTTCTTTGTGGGACTTCCCACGAGTTTGTCGACAACTCAGCATCATGGCCTGCTTGTGTCATTCGACACGGTGGACCCGGCGCATCTCACGCAGCCCAAACGGTAGTTTTTACTCATACTGGAGATCGTTGTACATACGAAGGTGGTGCTCATTAAACACGACCCATTGGGCATACCCGTGTTTTACTTGCTTTCTACACACCCTCTGTGACCAGCAAGTCAGCTGCCCGTGTTTTAAGTGCTTTCCGCATCGCTGACCAGCACTCAGTATATTATAACCCTACTGCGGGAAGTCCGTTTCATATGGTAGAATACCTCGACCAGTGCAGGCACTGAGCGGTACAACGGCTCATACTACCAAAACAAACTCGGCGCGGTATAAAATAGTGTTTTTGTATTTTTAATAATAAATAAAATAATAAAAACTGTTATTTTCTTCAGCGTTGCTGCACGCGCCGCACGGCACTATTCTTATTTCATCTGTATAAGCTATTAGTGATGTAAAAGTTTGCTGCAAGTGCCGTAATTAACCGAGGCCCTCGCCAAAAGTTACTGTAGGTGGATACCTCGTGCCTCCCGTCTTAGACGGGTCGGTCTGTCTGTATGTACGGTTTACTTCGCGTCTTTGGGTATAGCGTTTTCCGCTCTTTCTTGCCACATATCATATATAAATGCCGGTGGTAGTTTAACCGTAAAATCCGTGATAACGCTTGGGACTCTAGTTATACCGTCACATCCTCGAACCGGTTGAATCATATTTGTATTCACGCTGATTCTTCGCGTTATTCGCCTTAATGGGCGGCGAAGCGCCCAGTACCCTATCGGAGAATTGAACTCCGCACTTCGGCTTGAGAGACCGATGGCTTGACCGACTGCCCCATAGGGCATACACCTATCTAAGATAGGTATACTCAAATTGCTAAGATACGCCTTTGCGTATGGTACCCCGTCCGAGAGTTGAACTCGGTACTTTGGCTTGAAGGGCCAACGGCTTAAACCGGCTGCCACACGGGGCATATGAGGAAGGGCACGTTTTATAGTGCGGTGCCCAAGCACTATATGCGATCAAGGCAATGGCAACAACTGGCATTTGTGTAGTTACCACTGAAGCGGCCACTGTAGGACTCGAACCTACGACCTTGAAGTTAACAGCTTCCTGCTACTACCTACTGAGCTAAGCGGCCAAATGGTAGCGGGAACGAGAATCGAACTCGTATCAAGGGATTATGAGACCCGTATGCTAACCTTTACACCATCCCGCGATGAAGCCGTGTTTCCACGGCAAATTAATTATTTCCAATATTTAGTTACTCTATTAGTAATACCAAGGCCAATAATCATTACAAAGGCATCAACTCCAAATGCTACAAGGTTTTTAACAATCTTTACGGCAAACGGAATATGATACAGATAACATTCAATACCAGTTTTCGCACCAAGCATACCAATCGCTACGAAGCCAATGATAGCGGCAATACGAATCCAAACATTCTGAGTTTTCTTGAATGTAATTCCGCATCCGAGACCAATGATTAGGTTTGCAACAAACCAACTGATGCTGAAACCGTAGGGTGAGAACAGGATGCTCTCCAATCCACATCCTACGGCACCAATAAAAGCCGCCCAAGGTCCAAAAATTGCACATCCAAGTGTTAGTGCAATATAGCCAAGGTCAAGAGAGATTGCACCAATAAAGGGAATCTTCATCATTGCACTTAATACACAATAAAGTGCAGTTAGAATAGCAATACCAGCAATTTGTTTAGTCTTTAGATTACTCATTTTTCATTCCTCCTTAATATCTTTGATGAGTAACCCAAAAATACTAAGTGGAATAAAGTATTTTTGGGGACAGTTTAACGACATAATTTGCGACAAATACAAACTCTTGGTCGGTAAGATTGAGTCTCTTTCTCTCTTTCTTACAATATAATTATAACATAAATTTGATTTATGTCAAATAATTATTTTAAGTATAGTATTTTTCTGGACATTCCTCAAAATCATTTAGCTCTTGTAAAAACTTTGTAATATTTGGATGAGACGTATATTTTATTAATAACTATAAATTACGTTTCATCTTAATATCTCTGTAGATTATATTCTCTGGTAAACCTTCATATTTTTTATATGTATTAAAATAAAATTTTCTGACTGTGTTCCAGTGTTCAAAAGCAACAGATGGATCTTCTTGAATACAGCGTAAAAAGTTTCTATATAAACTAAACATTAAAAAGTTTAATTCATTAAGAAGAATATCTAAATCAATATTATTTTTACTTAATTGTTCTATAATTAATTCTGCATTAGCTTCAAGTCCAGGAATCATTTTATTTAATCTATATTGTCCTGTATTAGTTATAGAATCGTCATTATATAATTTTTTATAAATAGGTACTTGTGAGAATAATGAATATTGTTTTTTATCACGTCGTTCTAAATAAGTAAGAATGGCTACACAAGTACGATTAAATCCTACATCTTCATGAGCATACCCACCTATGGGTTCATCACAGAATCTTACGTCAAATAATTGAAAAAATTCTCGCTTATAAACCCACCCTTGAGTGCTTCTATGACGAATACTACTAATTGTTCCTTTACTTTCAGAAATCCATGTAAAGAAAAATATATAAAAATCTAAGTGTTCTTCTACAGTATCTTTAATTTCCATTAATGAATATTTAGATAATAAAATATCTCCACAATCAACAAAAATAAAATATGGTTCTTTAGTATGCTCAATTCCGAATTGACGAGCGTAGCCAGGCCCTCTATTCTATATTAAATGATGAAAAGTAATATTAGGAAATTCTTTCTCTATTTCATCATACGATATTGGAGAACAATCATCTATTACTGTAATAGTTACCCAATCTTTATACTAAGGATAATATACAGATTTAAGAGTAGTTCTTAATCCTTCTGGATCTTTATATGCTGGAATAATTATATCTAACATTAAATATCCTCCATTATATACAAATAAGCGACATATTATGTCGCATAAAATACTAGACGAATTTTATAAACGCTGCTCTACCAATTGAGCTACTTGGGCTAGTGCCCAAGATTAGACTTGAACTAATAACACGCGGCTCCCCAAGCAAAAAAGTTTGCTGATTCGTCTAAAGCGACTCTGACGGGAATTGAACCCGTGATCTTCGGCGTGACAAGCCGACGCGATAACCGCTACGCTACAGAGCCATATTTATATGTTCAGCCATTCCAAAACATATATGGGGCTCAATTTATATACCGTCCTGCACTAGCGTGACTGAATGACGCCCCTCGGCGGATTATTTGGAGTGGCCAAGCGGATTTGAACCGCCGACGGCTCCGTGGCAGGGAGCCATGTTTCCACTACACTATGGCCACATAAATTACCCTACTCCTACCTTCATGTAGGTACGCCGCATACAGATTCGAACTGTTTATTCCGGATGAACTCACCGGCGAGGAGTTCCGCTCCTCCCTGCGGGATTCGGGCAATGTTCTTTGATTTAATCCTCTTTTATAATGCGCCAATCAAATGCTGGAAGAACGTTCCGAAACTTTGCGCGAGTAGGGTATCTGGGATTTGAACCCAGCATCTTTGGTTTATAAGACCACTGCACTAACCGACTGTGCTAATACCCATCAATCTTCTGCAAATTCATACATTGCATTTTTAATAGCAGTTTCGCTATAACCACATGCAAGAAGAAAACGTTTTACCATATAAAGGACATCTTCTAGAGTTTCTTCCTGATGAGTTTTAAATTCCATGTTTACGTCCGGACAAAATTCATTATAGTGACTTTTGTGACTAAAGGTATAAGTATCATATTCTTGCATCTTTATCTCCCCTTTCAACATGATAATTATAACAAAAATTTTATTAAAAGTCAAATAATAAAATTCCCGCAATTCTTACTAAGTCATCTGCAATAACGTTCTGAACTGCGGGAATCGCGTCATATAAAATCGCAACTTTTATACAACGCAGCGATGTATCGTGTCGCCTTACGCCTAGGCAGTTTCGCCGCGAAGGTTGCGGTTGTAAGCGTTGTCTCGCTGCCATCCTCTCACGGTAGGAGGCGACCCGCTTATAGTTGATAACATACCCTATAAGAAATACGCACTCTGTTCCCCTAGGAAGAACTCTCAGGGTTATGACTCCTGTTGACCCATACGGCGGCCGCACCGTCCTTCTTATGTCGCGATCAGGATAAGAAGAATAGAACCTACTGCTTACGTTTGCAGCTACCGAGAGCACCATACCAGATTCGGACTGGCACCTGCTGCTTGGAGGGCAGTGATGCTACCATTACACCAATGGTGCGTGGCGGCCCCTCTGGGATTCGAACCCAGACTACCTCCTTCAGAGGGATATAACGGTTTTAGAGACCGGTGTTCTGCCGTTGAACTAAGGGGCTAAAAGGCTGATATGGCTCAGCCATAAGCCTTAGAAATGGAAAATCTTATCAAAAAGATCATATAGCGTAGGAACATCATCTTTTCCATTAGTGCTATAATGATAAGTGCCATATTTCTTGCAGAAGGCTTCTAGTTCTTCACTATAAGCTTTCTTTGCTTCCGCATATGCTTTACGCGCAGCATCTACTTTTTCGGCCGCGGCCTTACGTTCCGCAGCGGCCTTTTCTCTCTTTTCCTTGAGTTCGCGAGCTTTACGCTCTTCCTCAATCTTTGCTAGGTTTTCCTTTTCTTTGAGTTCAAACTCGGCGTGATTAGCTTCTTCTACTGAGTTATAGAACTTATTAGTTTTGTCGCTATAAATCTTAATAGCCATTTTACATAACCTCCCTATGTTATGTTATAAAAATAATATACAGAAGATAGTTCCTTACCTATCTTCTGTATATATTATACATTAAAATTACATAAAAGTCAAATATTAAACTGCAACCCATCCATAAACATTGGGCGCCCATACGTTGCTATTAATAGTACTTTCATATTCTTGACCCTCAAACATTACATGGTCTCCTTTTTTATAAGGATTAGTACTATCTGGCTACTCCCATTCTGGAACTACATTTGCATCTGGAATTAATACTTTAGCCCATAAACTTGGGGCTGCAACAGGCGTCCAGGCTGATTGTGATGTATGGGCCTAAAGACATTTATATAATATACCATTATAATTTACTCTTTCATCTACTTTATATGGAACAGCTTCGCCACTCCAATTAGAAAAAAGATTCACTGCTTCAAGAGCATCCTCATCCGATAAAGATATTGCTGCTTTCTCTATGTATGGGCGAAGTTTTTGAGCTAATTCAATTAATGTCATAATCAATCAACTCCTAATAAAATTTTTGCAGCACGAAGTTCTTCCTATAAAGATGCAATCTAAGTACTTTGTTGAATTAAGTATTCATCTTTACTGTATTCTACATAATCATATTCATAACCATGAACTTCATGACCTTCTACATCTTCTGTATATGCTTGAATATTGGAAGCAATAAAAACAGAAGATTGAGTTATTTCAACTGTTGGTGGTTCTGCAGAACCACGAATACGACCATAATCTTTCATGTTCATCACGCTCCAAATTTAGCAAGCCAAGCTTGATAATTAGTATCATGGATAGCATTTTTAGTTGGAATATACATAAGGCGCGCACTATAGGAATTGAAATAGCTATCCGCTGTTCTATCACATCCATAATAGAATGGGCCACCATTTGTTCCAGAGGTCCACATACCGCCCACTAATGCGATACGATTACCATTTAGATTGTTAGTTGTCCAAATAATATCTCCAATGGGTGAAGCGCTATTAGCATACTCAGAACATTCTGCTGGCATATATATCCAGTCATATTGTGTTGAACCATAACCCATAGCAGAAATCCAAGATTGATTTGCAGGAAGATTAAATCCAATACTGATATAATTTTCTGTAAGTGTAGAAGGACTGTAATTAAATCCATTACAAATATATGGAATACCGCCGCCATTGGCACTATTGCCGTTCACAATAATGCCGCCCAAGAAATGCCATATATTACCCCATGGATTTTCAACACCACGATAGGAAATCGCTCGCTTACCTGCGGTTGTATATTCTGTGGTAGTACCATTGATTTCAATAGTGGTAATAGACGCATGACCGGTAGAATTACCCAGATTTGCGGTAGAACCACTAATTGCAGAACAGTTTACATCATTCGGAGTGGATGGAATATTAACAATACCTCCTTCCAATGCTGCTTGACCATTGAACATACCAAATTCTACAATCTCTAACATTTGATTAGCACTTTCCGCGGCCATATTAGTAATATGCCAACCCGCACCACGATTTGTAGCCATCTTTTCAGCATCTGCAATTGTAAATGAATGATTTACACCACTAATTGGTTTTGCACCAGCAATAGAAGATAGTTTGTCATTAACTAAATCAACGCCTGCTCCATCATCTAATATATAGGCAGAAGCAGATACATCATATGCACAGCCATCATAAGCAGGTAATAGTACATATTCAAGTACATTATGATCAGCTGTTTCAAATAATGGATGAAGTTTAAATCCACTATGCGGTACTGCTGAAATCATTAATGATTCCTTACGAATAATTTTGCCAACATTACTAGATTCCATCTTTAATGGAATGCGTTGATAATAGAATTTAGGCTGATATACCATAACTTGCCCATTAGAACCATCTTCTTTATAATTAGCATCACCATAGAAAGCTGTAATAGTGCCGTCATCAGCTACATTACAACGCATACGACCGCCAAACATTGGATATTGATCAAAATCAGAACCTGCGGTTTTTCCAGATGCCTCTTGAGTGCGTTCAAATGCTTTGTTTTCAAAGTCTGAAGTTAAGCCTACTGCGCCTTCAGCCTGATAATTACCAGATTTAATTAATAATTCAGCTAACGCTTCTTCTGTTAAATCACTACTACGTAATCCACCGGTAGTATTGACTACTACCATTTTACCTGCATTTTCTGCTCCAAGATTTACCTCGCCAGTAACAACGGTCGTTCCATTTCCAGTACCTGTTGGAATGGCAGCAATTTGTTGATCTACATAAGATTTATCTGCCTTTGCTGCTAATGCAGAGACATCTGCTTTGGTGGCTAACACGCTAGCATCAGCCTTGGACGCAAGAGCATCAGTAACTGCCTTTTGAGTCATATATCCATCGGTATTTTGTCCTGTTGTATTATAAGCTTCTGGTAAATTAATCTATGCAGACTATGCTGTTTCTAACGCTTCGCGCGCATCTGCTAGTAAATCAGCTGCTTCACTCTGCGCGGTGGCAATTTCATCTGCGGCTGCTTCTACTGTCGCAATTGCTGCTGTTGCATCTTCTTCTGCTTTAGCTGCTTTGGCTGCGGCCGCATTAGCCTTAGCAACATATATTTCTGTTTTACCTTGTGGAGTCATTGCTCTAGCGAGCATAATATCAATAATATCCATATATGCTCACCTCTTATGTATTTTCTTCTTCTTCAGAAATAGGAGTCATACTTTTCCACTCTTTTTTACTGTTAGCAATAAAGACTTGCATATCGTCCACTACTACTGCTACTGACCCTAAATTTATTAGGCTAGAAGGAATATTTTCTAAATCATCTTCAGCATCACAGAAAAATTCATTAGTAATTTCATTATCTAATGAACCGGATTTAGTCATTTTATATGCCATTTTTATCACATCCTCATTTTTAATTGGGATATTCCCTAACTTATAGGTATTTATCTTAAAAATAAACAACAGTTTTTATTTAAGATAAAATAAATAAAGCCATGATTTCTCATGGCCTTATTATATTATGGTTCTTCTTCAGGTTCTTCTTCATTTGGTTCTGGTGCCGGAGGTGCCGGTTCAACATATTCAGACCCAACAACACCCGCAGCCGCTGCGCCGAAGAGACTACGAGTACAATATGCTCTAAATCTATCTCCCTCTACACGAGGTTCTCCTACATAATTAACCCACGTATTATTACTATATTTTTGAATAGTAACATCTGTTGTATCTGCAAAAGTAGTTGGAGTTGCAGTTAATCCATCTGTGGTATCCCAAGTAATCGCCGTTGGTAATTGTAATGTTAATCCAAAACTACTTACTAATAATGTAAATAAATCAGTAACGCATTCTTGCGTCATGGCGCCATCATCATTATTACCAGTAGTTTCATATAATTTAAGGATACCCGCATCTTCACTTGTTGCATCTCCAGCAAAAGCGCCGGCATTAAGTCCATATACACTTACATCTAAACCATTAACTGCAATTGTTCCGTCAGTACTGCCTTCTTCTACTGATAAAATACCTGTATTAGTAATAACATTATTAATAATACTTATACCATCACCATTTGTGTAGGTTGTATCTGTAAATACAGCATTTTGAGGCACGGATGTTGCGATAGTGTAACCACTATCTTTTAATAATTTTCCGGTAGCACCATCAAATACTGCAACATGATCAGTTGTTGAAGATGATGGTCCAATAACTGCGCCATCTAAGTTTGTTTGAATTACTGCCCAACTATTTATAGTTGTGGTATAATTATTTGTTGTCGCAGCACTAGTACTATCAGTGGTACATATAATAATATCACCTATTTCTACTGCTACGCCATCAACATAACCTGCTGCAGAAATTTTGTATGTGTGTCCACGATCCGCAGCTGGAGTCAAGGCCCCTGCTCCATTATTTTGTGTATTAGCTAAACCAGAAATCGTACCTTTAAAAATCATTGCGTCATTATATGCGAATGCATTCATTACGAATTCTGTAGTTGCTAAATGTTTATCACTAGTACCATTGGCCATAGTAACTGGAGTTAAATTTGAATCTAATGTGCCGCCACTAATTAATGTATTGATTGCGTCATATACACATTTTGGAGTTGCTGCGACAGCATTATCATTGACTCCAACCGTATCCTATAATTTAGTTACACCATATATACCATTCTCACCAGAAGTAGCAGTAGTAATAGCAACAGGATTTGCCATACTATTACCACCTACCGAGACATTTAATGTTGGCGCGCTAGAAGTAGTTCCAGCATTTACTGTAATTGAGGGATTAAATAATTGATGTACAACACTAATTGTTCCGTTATCTTCAGTAACTGATTTAACATATTTAGTATTTGCTGCGTCTGGATCGGCATAATCTAATGCGTTAATCGCATTAGTAACTAAGCTAGGTGTTGCTGCTTCTGTAGTAGAACTACTACCTACCGTAGCATTGAGTTGAACTACTCCTTTTTGACTAGTAGTCGCAGTGGCTATATTGTCATATGTAACTGCTATTAAGCCATTTGTTTGCGTTATATTGATTGGCGTTTTTAATGTTCCGCCATTATTATTTGAATATGTAAGATTATTAATTTGATTGGTAGTACTATTCAATTCATTAGTAGCACTTTCAATACCCGATTCCATAGTATTTAATAGTAATGAAGAAATTACTTCGCCGCCTTTCCATGTATGACGATTATAAGTTAAGCTCATATTTTTGCCTCCTATTTTAATAGAAGTATATAGGATATTTCCTTTTACTCCTTTATTATATCATATTAAATATGATATTGTCAAATATTAAAATTACCCCTTGGATAATACAACTTGTACTTTTATAACGGCATTTGTATTTAAAGGCTTACTCATGGTAAAATTAAGATATCCATTTGTTTCTGTGTTTATGTATAAAGTATCTGGTAAATACTACCAACCAGCAATAATTATAGCGGTTGCACTAGTTGCTGGAGAAGTAGTTACATAAGCCTCCTAAACACTATAAGTATAAGTAACACCATCCAATGTGAAATTACTAGGTGTTAAAGTATAAATTATTGTTTTTGTAGGATTTTCCCATGAAGGGGCTGTATCAGTCGCCATTAAAAATTGCCCATTCGTACCTTTAGCAGTACATGCATAAGCAGTAGTACTTGCACCATAAATAACGCCATATTGTGTTGGTGCGGTAGTGGTACCGGTGCCACCATATGAAACACTAATAGCATCTGTGATTGCTGTCACGCGCCCATCTGCAGCAACATAAACAGGTTGTGCCGCGCCTGTTGTATTACTGCCAACTGCAGTAGTTCCAATATGAACTGCATATGTATCATCATTATAGTTTGGTAAATAGAATATTTTACTATACCCTTCCTAAGAACGTATTTCTGTGTAAGTAGATCCACTCGAATAAATTCTAATGCTTCCTTGTGAATGAGCATTATTTCCTGCACTTACCGGAGCGTTATTTCCTATAATTAAATTTGTCCAAGCTGCTGCGTTTGTAGTATTTGAGGTCGCGCCCACTATATTAAAATTCTCAATGCTACCATTAGTAAATATACCGTCTGCACGATAATCAGTATATGTAGTATCAGTATTATAGATCCTAGCACGGCCACGTGCATTATTTGCTGTACCCGTGGCTATATTATTACCTAACTCTAAATATGTTTCACCGCCAGCATTGGTTTTTCCAAGCGCAGAAATATATAATCTAGCATATTGTCCAGCAGTACCCATTAAGTAATATCCATAATCACCCACTGTAGTAATAGATGAAGAAAATACACCGGGACCAACAAAACTCCCTAATGCATTGGTATTATATGCTGTTATACTATCTTTTGCACCAACGCAAACAGAAGTTGTTAAATAAGCAGTGTGCCAACGAGCTGATGTCGTACCTATATCATATGTAGCATCTGTTTCTGTATAAATATGCTATAATGTTGATATACCTTTAACTTGGAATTTTCCACTATTTGCGGGTACATCAGTGCCATTAATTGTAATAACATCTGTACCAGCATAAATACTTGTTGTACTGCTAAGCTTAGTATCAGATTCACTATATACTAATCTATTTGCTGTAAAAGTATCATTCCCAGTACCGCCATAGCCAGTACCTATTTTAGTTGCATTCCATGTGCCCGTAGTAATAGTGCCTAATATTTCTAAATGAGAAGAAGTACCAGAATATGCGCCATTCCAAAATGCAATGAAATTCATATCTGGGATTTTTGTTCTATTACTTGATGTACTCCATCCTGCTTCACCTTTAGTAGTTAATGTATAAATTCCTCTTGTTGTAAGTGGAGCAGTAGAGGTTGTTTTTCCGCTATCTGCCGCCCCGGATACAATAATAGAAGAGGCCGGAAAATTATTTACTCCAGTACCACCATTACTGACAGCTAAAGTTCCATAAACTTTTAATACTTGTGCACTCGGCTGTCCACCATTAATAGTACTATCGATACCGGCAGTACTTAAATCAACATAAGCTGTTTGGTTTGAAGCCCAAGAAGTTGCTGTAGCAGCATTACCTGTTAACGCGCCGTTGAAATTAGTTGCATATAAAGTTTCAGTATCAGGATTGACGTAGAATGCGGCACAACGATATGTGACAGCAGCAGTGTTGGAAGTAGCAGTGGTAGGAGCATAATGAGAGAATAATAATGCTCTATTAGTTGTAATTGAATCATCAATAATTTGTCTAGTTCTATAATCATTATCAGTATTATAATATGGATTTGTACGCCATTCGGAACCATTCCATACCATAATCATTATACTATTTGCTGGATAATGTGTAGTTAAACGTGTATTACCAGCATACACTGCACCACCAGCAGTTGTTCCATTTGCTAGTGTCAATGTTAATGTGGCATCACCACTACCTTTAAAAGGTAATTTATATGCAATAGTTTTACCAACATAAAGAGCAGAACTATTAGTATTACCCGTCCATGAGCCAGTTGACTGATTCTATGTTCCTTCAATATATTCAACTCCATATGTAGCAAATATATCATCAACTGTATCGACACCAGTACCACCGTTACTAACACCTAATATTCCATCAACACCAATTCCAATAGCTGTATCGGAACCAGCATTAATAGTATTAGAGGTTGACGTATCACTTAAATTAGTATAAACTGCTTGGCCATTTGCCCAAGCAGAAGAGGTACCTGTAATGTTATCACTAGTTAAAGCAATCGTTCCTGTTGTATTGGGTAATGTTAATGTAATGTTAGCATTTGTTGTACTATCTGCTGTTAATAATGTTTTTGTTTGAGTTTCATTTTGCGCACAAGTATTATAAAAATTCACAGTACCTAATGTTGCTGCATTTGAAGAAGAAGCTGGTGTACCAATATTATTCCCTGCAGTCCAATTCGTGATGTTTGCAGTTGTACCATAATAATTAGTAATATATGCGCTATTCCAATATAGTAAAGAAGAACCAATTGTATTATAATTATTAGTATGTGGAAATATACCATAACTATTATTTTGAATAGAAATTTTAATCTAAGGTACTTTTAAAGTACCGTCATTTGGATTAATAGTAAATGGTTTAGTTGTCGTCGCACTACTAGTAATATTTGAACTAAAGTTAATACCAGTTGTTTCATCAGTTGTATTAGCTGTATGTTTAAATAATATTGGATAATCACCTGAAGTGGTAATACCTGTCTATGTAACAGCATTATTTGTATCTGTAAATAGTGCATTCGCAGGTACGCTTGTAGCAATAGTAAAACCACTACATTTAACTTTTCCATTATCACCATCAGCAACTATTATTTGTTCATCAATAAATGTATTGGTGCTTTTAAATACTGCACCATCAACATTATTTTGAATAATTGCCCATTTAGTTTTAATTGTATTAACATTACTAGATGTCGCCGCGCCAGTATTATCTGCATGACAAATTAATAAATCACCAACTTCTACTCTTTCTCCATTAATTAAGCCTTCAGTATCTACTTTATATACATCACCACAATTTGCTGAAGGAGTGTATCTTGTTGTAGTACCACCAGAAATTGTACCTTTATATATTAATGCATCTGCTGTAGCTACAACATTACTAACGGTCTATGTTAAATCATATACAGATTTTGCTGTTGCGGCCAATGTTGCATCATCCGCTGCGGCACTTAATTTAGTTACACCATAAACACTGGTAGTTGCCATATTTATTTCTTGTGCGGTGGAACCAGCGCTACCATTTACTGTAACATTAATTTTTGGTCCAGCACTAGAAGTTCCATCGGTTAAGTCAATAGTAGAAACTAAAGATGGAATATCATCTGCAGTTAATGCTCTAAAACTTGGAGCAGCATTTTCTCCATCGGAAGGTCCAACAAAAACTAAATTTGCTCCAATAGTACTAACTCCGGTTCCGCCATTAGCAATATCTAGTACCCCACTATCAATATTTGAAGCATTTAAAGAAGTTAATTCTGAGCCATCTCCATGAAATTTTGTAGCATATATTGTTCCCGTTGATGGCTCTGCATAAATTTCATCTGAACGATAAGTTGTTTTTGCTGTGGTATTAGTTGCTGTACCGATAGTATAATATGATTGTAATAAAGAATATTTTCCTGTTCGACTTGTATCAATTTGCTAGCGTGTCAATGTATTAGTATCAGTATTATATTGCATCCATACAACCCAATTGGTTCCATTATAATAAAATGGATATGTTTGATTTGCAAGTAAATATCCTTTATCTGGAATATTTTCAGTTGCACTTGCATTATACATACGTTTTAATGATTTAGCATCTGCAGAACCAACTTTTAAAGTAAGTCCACCAATTGCTGCACTATTGGTAGTAGAAAATGTGACAAATAATACCGTGCCCTAAACCAAATTGTCATTAGTAAAATCTGCATTCGAAACAATAACATCTTTTTGAGCAACGCTTGCTTCTGTAGTACAGCTACCATAAAATATTTTATCTACACTTTTGTCCTTTATTTGATAAGATGAAGCATTTGGAAGTGTAATTTCGCTAATATAATTAGCCATTATCTATCACCTCCTATTAAGTTGGATGCGTTACAGTAATTGTAGTTGAATCATTCAATCCCGCTCCAGTAGAAGGAGTACCAAGTCCTGTTAACGCAGACTTTTGATCTTTAGAATTCCACGCAACACCAGCATCGGTAGTGCGAGATGCAGTCACCTCTGTGCCAGTTGCTACTTGTACACGTCCAGTTGCACTAGAACTATCGGTAGCTAAGCCCACACTTGTAATTGCATTTGCAGTATATCCTGTACCACTTGAAGTTACTCCAGTTAATACTTCACCACCTACATTACTTGTATTGGTTGATGCCACTAGAGTGCCACTAGCAACTGTAGTTGCATTAGCATCTTTTTGAGGTACTGCAACATCAGAAAATGTAAATTGTGTGGTAGTCTATGTGTCCATTGTTGCAGCTCCAATTGTTAGAACCTCATTACTAACACTTACTCCTTTTAACCAATCAGTATTTGTACTACTAGATGTACCCGTACCTATTGCCGTGGTTTGAGAAGTAGCTTCAGTTGCTTTAGAAGCCGTAGTAGTGCTACTTTGAACTCCAATAATACTTGTCGTTTCTAATTTCTAACTATTAGTAGTTACTTTTTTTAAGAATGTATCACTATCCGTACTAGTTTTTACATATGTAGTAGATGGAGTTACTGTAAATGTTGGCTAAGTAACTGTAAATGTAGAACTTGCACCAATAACATCCGCACTACTAGGGTTTGAATATCCAGTAACAAAATCTGTAGTCTATTTATTAAGAGTAACATTTGTTACTACTTCTGTTAATTTAATCTATGTATCTCCAATTTTTTCCCATGCATATGTATCTGGATTAGTAGAGGTTTGTATCGTAATATATTCATCATATATATCAGAAAGTGTAGGATCTTGTTGCGTGTTTGAATGTACTAAATAAAATTTCTTTGTAGTAGTTATACTTGCCGCTAATGTACCAGTATAAGTCGTATTATTATATATAATATTAACTCCTGCAGGAACATTTGCAACAGTTGGTGCGCCTGAGCCACCCCAAGCAATTACAAAGGTACCGCCGCTACTTATAGCTGAACGTGCGACAGTATCTTTAATATCATATGTAGTACCAGATGGTAATGTAATTTGAGAAATATCTGCCATTTATCTCACTTCCTCATGAACGATTGAATATTAATATTTCACCATCAATATCGCAATTTAATTTATTATCCCATTTAGTACGTTCAGCACTGGTAATGTGGATAGTTGTATTTGTTGTATGTGTGTCTAATTGATCTAAAATACTTTCTTTAACATCATCCCCAACAAATGGTAAATCAATACCATATGCTAGGCCATCACCAATTTTAATTCCTGGTACATTATATGTAATATTATTTACTGTAATTGTACCGTGATCTGTATAAATTAAAATAGTATCTTTTGGTGGAATATAAGTTAATGTATTACGCCACTAAGCAGTGGTTTTACTTATTACATTTGGGATGGTTAATTCATTAAAACTTAAATTACGTACCCAATTAGTTCCATCATAGGTTAATGTTAAAATTGAACCTGCTTTCCAACCTGTCGTATATTCGTCTGAGCCAGACGCAGTAGTGCCATATAATACAATATTTTTTGCACCAGTACCATTAATATTTAATGTTGGAGAAGCTGCGGTATTTTCATTAATAAATTTAATATGTACTGTTACGCCTGTGACTAGCGCAAATCCAGTCATTTCTACTGTTTTAGCCGCGGTATTATTTCCTGTTGAACATTCACCATAAGCCGTAGAAGCAAGATTGTGAACAGTACCATTATTAATTTGAACTTGCTCAATCAAGCCGTTTGTAATACTTGCCATACTGCTTATTCCTCCTTATTATGGTTTAATAACTGTTTCTGGGGCGGTGGAGAGAGTAGGTAAATCACCATCTTCCCAATCAGAAGCAGAACCAACAGAAATTGCTGTACCTAGAGTGGGAACACTACCAGCATTCCATGTTTTTACTTCTTTGATTGCAGTAATATCAAATGTTGGCGTCTTACCAGTAATAATCTATAATATTCCTTCGCTAACATTCATACTAGTATCTCTTCCATTATCTGTAACGCTAGGAACTAAAGTTTCTTGTATTTCTAATGATGGCGCAGTACCAACATTTGTTACATTTGGGATACTTTTATTTTCAATTGTTAAAGTTGGTAAAGTACCCTATGTAAATGTAACTGTTTTAACTACATTTGTTGTACTGCTTTTAAGAGCATATGAACCTTCTGCTCCTAATAAAATCCAAGAACTTGCCGCGGCGGTCGCACCTTTATTATATACATATTCTTTATCCTCAAATAAAATTACATCGCCTGCTTCATATAGATTAAAAGTTGTTTCATCCGTAGGCGTAGGTAAACTATTTACTTCTCCTTTAAAATGCATTGCTCCAGTTAAACCCGAGGTTGCAGCGCCTAAAAATGCTACAACTGCAGCGGTTGTAGGTAAATTTGTACTAGTAGAATTTTGTGCGATTGAACTATCTACTGCTTTTATTGCCGCAGCGCCAAGACCACTAACTTGTGTACTAGCAATAGCAATATCAGAAAATGTTGCGGTAACAATGCCGTTTGTTTCTGAAAATGCTGATAAAGTCTTTCCCGTACTTGGTGTGCCAGTAATAATACCATCTAATGTATCAAGCGCTGCGGAAACTCCCTGCCCGCTAATTGCATTTGTACTATTAGAATTATATGTATTCAAAATTGGAACACTGGCCATTGTGCTATCGTTACATACCCAATTCGTATCATCATAAGTAAAACTAACAACAGCATTTTCACTCCACATACAGGTACCGCCAGGATTAGTAATTGATTTTGCTGGAGTGTCACCAACTTTTAAAGTTAATGGTGTATTTGCATTTCCTGGCTATACTATATTTCCATATTTAAATTGGATATGTACGGTAACGCCTTTTATTAATGTATCAAAATATGCTCCTAATGAAGTATCAGTTATTTGAATAATTTTTGACGCGGTTGAAGCAGGAGTTGTACAAATGCCAAATAATGTTGAACCAATTGGTAATACTGCACCATTGTCAATCTAAAGTTTTCCAATATATCCTTCAGCTGGCATATTATTTCACCTCATGTTACGTTAACTACTGCAGGAAAATTAAGGTAATTTAATGTCGGTGCAGTGCCATTTCTTATTTTTAGTATTCCTTGACTATTACTAACACTTGTTGTAGCTCCTATTTGCCAGTTTACTATCTATGATACTGTAGATTTCTCATATGTAAAATTATAAAATTGTGTATAGCCATTAGCATTAGTATAGGAATAAATTGTATGCGTATTTAAATCTACATATAATTTATTAACTGTTCCTGTAGATGGGAATAAATCATAATTAGCATAAAATTCTATTAAAGTTTCTGGTAATAAATCACCATTAAGAGTACCGGCATCAATAAATGGTAAATTAACCACATTGGTACTGCCGTCTCCTACCTTTAGACGAGAAAAGTGGTGAGCATCATCGGCTGTATAGACGATTAGCTCACCCAAAAGTGGTACGAAACCATTAGATCCTTCCTTAGGACCCGCTTTATTCCAATTAGCTTCAGTATCACTTTTCAACTGAACTCGCGTCTTAAAGGTGCCATTATTTGTCGCCATAAAAACGCCTCCTTGGTATCATTCCAACCAAGTTAAATTACATCTGTACTAGTTCCACAGTACAGAACGATATATGTATCATTATCTTGTATTAAATCATGTATTTTACCAGTCTTTGCTACACGAGAAAGTTCTAATTGTTTAGTTGTCGAAGTAATATCAACATCTTCATATGTATTTGCTGTTGAACCCGGCACTCGTGCGCCCGTAATTACATCTAGATTAAGCGCGGCCTAATCTATCGTAATATTAATATTTTTATTATTATCTGGAGTATATTCGGTATTATTAATTGTAATCTTTTCAACTTTATTTTTCTATGCTTCTGCTTCAATAGCACTAAGTTTTTCTTTTTCTTCCTATGTATATGGAATAAATTCAATATTAACTGATTTAGGATTATTATTAATTGTTCTTGGAGATACTTCTGTATTATTTACAAAAATATGTTCAATAACATTTGCCTATGATGTTGCTATTTTAAGCATATCTTCTTCGGTTAATACTGGAATTGCTAAGTTAATAGATTTTTCTTGTCCGTTAATTGTGGTTGGAGTGACTTCCGTATCATTTACTAAAATATGCTCAATAGCATTTACCTATGCTTCACTATCAATGCCGTCTAATTTATCTTTATATTCATCAGTAAAGTCATTGGAAGATAATACTTTTCCTTCAATTTTATCTACCTTTCCAGAAAGAGAATCAGATAAGCCAGAAATTTTATTCTAATCAATATCTGCACCGTCTGCAATATCAGCATTAACTATACTTCCTTTAATAGCATAAGATCCTTCATCACCGAGTAAACGCCATTCAGAACCAGTCCAAACATATTCTTGTGAATTATTCGCAAGAATAACATCTCCTGGTTGGGCCTAGCTAAAATCATATCCAGGAATATTTGGATTAACATGACTATTAACTGTTGTATCAATAACAACTGTTGATTCACCAACAAAATGCATGGCTCCTGTTAATCCGCGCGTCATTGCTGACACATAGTCAATAATAGCTCCAACAGTAGCAAATTCTGCACGATTCGCGCCTTCAAAAGTAGTAACAAATGTTTTTGTTGTAATCGCGCCACTCTGACTACCAACTAATACTTCCTCTGCTTCTACTCTACCCAATCCAGTACCACCCTAACTAGTACTTAATATACCGGAAGTAATATCTGAAGCAGTAATAATTGAACGAGTAACTTGTATTCTACCGTCAACCTATTTAACTTGTGTAACGAATTGATGAGCTACAGCTGCGTCATTAACATCTATTTGATTAAGATATCCCAATACTTCATCATAAATTAATGCAGTAATAGGAACTTCAATATTTCCTAATTGATTTTTTGCGCCGTTGGCCCAACGTTCTATATTATTAATTCTAGTTAATACATCACTAAAGTCAATATTACTTGAAGTATCTTTCCATTCTTCTGTTTCATCATCATAATATTGAAGAATATATTTAGAAGAAGCAGAATCCCATATAATTTGATAAGCGCTGCCACTTATTCCAGAACCGCCGCCACTGCCACCACCAACCTGAGCATTAATAAAATTAGCTAAGCCCTAAATTTCGTTCGCGGTGTATACAGGTTTTGTTGCGGTTTTTGCCCAAGCATAAACATCTCCAGCTACTGCCTGTAGCCATGGAAGTTCATAAAAACGACTATAACCATCGCCAATTTTTATTCCAATTGCTGGTGGAGTATTCTCTGGCTAATCATTTGTTCCAGCGATGGTATGAGCATTATTAGCAAAGGTTGCTATAGCTATTTCGCCTGGTAGAAGAATAGTTGAACTATTCATCCAGTGGGCAAATGTATCATACCTTAACTATACTCTTACGTCTAAAGTATTAGCCGCCATTTACTCCACCTCCTCAGGCGGTGCCGCCATTTAAAATTAAGGTATCTCCTGTTGGTACATACAATTTTGTAGTAGAAACAGTATTAAGAGTCATAATTCCATTCGCATCAACAGCAATATTGTCAGCTAAAGCAGATGATTTAACTCCGCCTAAACGAGCATCTGTTGCAACTTCTAGAATAAATCCTCCTGCTCCACCGTCTCCGGTAGAACCGACCATATCCCATGCACCATTAATTACCATATATTCTTCATAATGATCACCAGATGATGCAAGTACCATATATAAAGTATTTGGATCAGCATTATTGGCCGCTGGTAAATTCTAAACAATTTCACGTTTTAAATGCCCTGCTGCTGCGATTGCATCGTCAACATATTTTTTATTTGGAACGTCTGTATCATTAACGGGCGGATTAACTATTACTAAATTTTCAATTGACTATCCTGCCGCGGCCTCGAGAGCTGCCACAGTAGCCATAAAACTATCACTAAATGTAATAGTTCCATCATCGTTCCATTTGAAATATGAAGCATCTAATTTATTTAAATATGGTAAATTTGACCATGTTCTAACGCCATCACCAATTTTAATTAAAAAGGTATCGGCTTCTAGGCCATATTCACCCTATGCTAATACGGGATTTCTTATAGTCCAATTGGAAGCTGTATCATGTCGTACTTGCATAGTAGCTCTAACTGTATTACTAGCCATCAAGCCTCACCTCCATTAATAATTGTATCTGTAATTAACATTGCATTTACAGGCACATATTCACTTCCTGCCCAATAATATAATATATTTTCACCCAAATCAAAATATAATTTATCAATTTCTCCTGTTTCCGGGAAATTGTCAAACTATTCAAATAAAATTTCCCATTTATTGGTTTCAAGATAAGAACCAAAATAATGATGAAATTCTTCGCGCGTGCCATGATAGCCACTATTTGATGCAAGTACATATATTTGATCACTAAGAATACTTAAACCAATTGATTCCCAAGGATATATTACTTGGAATTCTTCTGTCTAAGGAATCGGTAAAGTAGCCCAACCTGTATTAGCTGTATTACTATTAAGCCATGGATATACCATAGCCAATCCTGCTGCACGCGGACGAGGTGGCATGATATGTACATCATATTCAAGCAATAGATCACGCGTGCGCGCTCTATTACTCTTGTACATTGCGCGTCACCCTCTTTATTACACAAGGTGGTAGTTTAAAGGCGGCATAGTATGAATTAACGCTATCATAATGAATTAATTCATCGTTTTCATCATATAATGGATTGCGCTAAATCACAATATCCCAACTATAACGACTACCTCTATCATCTGGTTCTATATTTAGAGTATCTTCCGTCTCAAAATTAAAGGTTAAAGTTTCTGAGGTTGCGTTAATTTTTTTCTCTAATACAGTTGTATGTGTAAGGTTGTCATAAATAGCAAGAATTGCTACGTCGCCCTCGGAAACTGTTCCCTATGTAGGAATTGTAAATTCCCCAGTATCACCCTGCGGAATTATTAGTTTCCGCTAAACTACCCTAATCATGAGTATCACCACCCAAGTTTTTTTTCATATTTTTCTTTCATGGATTCTTGCCAATTAAGAATCATGTGCAAATCATAGTTAGTTGTTTCAAGCTTTATCCATTTTCTTTCAGCATGAACCAATTCTTTATCTACATCACAAATAAAACATTTTATTTTTATCGCAGAAGCAACTTCACCTAAATTACAAAGTTCCTAATGCATTTCTTGATATAACTATTTTGTTTTTCTTTCCCATTCTATCCATTTAGTCATCATCATTTTAACTGCTTCACGTTTAGTATTAGCATCTACATCCATTGTGGTATGTTTACGCCATGTAGCTGGAATTAAATTAGGCTATGGGATATTTCCTAATTCAATTAATTTATGATAATGAGTTGAATAGTAATGACATAAACACATATAATTATGTGTTTCTTCTATGTGATGACTATTATGACATAATGCAAATCCTTCTAATCCTAAGAAATCATATGCCTATGACATTTCATCATGATACATAATACCTTCTACCATATGTTCTGCTAGTTTGTTAAAAATTTCTTCAATTGTCATAGTGATCGCCTCCTTATAAAAGAAAGGCGGGCTAAAGCCCGCCAATTTTATACAATTTTTGTAATGACAACATTAATATGTGCGCCATCTATGGCAGTATCACCATTCATAAATTGAAGAGTAGTTGGACTAGCAATACAATTACATGGGCAATTGTTATTAATTACACGTACAAAAGTCTTAAATCCAAAAGTACGTGTATCAGTAATAGAAGCAGGTACAAAGTTAGAAATTGCTTGTGGCTATGCTACACCATTTACCATTAACTAAATACTAACTTCTGTTGCAGCATCGGGCGTAGCATACCCATCCATTTCTACTAAATAAACACCACGCTGATTTAATTGAATTGTTGCCGGAGCATTAAGGGTTTCTGCGCATCCCTTATCCATTACTACATTATTAAATGGGAAGACTGTATTGGCGGCAACTGTTAAATTATCAGAATATACCTATAACATAATTCATTCCTCCTTGATATAAAAAAAAGAGGACGTACTAAGTACGTCCTTTCATATGTTTGGTGTACTTAATACACTCGGATTACATACTACAGCCTCCACAGAACGGAGAAGTTCCAGCATTGTAAGTCCACCCATTAGGGTACCTTACTACACCCTGGAGGGCATTCTGAAGCTCTAATTGGTTAATACGATTTTGCATAGCTTCAATCTTATTACCCATAATAGCATCAAGAACTTTTTGACTCTGCGCTACGATATTTGCATTAGTTGCAGCATCACGCATAGCAGCATCATAATTATTTTGAAGAATTAATTGTTTAGTCTAGCAGCAGCACTCGTTTTGATGTGCTAATAGATTGGCCTGTCCAACCGCTAGTGCGGCAACATCACGTTGTAATTCATTGTATTTGTCTCCAACAAAAGTAGTAATGTCATGATAGACCTGATTAGTTGTAGCTACTCCCTGTGCAGTGCCTGCAGTTACTGCCGCGAGAATATCACGAGTCTGTGCTTGTAAGTTCTGATTATCAAAACCACGATTTACGTCAGCCTAAATTGCATTGGTATTACCATTGCCATTACCCCAGCCGCCGAATCCGCCGCCACCCATTAATGCTAGGATAGCGAATAACCAAATCATTCCGCCCCAACCATTGCCAAATCCATCGCCATCGCGAGACATTAAGGCAACGTCAGATGCACTTAGACCATTTTCACCCATATTTATCACCTTCAATACATTATTTTAAGTAGTAGTTTATAGTTTTAAATGAGCAAACTATATAACTAGACTTAGGCCGAGCACTCTAATATAACCTTTAGTCTTAAAATAACTTTCTTTTTGTGTTTATAAAACTATAAACACTACCCACATATTTATAGTGATAAAAAAAAGAAAAAACGATGGTATGTTTTTTTAAGTAAATAAAAAAATAATAAGGGAGCTTTCTTACGAAAGCTCCCTTTAATTCGTCCATCACGGGCGCGAAGCAGCCGCAACGAACGATTATATTATTATATCATAAAGATATAATAGGCAAATAGAAAATAAATAGTAGGACAGTAATACTACTGCCCTACCGCGCATATTAGGTAAAATCACACCATAGGAGGCTAACTCCAGCAGAACTGAGCATTCTATCTTTTATTTCTTTACGGTCAAGCATGATGTGATTTTGATATTAAAATTATATTGGCTTTCCCTATAATTATCCAATTGTACAAACTTCTTTCTCTTTCTTACAATTCTATTATACTAGAAATTTCATAAAAAGTCAAATATTTAATGATTAAAGTTAAATATTTAATTTATTAGTTTATTAATTAACCATTGAGGATTAACCCCTCGTTGTCGCGCCATTGTTTCATATAATTGTTGCAGGTTTCCAGATTGAGCAGAATTTAAAATCTGTTTAAATTCTGGATTAATCTGTGCTGCCTCCATTAGAAACTATGGTGCATTTTCACTTCGCATAAGAGTTTTTAACTAATTTAAAAACTCTTCATTGATCTGAAACTACGGTTGATTCTGAGACTATTGGGGCAGAGGCCCGTTTCGCATTTGACTTATTTTGCTTTGCATTGACCTTCTCCTCGAGCGCAGTTAAACGCTCTAATATCATATTCATATCTACTGGTTCCGGTTCTTCATGCGGTTTTACATCAAATGGCTAAATACTACGGTTACCAGTACTATCGGTGCGTATCCACCAAATTATATCTTTTTCTGCATCAGGTAGGTAGATTTCACTATTAGCGCCCATAGGAAATTGCCAAGCGGCATTTTCACCGTGGATTGGTGCCGCGCTATAAACTGGTAAACGATTATAATTCGTCGGTGCAGTCATATAGTTCATATAGGGACTAAAATTAGCCTACCCAACCTACATATTACTATTCTGAGTCCAACTATTCATTTATTTGTACCTCTCCATATTTTCTGCCACATTTAGGGCAGTAGTCACATTGTTTGTAGTTATTGGCTGCGTCAAAGAAAAAAAGATAAGGTTTTTCTTCTTTCTTTTTAGCATCCCAACAATAAAAACATCCAAATTCTTCCATAATTACCTCACTTTAATATTTTTTCAATAGTTTCAAGAGTGTTCTTTAAACTATTATAAATCTGTTGTAAATCACTTTTTGTAATTGATTTACCATTTGATAAATATTCTGTTTTTACATATCCGATCTGACCATTATAAGTAGTCTTAGACCAAGTGCTATCCACATATTCAACTTCTAGAGAAGTTTTATAAGGAATTTGCGCGAGAATTTTTCCTGTTGGTGTTGGTTGTGCGCGCATATTTAATGTTCCTTTATTTGCAGTATTCACATATACTGTCATTCTTGTGCTCCTTCGACGGCAGTTTTATCAAGAGTTAATTGTTGTACTTGTGCTTCAATAGCTGCACGAATTACATCTTCATCAAAAGATAGACCTTTCTTTCCCAATAAGCTCTTAGCAAGATTCATAGCATACTTTAACTTATCTTCACCCATTTTCGCGCCAAAAATCTTTTCAGCGGCATATACAACTGTCTATGCGATTCCAGTTAAAATACCGATCTGCTCCGCAGTCATATGAGATTTGAGATATGGTACCACAAATAGACTAACTGCGCCACCAATTAGAATAATAATGCCAAGTAAAATTTGAGTAATATTCATAATATTACCTCCTTTTTTCTTTTATTATATCACATTTGATATTAAGTTGTCAAATGTTTATTTATTATTTTTAGTTCCTTATGCCTATGAAGTAGAAGGCGGCGCCTCCCAAGATTCTTCCATTGGCTCTCTGATACCACTAGCTGAAGTAAAACGGCAATATACATAGTCAATATCTGGATTATTGCCATAGCCATATGCACCTAAATAGGCGTGGTACGTTTGTAGTGCGGCGGCCTCGTTATCAACATCTGGGTCAGCCTTCACTACAAAACCCTTAGACCAAGTATCGGTAGTTTTATTATGATAAGCCTAATTTACAAAATATACATTATCCATTTATAATTCCTCCATTATTCTGGACTAACGGCTGTCCAAGCGCCATTAACCACTTTTAGTATTTTACCATCATCTGTTGCAGTTACTTTAGGTAATCCGCTTTTAAGAGTTACTACGTTACTGCTCCAAGAAACTGTACCGGAACTACTACTATCAATTTTAATTTCTTTAATACTCGCATCACGAGTAGTAACAGACCAGCCGCTACTCTTATCTAATTTATAAACAAATACCTGATCACCCATTGCGGTCGCGCTATGCGAGCTCATTGAGCGATAATATTGGAATTCTACGTTTGTTGGAGTTGTTGCATTATTTACATACGCCATGAATGCCATACGAGTTTGACTACCAGATGCGGGATTGCTATTAGATGAGGCACGACAATATACAATTACATTGTTATTATATGCTTCCTCAAATTGCGCCCAGGTTGAACTACCATATGATAAAATAACCATAGGTAAACCACCACTCTTGTAGGTACCATCGCCTGCGAGAAATTTATCCACATCAGTTGTAGCTGGTGCTGGTACTAAACCACTTGTACCTGCGACAGAAGCTGTCGCGCCAACCATAGCGGGTAAGGACGTCCATGTTCCATCACCACATAAGAACTTTGTAATATCTGAGATTGTTGGCGCAGGAACCAGTCCACTTGCGCCCGCAACTGAAGATGTTGCGCCTGTCATTGTAGAGGGCAAAACACTTTTAACAAAAGCAGTGGTTGCGACTTTGGTGGAATTTTCTGTTGTTGCTGTTGTTGTTGAATTTAAACAAGCATCTCCATCATATTTTGCCAATGTATGTAAAGCGGGAGTCCCCGATACAGGAGTCCAATTAACATGTGTAAAAGTATCATTAGAACTAGTCTCCATAATTAATACTCTAAATAATCCTGCTCCACTTATATTACTATTTGCAGAGGTGTTAACAGTCATACCATTCCAAGTAGTATCAGATGGAGTCACCGCAGCCCATGTACCAGAACTTACTTGTAAAATTTTTCCATTATCTGAAGAAGTGACGGACGGTAGACCTGATGGTGCTGCGCCAACTGTCCACGCTCCATTACTAACTTGTAAAATTTGTCCATTATTAGATGAGGTAACTACTGGAAGTATTATATCTCCAATTGTAGTACCATTTATTTCATTTACGTATAGGTTCCATTTCTTATCGCTATTACCTAATGAATAGGTATTATTGACTTTGGGAAGTATATTTACTCCAAAGTTCATATTAGCCATTATAAATCACCTTCCTTGTTTTAAGATTGATGCATTTCATTCCATGCCTATAATGTATTTAAAGTATAATTTTTTAAAAGTAAACTATCATACTTATATATTTGAATTTTAATATAAATTTTAGTCTTATCTGCATCAATTAAATCAGCAGTTGCTTGTGGGAAGCAAGAAGAATATAACTTACACATAATACTGCCTGGACGAACTTTGAGGTAATCTTGGTAAAAACTACTTTGTGGTCCATTACAATAAATACCCCCACTATGATAATTAGTATTATTAACTAATATTAATTGATTTTGTGTATTAATACCTGCATCACATACTTGTATGATATTACCTGTAGTAACACCATTATAAGAAATAGTATTATTCTACTTAGTTAACACTGGCATTCTTGTACGAATAAAAAAATCAGAAGTATATAACATTCTAGGCAATATTTCATTATCATTATTATTTTGATACTAATAATCTGTATAATAGCACATCTAAACTATGTATACAGATGAATCAGTAAAGTTAACAGTGACATCATCATCATTTGAGAAAGAAAGTAATTGAGCCTAATCTGTACTTAATGTAACATTGTCCCAATCAGTATCTGATAATTTTATTGTTAAATCATGAGTTGTGGTTACAAGTTGTGGATTGATACCTATCTCATTTACAGGTTTCCCGTCAATATTTCCAATTTCATTTATAAAACCTGAAGGATAAATTAAAGCTGAATTGTTTCCAGTTTTTGCGCGAATAGCATTCGCTATGCTAGTTAATTCTTCTGTGGTTGTATAATATTTCGCCATTAAAAACTCACCCCATTCGCCGCAACTATATCATCTACAACTTCTGAGTTTCCATTAGAATCTACTGTAAAAATAACACGGGTCCAATCATCACTACTTGCCGGTGCGGCATTATCGGGAAAGTCAATATAAAATGAATGGGTTCCACTAACCGGGACAGTTAACTATATACCAGGAATATCTTTACTAACAGCACTAGCATAATATCCCGAAGCGACTTCAATAGTTGTGCCATTAACTGCCACATTACTATTAGCTTTGGTAGCAATGCTACCAGTAATTGTTGCGCCGGATGCATCATGAGCGGTAACCCCTGATAACATAGATCCGGCGGCAACAGTATCATTGGTTAAATCAATTAATATATTATTACCAAATTCAACCTTGTTTACATACTGGTTATTCGCCATGAGGCATCAACCTCCTTAGGCGCTTGGGTCAACAGTACCAATTGTTACGGTTTTTCCACCAGCCTGGTTATCTGTTTCAGTGTAAGCAATTGCACTTACGGTTACAGAACTAAAACTATTATAATCACCTAAATCCGATGGCTGAATTGTTTGTGAGGTAGTATATGGTGTAATGGTAGCAGAAGTAGCATTAATATTTTCAGAACCACTCATAGTACCTTCAATGCCAAGAATAGTAACACCACTACGAATGTTAGTAGCAATTAAGGCTGCCTTATCAGTAGAACCTAAACCAATATCACCAGAACCATCATGATAACCTGCTGGAATTGTAACCGCGGTATCTCTTGCAGCAATAGTTAAATGCTTTTCACCCTAATTAGTCATGGTACCAGTTATTTTTGTACCATTTTTGTATGCCGTTTGGCCGCTTAAAATATCGTCTGCACTTGCAGTTGCATCGCTAGTATTAGCATCATAATTACAGGAACCTGTAATTGGTGCACCACTAGCATCATGGGCGGTATATCCGCTTAATACCTTATTTGCAGCAATAGTATCGCTACTTAAATCAATTAAAGTATCGCCGCCAAATACTACTTTATTTACATAAGTATTATTTGCCATAAGAATCTCCTCCTTTATCCGATTGTGACGGTACGACCGCCCGCATCATTATCTACCTAATGCATAGGTATTTTTTCAACTATTATATTATCTTCTAATATCTTATTATTTGTTCTTAATATCTAATTAACGTTTATCAACGGTGTGATTTGATATGAACCCGTATAAGGTTTACTATTCACAACTAAATTTTCTGGTATTGGATCAATTATAATATTCTCATTTAATATCTTATTTTTAGTTTGAAGAACCTATTCAATACTCATTAATGGAGTAATATGATATGCACCCTAATAATTATCAATTAAATCATAGACCTCTTGTGGGTCTGTGTTTTCAATATAAAGTCCATATCTCTACTTAAAATCTTCATAAGTTCCAATAAAGCCGGTGGCTTTAGCTTGTTCATAAAGCCATTGCATTACTAATGTTTTATTATACTAATCCCATGGATATATGCGTTTTAACACTGCATTCTATGGGTCAGGGGGTAATCCATTCATAGCATTCCCTCCTTACTGTGTTAAAAATTTTGTCATCATATATCCTGTCTTGCCTTGATAGGTTACACGAGTCCAATCATTACTAAGAACTTGCACTCTCTATCCTTTATCAACACGTGTAAGAATACTTGCGCTAGTAGATGGTGCGGAACGTAATGCTACTCGAGTGTCATTAACTACTGCACTACCGATCGTAGTACTAGTATTAGTAGAGCTTGTATTGGTGTTGTTTTCCACAGTAGATACACCTCCAGTAGAACCATAATCTACTCCCTTTAATTCGCCCCATTCGCACCATTTAGTATTAGTAATTTCAGTAGTAATAACACCAGTCTTTGTGCCAGATGCTTCAATTACTTTTCCATTACCAATATAGAGGCCAACATGTGAACGATTAGATGTTCCTTTAAGGACAAATACTGCTGTACCTGGTTTTAATTCTTTACCATCTGTACGTTTACCTTTTGATAATTTGCCTTTAGATGTACAATATTTATCCCACATTGTGTTAGAACCGTGATACATATATCCGCCCAATTCTTTAAATGCCCAATAGAATAGACCGGAGCAGTCAGTTACCCAATGTCCAATCCATTGTGCGCCATACATTGCAGCAGTATATGAATCATCTTTTTTGGCAGTTTCACTATTTTTCCAGTTGTCCCCATATTTATTTTTCATATATGATACCTTACTATTTTGTGCAGATTGGGTCCATTGTGTGTGCCAAGTATTTAATATATAACCCCAATGGTTATTTAGAGCATACTAAAATTTATTAATTAAATCAGCCGTTTTGATTGTCGCCATTGGTATCACCTCCAACGTCATCGTCTAATTCAATTTCAATTTCTTCTAATTCATCATCAACCTATTCATCCTAGGTTTTTATTGCAGATTCAACAACATTAAGGCGTTCAAGCATTTTGTCTACTCCGCCCTTATTAATCCATTTAAGAATGAATTTATCACTATAAATATATTTTTCACCTAGAGAGTTAATTAAATAGGTTCCTTCATTTACTAACATAATCCAATCTAAATTAGCAAGAGTTGTAGCTAAGGCAGGCGCGGCCTCCGGCTCTAAAGCAGAAACAATTAATATGCCAAATCTATATAATGCCCAAATCCAGCAAATAAATTTACTCATTTGCTTACTATACTGTAATGCATTAGCTTTTACTCTCGCGGCGCTTCTGGTTAATTTCTCGCTTGCCATAGCTATCACCTCATTTTATTTTATTCTTGGTCTTTAACCCACGTTTCATTTTTTAAAGTTAAACCACTACCACTAGTAATTTTACTAGAAACAAGAGTTACATTTGGGAATTTAGTATTGTTATAACCATATTCTAAATAAGTATGATGAGTATAACAAGCTGCCCCATAATCAGATTTAATATCAATACCTTTAGAATAATTTTCTCCATCATGACGGACATAATGTACAAAGAAATCATATACCCTTTCTTTGCTCCAAGTCTCATTATATCCTGGAACAATATTATCATTTTCATCAGTTACCATACATGATACAAATGTCATATTAGGATAACTAGGATTATTATATGCCATTTTCATTTGGCCATGAAAGCCTCTAATTGCTGAGTCTAGGGTATCATGGACTTCGATACCAGTAGCATATGTACCATTATCCTTACGGATACGGTGAAGAAAAAACTTATTTTCCATAATATCTAACCTCCATTAATACTCTAATACTTTTAAAACATCAGATTTATACTCATCCGGAATTGAGATTCCATAAGTAATTTCAGAAATTGTTTCAACAGCCGTGAGCGTCTCAATATATGCTTTTAATGAATTATAGTATGCAATATTATAATTTTTAAATTGAGTAGCAGCTGTGATAATTTCATTTATTTCTTCAGCAGTATAAAATTCACAAACTTCTCCATCTGCATGATATGGAATTAATTGCTAAGTTTGTGCGGTCATATTTAGACTCATTAAATTAAGTTGATCTTGCGTTGTTAAAGAAAAATGTTTACTTTCGCCGCGAATATCTAAATCAAATCCTAGTTCAATAGCGTTACGACAAGCAGTATTCATTTCTTTAATTTTAGAATTACGTATAAAATCAACTACTTCATCCGGTTCTTCCGCAGGACCAGGAATGATAATATCCGGCTCAGTATCATCATCTTCAATTATAATTGGCTTATTATTTTGTGTTGCCGCTATAATTCTTTCATATTCTTCTTGAGAAATTTCTTCTATATTCACTATAGAAAAATTACGTTTATCATTCGGAACTGGTTGCATCCAATAATCTCTATAAAGTTTTGCTTTATATTCTACAAATTGTCCTAGAATTTCATTGGAAGTAACTAGTCGACCGCTACGAGCATTTTCTGCAAAGAAATTACCAGAATGAACTACTCCGATAAATTCATGATTTGCAACTAATTTATAATATTTCATAATACCTCCTCTAAGAAAAGGGAGAAGGCAAGATGCCTTCTCCCATTCTTATATTAAATAGAAAATTCTGGACATAATAGACGACCAAGTTCTCTACTCGTTGTAGTACCTGGGCTAGCATTTAGTTCACCAGTGTCTTCAATTCTTTCGAATTGATTTTCTGCACCGTATTGTGCACTGGTATTATAGGTACGTAAATTCCATAAATCTGCTTTCTTCCATCCGCCACCATTATTAACGATATCAACATAAACGCCTTCATTAATTTCAGCATTTGTAAAGTACATATATGGTACTCCACCATTAATCCAAACATCGCCAGATTGTACTCGGATTTGACCATTTGAATATCCCCAAGTATTACCATTACGATATGGATCTTGATTAATATCGAATATACGAGCGGTTGGAGTAATATATTTTCCGGAGAATCTATACCTATAGGTATTAATATTTGAAGCTTCTTTTAATTCTAATCTACTAGTACTGTTTTCAGCAAATCCATATAGATTATTAACATCAGCCGCGCTCATCCAAGGCCATGGACTTAACCATTCTGGACGGATTTCATCTCTCTTAATAGTATCGGAAGGCGTATCAATACTTACTTCACGTTCAGTTGGTAAGTACATATAGTCTAATGTGGATCTTCTACCCTTGTTAGAAGAATTATTTGAATCAATATATGAAGCTTCAACTTCAATCTATTTAATTACTGACTAATAAGCTGTTGGTAATCCTTTATAGATACGATTGTTACATAACTTTCTCGCGCGGGATACTTCCCAAGTTGCAATATTACCAGTAGTTAAATCAGCACTACGTGCAAATAAATATCTATCGCCAACGCCTTGCGCAGCAACGAAAGTTAAATTGGTATTATCTAGAATTTGACGTACAGGACTATTATTTCCAGTATAACCAGCAAGATAGAATGGAATGGTTTCATGTGGCCAGGCAGATAATTGTTTACAACTATTTTCACCTAAATCTGTATCCCAGAATTTGCCCCAATATACAATAGCTTTAGCAGGACAACGAGTAGAACGTGCGTTTTCTATTGAAGTTGATGTTCCCTCATAATTACCACCAAGAATTAATGGAGTATCAATTGTACTACTATTATTCCAGGTTAATGTTGTACTACTAGTTGTTATATTGTATTCTGCACCATAACCATATTTATTTGTGCCTTGCTAGAAAGAAATATCCGGCATAGCATAATAAATAAATAAATCATCGGGCTGGTCAGCTTTATGACGTAGAACTACTACATTACGATATGTTCTACATACTTGTTTCTTTGTGTTGTCATCACCAGAAACTATTACAGATGGGTCATAAGTTAAGTAGTCAATTGTTGCTACCCGTGTTCCCCAACTTACTTGAATACTTTGATTAATATTATCATTACTAGTATTCTTAATTAAAGAAATTTTAAATCCTTGTTTAGAATCATTAGCATCTTTATAGCAAGAAGCTAATACATATTCTGAACTAGCATTGTAAACTTCTTGAGTTAATAGGAACTTATAGTCAAGAGCTAGCGTCCAGTCACTTTCTCTTACTTGTAATGGACGAACTTCTCCTAATGTAGAACCATTATATGTATGATCACCATCATAAATTTTAGCTTCGTTAGTATTACTGGTAAATGTTATTTTACTTACTCCATTTAATAGGTCAACTGTATTTACTCCTGCAGTATAATTAAAATCATGTCCCATAGGAACCATAACTGTTTCAGTTCCTAATTTAGATTCAAGTAAATTAATCTTTGTTTCATTACCCAAACGAGAAAGTGCATATAAATCAGCTGCGTTAAGAGTTGATAAATCAATTGATTCGGCATTTCCATCTAATGTACTTTCTTCCCATTGTGCATATACATCAATATTGGAGGTTAGACGACCAACTGGTCGATTCCATCCTTTAAATACTTTAATTGTAGTGCCAACGATTTGTATTTTATCAATTCTACCTAAATCTTCTGGAGCATCATATGTTCCAACTTCAGTGCCATAATCTTCAGTATAAGCTAATAATGGTTCCTATTTAATACCATCAAACCATTTAACGGTATACTGCTTAATAATTGCAGAAGCTATTGGATAACTAGCAATAAATACTACATCTTCTTGAATATCATCATCTGCGCGTGGATGGGTGTTCGTTGTGCCCTTCTTTATCCAACCACTATATTTTACATACTCAATCTAGTTCGTTTCTTCATTTTCAGCATATTCACCAAAACGATATACATATTGTGCATCTTCCGGTTTAGATGGGGTTGGAATATATGGTACTCCTCTAATAACATCAATATCAACTGTAGGATCAATATAAGATTCTCCTCTTACACGATGGTCTACAAATAATGGATGTTCTTCGTCCCTATCATAATTAACATACTTAATAGTATATTCATTTAATGGGGTTACAATATATTCACCATTTACACCTTTGGTTGTATAAATATGAAGTTCTGGATAATGCTCGCGCAATGCTGTTAATAAAGAATTACGAATTTCAGATATATGTACTTGTCCAGTAATATGTGGATAAGCCGTGCTATCAGAAGATAAGGTTCCAACGCTATCTAGTTTTCTACCTTGAATAAGGCTACTAGTTAATGTTTGTAAGAATTGAGTAGTAGTTTCTAGAGCCTATCTATTCTCTTCTTCTGTACCATTTGCTTTATATAAATCAATATCTATATTAACTAAACGAATACCGCCTTTTAATTCACCGCGGACTTGTCCAGGAATTTCTGCAACATCCTAATCTAATGCAGTAAGAATAATGTCTACTACAGGTACATTTGGTGTATTTTCTACCCATAATTTAGCTAAACTATAATGACTATTATTATCTACATAAGAAAAGTCAGTTAAGAATTTTTGATTTAATAAAGTAATATTTGTAGTATTTGGACCATACTCAATTTCATTTAATACGCCACCATTTGGTAGAGAAATTGTAGTAATATTACTGCCACCAGCATATACTTTCTTAATTAAACCATTACCACCCAAGTTTAAAGAACTAATCTTAGTGGTATTTCTTACATTAATTTCTTCAAGTAATGCGCAGTCAGATAGACCTTCAATACTTTCTGTACTAGTATTAATATATCCAGGTGCATCAGAGCCGATAATTAAACGTTTCAAATTAGTACCAGAACTTACTTTAAGTTCATATGGTTGATATTTAGAAAGGTCTCCAATATCATTTAATACTGAAGCACCAACAATCTTAACTGTATCGCTGTTACCAATTTGACTTGTAGTAATCTAACAAGGTACACCGGCTGCGACATAACCATCAGCACTAATTGGTACTACTTGATTATTGATGACCATACCAGTTGGACGAACTAGAGTATTACTATCACCAAACATAATCGCTGGATATAAGTCTTGGTTTGCAGTTAATTGAAGTAGTGTATCCTAACCTGTAACTAATACACCAGCGCGGAATGAAATCATACTATTAGTAAATTCTGTAGAAACATATTTACTAGATAATAACATAGAACGTTGGCGCATAAAGGTTGTTTTCTAAGTCGAACGTGTACCTCTTTGAATATACTTATAAAGAGGAGTTTCTTGTGGATATTTACCTGTTACAGGATCGGGATCTTTAGAGTAGTTAATAAATCCTTCATTCCAAGGTATATCGTATTTTAAAATCATATCTTGATTTGTTAAAGCTGGGCAAGTTGCGTTCTTATTTCCTGTAATCTGTTGTCTATAGAAATTGGTAAAGTTTAAATCATTATTATATAAAGATCTAGCTAATGCACGAATTTCATCGGCATAAGTGTCTTCAACCATTAGCCAGAATACAGAATCAAAGCCAGAAAATGCCTCTTTGTTATTATATCTATACTGCCAATCAGCATTATACTTAATAGTAATTAAGCCAACGTTTTCTACACCAAAGCAGCTATCTAAGTCATATAACACTGGTGCCCATTTAGCAAATGTAGAATGGTTTTCACCGGTTGTAGCCCAATTAATAACTTCTGGATGAGTAACGCCCGTACTTGGACTGACATAAGCATTCCATAAAGTACCATCATCTGGGAAAGCATTACCATCAAGAATCTTCTAACCGCTAGTATTATAAATTACTTCACTCTTAATATCTTCAGAGCGTAAGAACATATTTTTCGCGCGGTTATCGCATAATGCAACATATTCAGAGAAAATATAATAAGTTAAAACGTGATTTAAATTAAAGTGAGTTTCAAATTCATTTCTAAAGATAGCTTTCTTTAACTGACGTTCAGTACTATAATTGACTCCATTATAAGTTCCGCCAGTCCCTGCTGTATCTGAAACTGTATAATTTGTAGTTTGTTGTGTATCTTCATCATATACTGAATAGTCTAAATAACAAGCTCTCTTATTAACCCATGTTAATAATAACTGTAAATGGTTATAATTAGGCTGTAGGCCATCATCCTTTAAATCGCCTTCATCTGGATAACTACATTCAAAAGCGCCCTTGGCATAAATTTTACGATCGCTATCTTTTTCATTTATACCAATTAGATTATCGCTCTTGAATACATCTAATGGAGATGTATTATTTGTAAACTCCCATTTCTGACGTAAAGTATTATTACCACTATCATTCTTATCTTCTAATCCATAGGTTTTTGTATTACCTTTATCATTATTTAAGCATCCATCACCAACAAATACTGGCTCTGCATCATCACCCTATTGTTGGAATAATAAACATCTAACACCATAAACAGTATTTTGATATTTCTTTGTATCCCAATCTGGTAATAGTTTATCAGAGAATAATCCGTCTGCAATGTTAGCATTATAAGTATTTGCATGGTCAGTACTCATGTAGTCTGCTTTCCAGCATAGAGTGCTTTCCTCTGTTCCAAGTGGATTTCCTTCATCATCATATCCTTTTAAAGAATATTTGACTTTTTTTAGTCCGGGTTCAACTGCTTCAGAAACCAATACTTGTTCATGTGTTTCTGGATCTTCTTCATAAACTGCGTCTTTAGCTTTTTGCCATTTAGCAAGATAAATTTTTAAGTTATGTAATGGATACTTTTGAGATGAAGTACCCTGTACATTATTGCTAGAGCAATACGCACCAACCGCACCCAAATATGCAGGAGCACCAGCGGGTACTTTATCAGTACAATTAAATGCCTCAACATATCCGTCCGTAGCGGGATCAGATGATGGAGTAGTAAATATTAAGCCAGATTCAGTTTTACCCTCATAATCTACGTCAGTTGCTTTCTTTTTACGTTGTGCCGGCGATTTCGATCCTTTAAATGGAGAAATCGTAGGCCAGTCTAATGTAGCCTGAGCTGTTGGATCGGGACCAATTAATAGTAAGCAATTATAACGTTTTCTAGCTTTTTCATATTTAACATAACCGCTATCATCTAAAACATCATTATCTGCAAAACGAGTTAGTCTATCATATAATAATGTAGGAGACATTTTATATGCTTGTAATACTTGCCCAGAAGTTAAACCACGATTATACAATTTAACTTTATATAACTTTAAGATACAAGTATCGCTGCCAAATCTCAATGTAGCATTTGTTGTAAAACTATCAATAATATTACCATCACCATCACGTTCATATGCACAAGAATTGGCAAATTCACCATTAACATAAATATTAACAGATTGATGATATGTTTTATCGAACGCTTTAGAATTACTCCATGGTTCAATTACAAATACTAAGTGAATACGAGTACCTGTTTGTAAGTATGCCGCTGCGATAGAAGACTCATTTAAGATAAATCCATCAGTTTGATCTAAATCTACAGGAGTAGTTTGATTAGTTAAATAGCAGCAATTAGGAGTAATACATAAGCCAGCATGAGTATTTGGATCCATGCATTCAATAATATTGGCTTTTAAATCTGTTGCAGATTGAACTTCATATTCTAGCTCGATTGTGCGGCCATATTGAGTTATATCGCTTGCTGTTTGAGCATCAAGTGGTATATTGTTATATGCAGTTGAGAAAATAGGAACATTAATTGTATGTTCTGCACCACCACTAATAGTTAATGATTCACCGTCGATATAACCATTGGTCGCCCAGTTAAAACCATTGAAACCGCCATGGAAAGTAATTTCAGTTTCGTTTTCATCATTGGCGGTATATACATATTGATAATCATCACGATCAATATCATTATTGGTTTTACCATAGGCATTATAATCATATAAGATATTGCGAGATTCAATCTAAGCAAAATCATAATTGTTAGGATTGGTAAAACGATTAATAACTACAGAAGTTGTTTGTGTATCTGTATAAGTTATTTCCTCAAGAGTTCCGTTATTATCAACAGTAGTATAATGATAAGCAGTAATATCAATATAAGCTGTAATTGGTTGTTCTGGCTGTCCTTGCTAAGGAGTAATTGGTTGCGGATAAGCTACTGTTTTCCACTAATCAGCAATAACACGAACGTTATTACGAGTATCAATTTTATCTTCATATACTACTTGTTCATCATTTTCTAAAGTATAAAGTTTAATTTCTACTTTATCTGTTGTTTCTTTTCCAGGAGTGTACGCAGTATAATTTACAACTAATTCTTCACCATAAGTAATACTATCTTTTTCCGCATTAATACCTACAATTGGTGCTTGTCTAGTTGCATCTAAATTATAAATGAAATAATAATTTAATTTATTAGACTAAATAGAACCGGCCATAAAATAAATTTGTAAAGTATGCGCGCCATATTCGTAACCGCTTAATGAAATAGAAACATCAGTTGGACTGTTATGGTTATTAGTTACTATAGGTGTAATTGCATCGACCCCATCAATTTTAAAATGAACTTCTTTACTTAAATTAACACCCTAACAAGTATAAGGTACAATTAAATTATTATTAGTTCTTACAACAGATGGATCAAATGTTGAAGAAATAGAAATTTGAGTTTTAGTGATTGTATAATCAACATTACGATTTACAATATCACCATCACCAGTATTAATATCTAAAGAAATACGTACAATAGTAGTTTTATTGGTTGCAAGTATAGAAGAAACGTCTACATCAAAGGCAACGTTATTGCTAATAGCAGGTAATACAATAGGACTAGTAATCCATGCATTAGCTGAACTATTAGATAATCTATACATAATAGTACCAGTAAATTGTACATTATTTAATTCTTCACTACCCTATTTAACGATAGCTTTTGCACTTACAATAGTATGATATGCATCGTCCGCAGGAACAGTAAATGTATTTTCAGCCAATGCTGAAATGAAACGAATGGAATACGCACTGCCGCCACTTCCGCCAACTATTGGATATTCCATCATATGTCCTTTTGTATCAAGTATTTGTAAGGTCTATGATGTTGGAACGCTACTACCTTCTGGATAAACAGCATTGATACGAGCATTTCTAACCGCGACAAAATCATCTAATAAATTAGTAGAATCATTTGCATCGCTAATACCATAAGCTTCTAAACCGCCGGAGAAAGTTTCACCACTTGGCCATGCATCAGTCTCAGTATATTGAGTAGTTAATGTTGCAGTTGAAATTCCTGCATCCTTTACCAATGTTTTTGGTAATATTTGTACAAATGTATTATTTTCATATCTATAATGTGTATAACCAATTGTATTATTTCCAACAAAGTAATCAGTATTAGCATCCGGAGTTGTAATAGCATCTAATGATGCTACAAACATACCAGAAGAACTACCGCCGCCTTCTTCACTTGCACCACTGATTAAATTCCAAGTTCCATTTGGAGAAATACCAATATATTTCCAATAATAATATTTATTATTTGTGTTCTATAATAAATAATCGGCATCTTCAGTTGGAGTAATTGTTGTGGTTTTTTCTGAAGTAGTATATAAAGTAGGAACTACTGGATCTCCACTATAAGTAATACAATCTTTTGTAATAATTACTGTAGCTGATTTTGGTTCGGTTTCAAGTGCTATAATACGCTCAGTTAAGCCGCCAGGATCATTACCAGAAGCGGCATGACTAATTGCATTAGCATTATCAGCAATATCTTTTACTAATCCGCTATTACTATCGCCAATTGCAGTTTCTAATGCATCAATATCATCTTCAGCCGCTTTCATTCTACCATTAGTAGAATTATCAATAGCAGTTAAACGAGTATCCAATCCAGAAATTGCACTAGCATTATTACTAATGTTAGTTTGCATTGTTAAAGCATCATCACTATTATTGCCAATCCAATCAGCAATTTCTTTTAGAGTATCAAACGCCGCAGGAGCGCTATCGACTACTTCTGCAATACGACTATTAACGGTATTTAATACCGAACCGTTAGTAGAAGCATTACCATTTAATACTTCAATTGCATCTTCAGTTGCACCGACACGTGCTACTAAACCAGTGCTAGCAGTATTTAAATCACTATTAATAGCATCAATAGCATCTTTTAATGCTTTACCCTAACGCGCATCTAATACTTTATCATCAGTAGCATCTACTGCAGGAACATAATCTAAATCATTATAAATATTAGTTTTATCGATCTTATTAGCATCTGCATAGTTTTTAGCATTTGTTTCTGCTGTATTTGCTGCGTTAGTAATTCCAGCAGCAACAGTACTTGAAGGACTATATGTGCCACCAATAGTGTCTTTTAATTCTTTACCTTTATTCGCACTCAGTGGCTTATTAGTATCTACTGATATAAAGTCATCTTTAACATCTGAATACTTTACTGTAGTTGAATCTAAACTACCCACACCAGATTCTAGAGCTGTAATTCTACTTTCATCTTGTGTAAAACGTTGACCAATATTTATATTATTACCGCCCTATTCATTAGTACCACGTGCTCCCTTAATCTCATTAATAAGAGTTGGTAAATTAATTTCTGGGACAGTATTCGCATCAATATCAGTTAAACGTTCTTGATACGTTCTAGAGCCATCAACAGGAGTAAGGATATTTGCTGTTGAAGTTGCAGTTGCAGTAACATTAGTAATACGACGGTCTATATCAGAAATCTTTTCTGCTAATGAACTAGCTACAACATAACTGTTATTTTTTAAAATAGTATTTACCTAATAAGCATCTATAATCCATGTTCTTGTTTCAGTTGAAGTATTGGCAAGTGTATCAATCTATGTCTGTAGTTGTCTTTTATCATTAGCCAATCGATCTGCTAAAGAACTATATGGAATAGTTGGTTCGCCATTATCGTCATACCTTTTTAATGCCTCAGTAATATGAGCAAATGCTGTCTATCCTTCCGATGCATCAGCTTGCGCTTGTAAAGCTTTTTCATAGGCCACGGTCACATCACTCTAAAGATTACCAATAGCCATTTGCATAGGTGTAATCTAATTATCTACACTATCTTTTGAATAAATGCCGTCAGCCACATATTCCGCAAGGGTCGCTATACCATCTTCTATATATAGCATTTTATCTTTAGTAATAGCCTCGCCTATTGACCATGACTATCCTTCGTATGGTATATATGCCATAATTTTTACCTCCTTTTTCTCAAAATAAAAGCTTAAAGCTTTTGAAGAAATCCTTTTCTCTATTCATATTGTACTTAATTAATTCATTGAATATTGTTTTTATTTTAACAAATAAAAAAAGAAAGCGAATTTATTCGCTTTCTTTTAAGCAGTACGTTTCCATATATAAACTGTTTGATATGGTGGAAGAATACTAAATGCAGTACCGCTACCAGTACTGGTTGTATTACCAGAGTTACCCTCAGAAGTTCTGCTAGTAGAAGTATTATTTCCTCCATGCGTATGACCATTAAGACTATGTGTATGTCCATTATGTGTATGTGTATGATCTTGATAACCAGATAGCGTAACACCACGAACTGATGCACTACTGTCATACTGGCCAATGGTTTGACCATGCGTAGCATTATAAGCAGTCCAGTGTACACGTAAACCTAACAGGCCGCCACCATCGCGGAAACCGATTTGAGCTTCACCATTACTAAAGTTAATACGTGTACTACTAGTATTACCACTATTGCCGCCAGTACTGCCGCTATTACCTCCTGTAGTAGTAGCATAATAATCTGTATATTTATGAGTATGCCCATTTAATCCATGAGTATGACCTGGTAAATTAGCAGTTACTAAAGTAACTGTAGCACTACCACCCGTTGTAATAGTTGTATAGGTATCACCTTTACCTAATAAAAATCTATCTTTTATCTATACCCAAGTAGTACCTGCAAATAAATCATTCGGATCTGATGCGGTAATATTCATATAAATAGAGCCGACAGGATAAATTATATCTACTATTGATTCAACCTATGTTAACATTTATATCACTGTTCCTGAAGGGCTAATCTAACCTGTTCACGCCACTTTTCTGGAACTTCATGAAGGGTCATTTTACCTTCTCTAATTTTTTTTACATAAACTTTTACCATACAAATATCCTCCTTACTTACGCTCTAGAATTACTACACGATCTGTTAGTGTATTGACTCGTGTAATAAGAGTATCTAAACTAGTTTGCAACGCGCCAATAATTTCGTTTTGTGCTTCCATGCGCTCTTCCATACTTGCATTTTGAGTATTATATTGTTGTTGAACCTACTCTACTATTGATTCATATAATGCTACAGACTCTGCTAGTTCAATCAATGCACTATCATTATTATCAATTTCTTCTTCTAATGAATTTAATGTTCCTCTATCTAAAGTTGTAACTCCTAATAATACATTAAATCTCCATCTGCCAGTATGTTCTTCTTTTTCATAGTGAATACCATTTAATCCATTCACATAATATTTACTAATTAAAATATCACTTTCATTATATTGTTCAATAATTAGATTATCGCCAAGAAACATTTGTTCTACTGTACTTAATGTTTCATTAGAATAAAATTCTAATATTGCTTCAGTTCTATTAACTGCTAGACTTGCATTTGGTAAAATTTCATTATTAATTTTAATCATGGCAGCCTCCTTTATTTAATTTTCTTATAAATTTCTTCTACCGTTTCTTTTACATCTACACATGATGGTTCTTCGGTAGGGATTTGCACCTTTTCAAAATAAACTCTTGTAAATTTATTATTATTATTATTTGGATCAAACTCAGAAGTGGCAAAGACAATACTATCTTTACGCATTAATACTTTTTCATTTGTTGTAGCTAGAGTTAATATTACAAAGCGCATATTTATTCTCCTTAATTTAAAGTATTTTATAAAAAGATAAAGTAAGATATTATTTTATTTTATTCTATCTTACTTCGTATTTATATTATATCCTATTTTTAATTGAAAGTCAAATAATTATTTATATTTAATAGAAATGAATCCGTTTTCGGTAGTACAGTGTACCTTTTTAATACCAATATCACGTAGCATTCGTTCACACGAGGCACAAGGTGCGCTCGGCGCGAGTCCGCCATCTTTATATTCACGATAAAGATATAATTCTACTTTAGACCAATCAAGACTATCTCCAAAACGCCATCTAATTTTTTGAATAAGCGCGGTTTCTGCATGTACTTTATCCGGTGTATCAGCGCCACTAAAACGATATACATTATATCGTGCCTGTAGAGGAGAAGTTTTATTAGTATTACAAGCTTCACCAATAATACTGCCTTTATATACTGCAATCACCCCTATTTTTGGAGCAGAACGAGTTCCTTGATAAGAAGCTTTTAATGCCGCTTCGCGCGCGAATTTAAAATATCTTTTATTCATCTTACACTTTCCAATAAATCTAATATTACTTCAAAATACTCATTCTCTATTTGTATATATATGGTTTTATTTACATCATAACAATGAATCCAGTGTTCTATTATCTTTTCTCCATCGCGAAAAGTCGGAAAATCTTCTTCTTTTAATACATATGGTTCAAATGTATAAGTAATTGGTATAAAATTTATTTCAAATATATTACCATGATAACTAATATTTTTAACTTCTTTATCTTGTAGAAGCATAATTAATTGAAAACCGTTTATATCTTTTGTAGGTACCTTTTCATGTTTACGAACTTTTTCTACAATTTCAGAATACAACATATTCTCATTCCTTTCTATAATAAAATTATATCATAATTTTATTATATGTCAAATACTAAAATTTTGAGGTGGTGTCAAATGAAAATTAAAGTTAAAATTACAACTTCAAGTAATATGAAGTATTTTGGATGTACAAGCGGTACAATAAAAGAAATTGAATTGGAAGATTATATTAAATGCGTAGTTGCTTCTGAAATAGGAAATGCTTCTATTGAAGCATGTAAGGCATAGGCTGTGGCGTGTCGTACTTTTGCTTGCTCGCGTGGAGTGCTTGATGGTAAAGTAATCAGTGATGATGCCAGTAAAGCACAAGCATATATAGCATCACGCAATAATTATAAGAATTGTAATACCGCGGTTAACGCTACTAGTGGATAGGTTTTAACTTATGGAGGTAAATATTGTACTACTTATTTTTCTCATTCTAATGGTGGGCGAACATATTCATGTGAAGAAGTATGGGGCCAGAAGCGAAATTATCTTATTGCACGAAAGGATGAATGGACCGTCGCTTCAGGAGTAAAGAAAAATGGACATGGCATCGGTTTAAGTTAGGCTGGCGCGAAATATGCTGGTGAACATGGAATCGGCTATCGGGAAATTCTTAGTTTTTATTATCCATATACAACATTAAAACAAATTGAAATCAAATAGGAAGAAGAAGATTATAGAGATATAGTAAAAGCGGCAGAAAAAGCTGTTTCTGCCGCGATGAAAGAAATTGGGGAGATGCTTTAAGCATCTCCCCTCTTTTTTATTCGCCTTCAGATTCTGGTCTAATCTTTTCATCAATCTGTTGCTGAAGTGCTTCGCGCTTATTTTCTAACTTCATACCAAAATCATTAAAAGCGGTAATCATATCGCCCAACCGCGCATCCACAGTCTGAACGAACAGATTTGCACGTTTAAAGAAACTCTTATAGCATTTATCCTTTGCTCTTGCGAAAGCGATCTTCCGCCCAAGTTCCTCATCCCATTCATCTTCGGCCGCACATACTGCCTTACCCATAAATGAATTAGGCATATAAAGTTTAGTATAAAACTTATTGTCCCAACTATTAACGGCCTCATACATATTAACATCATGCCAATCAAAATGTTCGACAATAAAGTCCATTACCATGTTTTTCGTATTGGGAATTACACATACTACTGTTCGTGCGGTTTCATCCACATAAAACCGGCAGTTAGACATCTTAATACCATTACTCATTCTTTATTTTTTCTCCTTTTATCATTAATCCAAGTTGTTATTAAACACATAATAGTTAATATAACTGCTAAAATTATTCCAATTAATAGAAGACCCCATAGAGGACACAATAGCCAAAACCAAGAAATAGTAATTACTCCTGTGCATTTTAATACAATTATTCCGATGATGATTGCAAGCAGCACACAATCAGTAAAACGATCAAAAGGGTCAGCATATTTATTCATCTTCCTCTACCTCGATATAAAATACGGGTTCATATCTTTCTCCTTGACCATATCCAACACATTTCTCTGTGTAGACTGAAGATACTTGGCTCGGCCGCACATCAAAGCGTTCCATTACAATATTCTTTAGATCCTCTTCATATAAACGAATAATTTTTTTCATTTTATTATCCCTACTTTCTATTAATATTATAATGTAATTTTAACAAAAAGTCAAATATTAATTCTTCATCCAAATTTCTTTACCGCAATATTGACATTTACGAAGTGTTTCCATTCTGCCGCGATATAATACTATCCAGTGATGTGGACATACTTTTTGCCGCAAACGTTCAATCAATTTCATCATGCGTATTCCACTCCCACAAAGATTCTACCATCTTTGTAAGTCTTTCTAATCGTTTATTTATTTCTTCTATTTCTTTTTCTATTTTAGTTTTTTCGCGCAAAGGATTACCATTCTCATCAATTATCGCTAGGCTTACCTTTGCTCCCGTTTCCATAGGAACATATTCTGCAGTTGCTTCATACGTACCCGCAGTTATATTTACATCAAGTGGTGGTTTGGGAGGATTATATCGTCCTTGTTCTGTCCAAATTTCACCTGCACATGATTTGATTATAAAATCATAATTACATTCATAACAATGCGCTTCAGTAGTAGTAATATTTCTATCTGGATTAGTATTAACTCCATTCTTCCAAACAGGTGGATAATATACTGCTGTGCGCATAGATGGACCCTCACTATAATGTGAGGCGCCGCAATTAGGACATTTAATCATTTATTTTTATCCTCCAATTCATTCATACGTGTTTCTAACCAATCAATATGGCATTGTAAATTATTATTATTTTTTTCTAACTCATCAATTTTATTAGTTAAAACCGTAATCATACATTCCATTTCTTCTCTCTTACGATTGAAAAAATCAATATCTTCTTCAAGCTGATCAACGTGCCTATCTACTTTTTCCATAGACTGTTCATACTTATCTACAGTCGATGTGAAAGAAACTACAGGCGCGGTTGCAGTATAAAGTACTGGCTCAAAATTTGTAGCCGATGCTGCGGCAAAAGTTGGCATTATTTCTTCTCCTTTCTTTCTGGCAATGTAATCTTAAAATCAGTTTCTTTTTCCATTTTCATTTCAGAAGATGTACCACAATTTTTATGAGGAATTCCACGCATTTCTTCTACCATACTGAGATAACCAGGGTCTTTTACAAGTAAAATATTATTAATCATATCTTCTACAACTGCGCGAGGTTTAAGATACTTTTTATATCTTTTTCTTACCTTCATATAATATTCATCACGAGTACTAGAATCAATATGCTGCCAATTTTCTTTTTCAAGGCAAACATTTTTTCTCTCTCCACAAACAACACAAATATATGGTTCAATAATACGATATGATGCAGTTTGTTCTGTTCCACTATATTCTATTTCCATATACCAGGGCATATCTTTCCAAGTATGAACATGAGGCATTTCGGGAATAGTAATATCAGTACTAGTAGGCTTTTTATTTTTTCTAAACCAATTCATAATTTACTCCTGAATAATCTTAACTTTCGCGCGAGTTCTTGTGGTCATTGTCTCTATTTCATGATTGGTGAAAATCTCAATTAAATCTTCATTAATCATTTTTCGCGCAATTTGTAGTGCAAGTTCTTCCTTAATTTGATGCTCTAGATACATAGGATCCATATTTTTTACATCATAATCATTTACTACATATTCCGCCTGTAATTCAACTGCGGGTTTTCCTCTATATACTCCAGTAAAATTGATTCCGTTAATTTGTGCCTGTAAGCTACGTACAGCCGCATCAATCATTTCTTGATTCATACTAATATTTAGATTATCAAAAGTTGCCATAATATTATTTATCCTTTACTTATTTCTATAATAATTATAACATAAATTTAATTTTAGTCAAATAAAAGGATGCGGCACCGCGCCGCATCAAAATATAAATAAGTCCATATAATCAAGTTCCAATCCAAGATCTTCACGCAAAATTTCTTCTGCTAAATCCAAATTACCATTATAGAAGGCACATTCCATATCCGCCGCGCAATCACGTACTGCCGTGAGCGCTTCTTCATAACTAATAGAATCTCTATTAGCAATCATTTTAGCAAGTTCTTCCAACGTTTTAGGCATTTTTTTCACTCCTTATCTCTTTTGGACATACTAAACTATCTGGACACATAATATGTGACCAATCGATTCTTACCATTTCTTCTTTTCCTTCATATTGGAGTATAGTGACTTCATATCCTAATGCACGAAGTGCATCTATTACAGGTGCAGTTATTTTTCCAGCATATATAATATGCGTGCCGCCATGTTGTACGCTATCTATAACTCTTACTTCAATATGTTGATATAAAGAATAATCTTCTGGTGATATTAAATATGCAGTAGCTCGCGCTTCGAGTGCGGTGAACATTGTTAACATTTACCACACCACCTTAATTCTATTGGCGCGAAAAGCATCATTAAAATCTTCTAGTTCAAACCAATTATCATCTTCACCCGTATCTGTATATATTTCAAATTTCTTATCTTTTAACCAATACATACATTCTAGTGCAATATCATCTTTTTTAAATATAACAGAAAAGCCGCCATTTTCAGCTTCACGGAGAATAGCTTGAAGAATAGAAGTATATTTAGTACGTATTTGTTGGTCATATGCATCTTGTGCAATTTCGCGCACAAATGGTTGATCAAATATCTTCATCTTTATGTTTCCTCCTATAAATAAGGTATCCAATACCGCTTAAAATAGTATAGCCTGTCGCGCCTAATATAATAATAACGGCTATCCATTCACCGATTAATTCTAATATTTCAAAGATATTCATATATTATCACCACATTTTATTTCAGCCAATACTTCTTTATCATTAACTTTGCGGCTGATTGTATTTAATTTAAGTTGCAATTCTAAACTTCGATTACCTTCATATTGAGCAATCGGGCGTGTACCCCAGCCGCCATAGACAGATATAGGTTCAGAACGCATTTCAATTGTTTCAAGAGAAGGAACGGCAAGGAGGGATAGGTAAATATCTGCGCCATTTTTATCTACTACTTTAATATTTGAAGGCATTTTGAAAATGAAATTTGCGGGTTCACCACTATCCAAATCAAGTGCAGTAAGATTAACATTCTTGGTACCGCAAAACTCACAATTTGGCTTCCATATATCTAATGCCGCTCCACAATTTTTACAATTAGTCACTTGTTTCATTTTCACACTTCCATTTTGCAATAGCAAATTTTTTATTTATTACACCAATACTTTCATGGCCGCATTCATCGCATTCAATCCACCAGCATCTATCAGTTTCTGGCTGTAGTTGATGATGAATATTATAAATATGAGAGCCGCATTTTGAACAATACATCTTACGACTAAATGCCGTTCTATTTTCTACTTCTTCAAGAAATGTTACTTTCATTCTTTATCTCTCCTTAAACAATCTTCTAATGTTTTCCATAAAGCTATCTCTTCTGGCTTGAATTCTTCATAAGGTTCCCACCATCTGCCGCCAATTATTATATCTGGAGCATGATTTTCTTCAAGAATAGCTTCATAATTAGATATAACACTGCCGCAAAAAGGACAGGTTTCTACTGGCTCTGCTACACTCATTCTGCATTCTGCGCAATAGAAACCGCCACTAGGTTTTTCTTTTAAAGTACTTACCATAGTATCGCCTCAGTCCCAAAAATGCCCGAGGTCTTCAGCGAGCCATTTATAGGTTTCTTTATTATATTCTTGGTCAGCTTTACGAATTTCTTCTTCACGCTGCCAATATTTCTGACGAATTTCTTCTTCTTCAGGAGTAAATTCTTTGTGAGAAAGAATAAGATTACCATTCTCATCATGGCGCCAATCGCGCGTTCTCTCCATAATCTCATCAAGTGCATCTTTATATTCATTACGATCTTCACCAAAGCACATGTCTTGAGAGTCAGCGCAGCGTTCAAATCTATTGGCAAGATAATTAAGATATTCGCGCCATTCTTCCATAGTTTCCCATGGTTTTATCCCAGGATATGCATTATTATGGAGGGCGAGGTACCGGAGAGCTTCCGCGGCAACCCTTGGATACCAATTGCAGAAGTTCCACACGTCGACATACGCGAAACCAAAACGCCCACGATGCCAGAAGTTTCTCATATTCCAATATATATCTTTGATTATCTTCCATGGATGTGTAAGATAATACCGTTTGTTGTATGGAAAAGACCATACCGTTAAGGGATTTTTTTTCTTCATCTTCCTTCTCCTCATATACAATTAAAATTGAAATGAAATTAGGTTCTTCATTTCTATCAACAATAAATCCATTACCATCAATGAAATCTATAAGTTCATCTACACCGGGTATAAGCGCGTGAAGATATAATTTTTCGTGCCATTCTTTATTAATATATTCTCCTAAAGTTGAAGCGCCCATAGGATGTCGTTGACAAAATTCTAATGCGAACTCTTTATCGTATAACAAATGATCAACAAATATTTTAATATAATCCACTTATAGATTTCTCCTTTCTTTAATTCTATTATAAAATAAAATTAAAAAAAAGTCAAGTACTAATGACTTGACTTATATTTAAAAGAAGAAGCTAAACGATAGGCTTGACCGTTTATGGGTAGAAACGATACAATGTGGGAAAACCAATATCTATAGAGTGCTCAGTTCTATTGAAGGTGAACTATCGTTTAGCTTATTGGAGAGAGTGAAGTTCTTTTCCTTCCCTCTTTCTGTATTTATTATACATGAAATTTGAAAAAAAGTCAAACAATAGAAATATTATTTCCTGATGAATTTTTAAAATTATATAAACTTTTTTAAATATGAAACTTCATAGTAAGCGGGGTACATATTGGGATTTGACCGCGCATATCACTCCATACTATATATTATAGAAAATGAAAATGAAATTGTAAAAGTGGGGAGGGGTTTCGGGCCATCAACTCTATATAGAAAATGAAATTCAATGAATTGAAAATGAAAATGAAATTGCGGCTTCACTCTCATATATCCAATTTCACATATAAACTTTCATATTGTAGCGAATCGATAGCCAGGTTAGGCCGCACAACAATACGAGCCGCTACGTTCGCTACAAGCTTCGTGCGGATACCGTCGCTACGCTCCGGTATCCTTACTACGCTTTTCGCTCACTACGCTTTTCCTTTGTTCGAAGTCTTCGCCTGCGGCGAAGCCTTCTCGCAAAGAAGAATTAGTTCAAAGATTTCATCAATACAACAAACTTCATTACATCTTGATATGTATCATAAACATGTATCTATCTTACACTCTATTCCGTATCCATACCGTCAATTCTATAAGGAAGTCGCGGCAATCCCCATTCCATTTCAACCTCAAAAACCGCATACTCATTACCATTAATTTCAAACACTTTGCGCTAATGCTCCCTATCCCACTAATCATACTTATTATACCTATTAATAATATATGCCATAAAATTTTTCATCTCCAAAATAAAATAGTATGCACACGGTTTCTTCAAATATACTTCTAAGTATGAAAAAAGAAGAGATAATAAATCTACATCTAAAATGATGTGGTCTCGACGTGAGAGCCTATAGCCATGTTCCTGATGGTATCAGGGGTATATGGGTAAAAGTAGAGCTATATTTGGTAAGTGTGCGCCAAATTTTGACTTTTGTCAAATATTTAAATAAAATAAAATAAAAATTAAAAAAATTAATTATTTAAAAATTTTTAATTATTTATCTTTTTTTCTATTATATCATAAAGGAGAAATTTTTGTCAAGTATTTGACAACAGGTTGGACTTGTTGTCGGACTTGTTGTCCAACTATTAGTTATACTTATATATATATTATATATAGGGAAATTTTAATATATTAAAAAAATGTATACATTTTTTTTGCTATATATATAGGGGCCAGGGGTATAGCAAAAAAAATGCGTTGGTTAGAGAGGAATATTTTATTTTAATATATGGAATAAAATATTACATTTTATATGTAATAAAATCTACAATTATATTAGCAGAAATTATGTAATTGACAAAATAGTATTTTCATGTTATAATATAATTGAGGTGAAGTGTATGGATACAGTCACAGATTTAGCTATAAATAAAAAATTATTTTTTCGCCGCGGGCTTTATAATATTATTGATTGTGGCACTCGCACGGGTAAAACATACTGGGCCGTGAATAACTTGTAGGAATTTACGCGGGATGGCCAGCTTAATCGTGTGCTTTACTTGGTGGACACTAATGCACTGAAAGATTAGATCTTGAATGAATATGGTGAAGTGTGCGCGGATGCCGATCCATTTTGGGAGAATGCAGCTTCCTGGGGTGAGGCAATTAATAAAATAGGTGTAATGTGTTATTAGGCATTAGGTATTAGAACGCTGCATGAAAATACCAGCTTCTTGGATAATGTAGATGTTATATGCTGGGATGAATGTGATTCTATTTTTGATTTTGCTACACAAGCTTTTACTAAAGCGCGTAAGACAGACTTTGCGCGAAAAGATACATCTAATGCAGAAATACTTTCTATTATACAAAGATACTCTAGTAAAAAAGAATATATGCCGCTAATTATGCTGGGCGAATGGGAGAGGCTAATTAATGATAATAGGATTTTATGTATTGGATTATCAGCTTCTCCAGAACGAGCTAAAGCATTTTATAATTCACTTGTAAGCGCGAGTAATCAAGGTAAATTAGAGGCTGGATATAAAATTGCAGCTGATATATATTTTACCAATGTGCTGGATCATGTACGTGAATTACTGCCAGAACCTGGGCATGGATACTGGTGCTATTCTCCTTTTATTGAACCAAATAGAGGAATAGTTGCAGCTGCGCGCGAACGTGGGTTCAACGCGATAGAAATTCACTCACCAAATAATACAGATAAGCCAATGGACGAGGAATAGATGCGGGTTTACAATACAATCACAGCTACTGGTATGGTGCCGTAGGAATATGATTTTGTAGTTGTGAATAAGGCGCTGGCTCGTGGTATTAACATAAACGATCGACGTTTTGATAATGTTATTATTGATAGTTATGATAAAGCTGATCGTATTCAAGCAGCTCGTCAAACATTTGAATATTAGCGGCATCTTAAAACCTTTTGCAGCGAGATTCCAGAGCATTATTTAAATCGGTGGTTAACCTTAGATGAATGTCGTGAATTAGCAGAATATATGTCAATTCCCAGCTTAGATAAAGCTAATAATCATGGAAGTAAAATGATGACGTGGAATGCATTGAAGTAGTGTCTTCCAGCTATTGGCTATACGGTGGAATAGAAATAGAAAACAATTAATAAGAAGCGCATGTAGATGTGTTTTATAAGTGGCACATGGCATGATGCGGAAATATAGGACAATAATTTCTTGGCGCTGGTTGCGGCAAAAGAGGGGACGGAGTGATCCGTCCCCTTAATTTTTTATGCAGCTTGTATACAGTATTCTGTATACAATTTTGAAATATGCCTATATTTATATTTCCCCTTTTATTATATACCAAATTTTGCAGCTTGTCAAATATTTGCCTGTGAAAATTGCAGCTCAGGGTCGCAGCTTCTCACGGATTTTCGTCCGCAGCTTGTAAGGTAAGCCAAAACGCAGCTTATAGGCGTATCCCAGCTTCTATAGCGAGGCTTGGGGTGACTTCATTCTGAGGCTTGTCAAGTATTTGACAATTCTGGCAACCAAATTTTGGAAGGCGGGAATCCGTATATTCTTGACTTGTATACAGTATACATTCGGAAGCACACGAACATTCGACTTGTCAAGTGGTAGATTTAGGTGTTGAACACCTAAATACGTGGATTGACTTTTCGTCTTTGCTTTGATATACTATCTGTGTGAGGTGAGAGAAATGGCTGAAATTCGAAAGGTACGTATTGCAGAAATGAAAGATGTGATGGAATATACTCCCGATATTCCTACAAATTGGTATGTTCCTGCATATCAGGCATGGACTTACTTTGCATGGTGTTTACTTCAAATCCGCAAAGGTAAAACATTTCGTAATGATAAAGATATGAATCATTGTATGGATAGATTTGAAGAGTGGATTGAAGATTATGCTATTGCTTATGGAAAGGAGATTGAAGATGAAGAAAATGATAATAAAGAGATTGGTTTATCATAATATGGTAAACAATGAAATCTCTTATAGTGCTGAGCAGTATGATGGACAGTTGACTAATGAAAATATTCTCGGTGCAGTTTATACTCTTGGGAAGCATGAATGGTGTCCTTATCATCTTGGTTTATATCAATATAATACTAATGGTGAATTAGTATACAGGATTACTATTGAAGAATTTGAACAATATCAGAAATCATGGTATAATCTTCTCTCTGATTCTATAAAAAGAATCCTTCGGATATAATCCGAAGGATTTATTTAGGTGTTTAACACCTAAATATGTAAATATAAAAAATCCAACCAACTTCTGCGACATCCGCATTTTCGTTGGTTGGTTCTGAATTGCCCTACAGTTCGGGGAAATGGGGAGTTTACGTTGGCTTTTACTTGCATGAACCCTTACGGGATAAACCAAAGGATAAACCATCTCAAACCCTTGCAATCGGAAGGCAATTAGATCGCCTTCCGATAGGTGGGCGGTTTCTCTTTTTTGTTAACGCAGAACTGGGAAGCCGCCAAAGGATTTCTGCTACCTGCGGAAGGCTTAAGCCTTCCGGTAGTTATTGGGCTTGCCGGGAATCTTGACGATTTCATCCTGCCACAGGTTGTTCAGAGCGTACTGAACGTTGTGGCGAGTCATGCCTTTAGCGGTGACTTCGCCTTCGATTTCGACCCACAGGTCGGCACAGGACATGGGAGTATCGGTCAGATTGTCCACGATAACATCGTGAATGCCTTCATAGGCGGCGGCTTTAGCCGCTTTCTCTGCTTCACCCTTATTCAGTTCGGCGAGCAGTTCGTCCTTCACTTCGGACAGTTCCTCTACATCATTGTCCACGATGTAGTCAACGAGGGTTTTCAGAGTCGCTTTCTTCATAGCGATAATTCCTTTCCGGTTTTTAAGAGTGTCCTTCTCTTTATCTTTCGTGGTTATTATACCACAGTTTTGAGTGCTTGTCAAGAGGAAATTTGATTTTAAGTACTCTTATGGGTGGTTCAGACCACCCGCCTACACTCGGCAACTTTCTCCCTCTGACAATTATTATTATACTCAGATTTGAGAAAAAGTCAATTAGTTAATTTAGGTGTCGACACCTAAACTTATACTTCGGTCAATGACCGAAGTAGAGCCGTTCAAATTCTTTTGCAATCTGCCGATTAGCAGGGCAGTGTAACCAACAGATTGCCCAATCGGTTGCGAGATGCTCCCACGGAATTTTCATGTACTCTTCTTGAGTAGGTGCGGTATCTGCCATTTTATCATATTCTACAATGTCCATAACAGAACGAGTCGCCCAATGTCCACATTCATGAAGAAGGGTGAGAGTGACATGACTAAAGCCTTTTGCGATTGAACAACGTTCGGTAAAATCTTTACGAAAGATTTTATCTGATTCGTCTTTCATATCAAGTATAACAGGGAGTTTGATACGAGGAGTTGGGTTAGATATATCCATCGCATAATTAGAACAATGGAATTTATCCCTTGCGATTGTTGTGGGTTCATTCAAAACGGAAGTAATAAACCAACGAATTGCTTGCAGTTTAGTCATATCATTCATCCCCTATACAGTAAAACTAAAAAGTAAATGTTAAGGGCAACTCCTGCGAGGTGCATAACCATTTCATTGATATGCCTACGTTGCGATAAATCTTTACATACTCCAAAGAACGCAATCGCAAGACCAAACCATGAAACTTGAAGTCCGAATATCATAATAAGAATAACGTTCAAAACTTGAATAAAAGCACGAATATCATTCCATTCAAGTCGGAATGGTTCATTGATATTGAAGAACTCTTTCATAGTTATCCCCTCACTTTCAATAGTAGTATAACAGTTATGGGATATATTGTCAAGTAGTAAATTTAGGTGGTTGACACCTAAATTAAAATGAAACAGGACGATTACTCGTCCTGTTCTTTGGCTTCACGCTTGGCTTTATCTTTTGCGATTTTATCGGCTTTCTTTTTAGCCTTTTCTGCCTTATCTGCCTGTTTCTGATTATAGGCATCAATTTCACTCTGCATGAGTTCTTGTGCGGTCATATCATCACGAATATCAGCGACAATGGCAGGAAGTTTAATATAACGTTCTTCGCCATTTTCGTCAACAATAAGCACACCATACTGCCTATCATTAATTTTCTGATAATCAAAACGCTGACAGTTGTTGAAGAAAATATCATAGAAAATATCTTCTCTCAAATGCTGATTTACCACAGTTGCACTTACCTTCGCCATTTTTCATCATCCTTTCTCTCTTGGTTCATATACATTATATCATATTTATAGTAGAAGTCAATGTATTTATTTAGGTGTCGACACTTAAATATATAGGGGAGGACGATTACTCGTCCATATCTACTCCCCAAATACCGTGGTCTTTGCAGAAGTTAAGGAAGATAAACTCGATACATTCGCCCTTCAGTTCATCTGGTACACGATTGTCATTGACAACCGCATCTTTAACCATGCACAGAAGCATTTCGGCGGTATCCTTACTGACAACGTTCTTGCCGTTCAGAGTATAAATCAAATCATCAACGGATTCAATGGGGTCGGGTTCTTCTCCGGTATATTCCGGGCAGGGGTCATCGCACGCTTCGCAATCACCATCGCAATCGAAATCGAAGTCATCTTCTTCGACTTCTTCTTCGATTTCGATACCCATAGCGGACAGGGCGGCATCGACAACATGGCACATATCTTCGGTCAGTTCATCGACCTCAAGACCTTCATAGCCCCGATTCATCGCTTCATTCACGGCGGAGTCAATAACGTTCATCAGTTCATCAGCGGTCAGTTTCACATTCAGTTTCATAGTATATCCCTTTCTGGTTTTATAGTGTATCCTTCACTTTTCATATTGAGTATACCATAGGAAAACCGATTTGTCAAGAGGATTTCCGAAATTTTTCTGCTCCAACCTTTACTCAATTTCGGTCAAGAGGTAGGAGTTTCTTCCTCATTGGAGTGAGTTTCCGTTTGCTCTCCGCTCTCCTCCTGACAGTTATTATTATAGCACTTTCTATTGAAAATGCAAGTGATATATTTAGGTGTCTACACCTAAATGAGTAGGAAGGACGAGGATCATTCCTCGTCCTTTTTCTTACCCTTCTCTGCTTCTTTCATAGCCTTCTTTACGGCACGTTCCTGTGCCTTACTTTCTTTTTCGAGAAGGTATGCTTCGGAAGCGGCATGACCATCAAAGGGGATATAACCGCCTTCACCGTTGCGAGTGCCACGAGGAATGGAAACTTTCACTTTGGGATATTTTTCGTTTCCTTCGGCATCCACAAGAGGAAGGGTAATTTCTCCGCTACCTACAAACTCAATTTGAGTTTTGGGGTCGAGGTCAAAATGTTCTGCTAACGCATTGATAATAGTATCAAGAATTTCGGTGCGAAGTGCATTTTCCAACGTTGCTTTACTCGCCATACGCAGACTCCTTTCGGTTTACAGTTTCCCTTCTGTTCTGTAAAAATTATATCATAAATTTTGACTTTTGTCAACAATGTATTCTGTATACATTTTTAGGTGTCGACACCTAAACACACTCAAATAAAAATACCGCCCACGGAAGTGGGCGGTTGCTTGGAAGGATTAGGCGAGGGTGTACAGGTTCGCCTTGCCGGAATCGTCCTTGACGATTTCGTCAGACCACAGATTGGTCAGACCGTACACAATCTTGCCACGAGCCAGTCCGGTGGCATCGGCAATCTCCTGTGCGGACACAGGGGCATTGGCGGTGCGGATGGCTTCGATGACCTTATCGTGCATTTCGGCATACACCGCACGATTGGCATCAGCCTTCGCCTTGCCTTTGGCGAGTTCGGCTTCGATTTCAGCCTTGATTTCATCGGCGTTTTCAATGGCTTCGCCATTGAGCAGGGAAACGAGGGACTCAAGAGACGCTTTCTTCATAGCGTTTTTCCTTTCTGGTTTGTGAGGTTTTCCTTCCTCTTTTCGTATTAAGTATATCAGATTTTTGGGAGTTTGTCAAGAGTTTTTTTGAATTTCTTTTGGAAGATTTTCAATCTCTTTTCTCTCCCTCTGACAGTTATAATTATAGCAGAAATTTCACAAAAGTCAACTACTTGCATTTAGGTGTCGACACCTAAATATATTCGGAAGAAGAGTGGGACATTTCTGTCCCACTCTCTTACAGAGTGCTTTTGAAGTTGTATGTATCATTCCGTACAAACTTCTTTGTGTATTGACCGCTGAATACTTCCACACCATCCATTTTGATGGTAAAGGGATGAAGCACAGGACGAGGAAGAATTTTTACTGCTTTGTAATGGGTCGCAAGTTTTGCTCCCTTACTTACACAGGCGAACAGAATTGCGGTTTCAATTTCGGAATCGAATAATCCCATGTGTTCTTCGATGAAGTCGGGGTTATCGGTCAGATACTGATAAACTACTTCGGCTGAACCCTTATAATTTCCTGTATCGGTGAACCTTGCGTTATCTTCACAGAATTTTTTATAGCTTGCCGTTCCTGTGATAAATTCGCTTGCATATCCCCAAATATCATAGACATCAACATTTTCAAGGGGATTATTGCATTTATACCAATTGCAGTTGTAGCTTATCACTTTATCGTCAAAGTCGGAGTTGTAAGCATACACTTCGGTTACATTATACTTGATAATGTCCTGCTTCAGCTTACGCATGATGTAACCCCATTTGTCCATGACCGCATCATGCCTACGCATCATGTCAACATACTTTTGTCGCTTTTCCTTATAGTATGCGGATTCAAACAGGGGCAAGTTATGCCATACTTGTTCAACAACATTTGCTTTGAAATCCACAATCTGTTGTGCATCAGTATCAATGATACACCATGATATATCATAACAGAAGGGTTTGTCAAGGCTTGTGGTTTCAGTATCAAGTACAATTAGGTAACTCATTTTCTACTCCTTTGGTTTGTGGGGTTATTCCTTCCCCTATTTCATATATAGTCTATCATATATTTATGGGATTGTCAACATAAAATTTAGGTGTCGACACCTAAATATATGATGAAAATAAAATTAGGGGAGTTTAACTCCCCTTATGTCAACCGAAGGCGATGGTCAGAGCATGGGTAATATGGCGAACAAGTTCTTCGGTATAGTTTCTTGTTACTACCACTTTGGTCGAAGTAAAACCGCTACCCATGTACCGTTCATTTTCGGGGTCAGTAATCAGAGTAGTCTGTTTCATATCAAACACTCCGAACCTCTGTTCATACTGCGACATACCATGGCAATCATGGTTGTTACACATCGCATCTCCATCGAACAGAACAATGTTATAGTTGCAAGTTTGCGGTTTCTGCAACTCTAACAGAATCTGCTTCATTTCCGGTGGAATAGTATTACCACCCCATGCGGACATTCTACGTTCTCTTACCGTCTTACACTTGTGGATTTCATGATTAATGAATATCACATCCAAAGAGAAATTTCTGTTCTTCCGTTCGACTTCAGACAGAACATTCAGAATACCATTGGTCAGATTGACATTATCACAGAAAGAACCGGAGCAATCTATAATAAGATTCAAATGGCAAGTTCCAAAGCGGTTATTACCCTGTGTAGACATTGACCGTTCAAAGAACCGATAGTCTTTTCGGGCAACTGCTCTCGGATTGAATACACCGGAGTAAGCATTGATACCGCTACCACCGGAGTTCTTCTTGTTAAAGTTTCCGATAATGGTTTCAACAGTTTTCTGAAACTCTGCAAGTTTTTCTGCTTCTTCTTCGGTTACTTCCGGTTGTTTACCCAAAGAAGCACCAACCATGCGTTTCAACTGTTCTGCGGACATTTCGATTTCACGGTCGGCATCCCCTATGGTTTCGGGCATATCCTGCGTTTCTTCGCCATCTTCACCGGATTGTCCAACCATTTTCTTTTTTTCGCCGTTACCTTCGCCCTGTCCTAAAGAATCCATTTGCTTCTGTTCACCGCATTGTCCGGATTGAGGATTAAAAGATTCGGGGTCATCAGCAAACTCTTTACGAATAAGGTCATACAGTTCTTCAATTTCGTATTCATAATTACTTGAACCGCCAGTATGACTATAACGAGGACTACTACGGTTCAGTTTAGCATATTTCTTGAGAATACGATTGACTTCGGTCTGAACCTTGCCTGTGCCTAAACCAAAACGAACGGCATTGTAAAATGCTTGCATAGCATCATTCGCTTTGGGAGCATGACCACCATGAAGGTCATATAACTGCTTACGGAAATTGACATTATGATAATAGTTCCGAAGAACAGATTCAATCCGTTCATCTTCCATGATATTGATAATATCTCTCGGACGAAGGGATTGTGGAGTAAGGATAGCATGGGATACTTCATGGTAAAGCATAGAACGTACTGCTTCTTCATCATCCGTGCCATCGGGCAACTGTGCCATACGATGAGCAATAATGGGATAAGAGATAACAATGGTATCTTCTACCGGAGAGTAGAAGGAAGTTTCTGCTTCTTTGTCAAGAGAAGTTCCAATTCTTCTTCCGGTATAATAGCCAATAGGGAGAGTATTCAGAATCTGTTCGCATCTTGCAAAGGACAGTTCCATTTCAAATCCTCACTTTCTGTTCCTCTTGGAACAATAATAGTATATCAAACGTAAGATTAATTGTCAAACTAATAATTTAGGTGTCGACACCTAAAGTAGTTTTGAAGAAGTTGGATGCGGATTACTCCGCATCCATCCCGATGATAGATTTCGCCAACTGCTCCGCAGTAAGGACGAACTCTCTTGTATCAGAGCAACGGTCAACCAACGGTTCGGGAAGTCCATAGGTCATACCGCCGAGAGAAAGGTTCATCGTGCCGATGATTTGGAAACCTTCTTTGATATGCACCGGACGGTTCTTATAGTAGAACTCTGTCTTTCCGTCCACAATACCCTGTAAGAACCGCAGAGAATCAAAGGGGAGAAGGTTGATTTCATCGAGAACAATGGTTTTGCCCTGTTCCATACAATCCCACAAAAGGGAAGGATTGAAGTCGGGGTTGCCGTCTTTGAAGATAAAATCTTCCATAAGGTCAGACGGCAACATAGAGGAGTTGCATACAATACAACGGTTATCACTTTCCGTCTGTGCAAGGGTGGTCTTGCCTGTTCCCGCAGAACCATAGTAAACCTTAAACCGAGTATTGATATGAGTGGTGGGTTCGCCATACTGTGCGATTGCTTTGACAATCTGTCCGAACTCTGCACTCTTGATTTTCTGCTCGACTTCCTTAACATAGGAAGAATCCATGAGTGCGAAGTAGTTCCGGACATAATCACAAGCCGCTTTCTTACTCTGACAAGCCATGAAAGCAAAGGTGTTGGTGAACCGGAAGGAAGGAGTGAATGAGAACTCGCTGAAGAAGTCCATCAGTTTACTGATGCCTTCAAGAAGCAGTTCTTTCGGCGGACGAACCGGAGCAGTTTCCGGTGTTACAGTACCGAAGATAGCAGGATAGCGATTATTGATAATCAGTTCGTGCATAACCTTCGGTCTTTCAGCGAAGGGAGTAGACCGCATGACATTATAGAATCCGTCATATACGGCATAATCAGCATTGGTGGTTTCAATAAGATAGCTGATACTATCTTTTTCACCATAGAACGCACCATCGGTGCTACGCTTGGTAATAGTCATTGTTTCATTCAGTTTCATTTCGTTAGTTCCTTTCTCTCTGTCAATGTATTTGTTGTTCCACCCCTTTGGAACAATATCAGTATATCAGATAGTTATGGGATAGTCAAGTTTCGGGTTTAGGTGTCAAGGCCTAAATTAAAAGAAGTTGCGATTAGACCAATTTCTAATCGCTACGGCTGGAGCAAGCACTCTCCGTCTTACCGTCCTGTATATTTGAGTTTACCTATTTAAACTCGCCCGAAAGGATAGGGCAAACGTCAGAGGCTACGTTTTTCTTCATTGAGGAGAAGTTCCACTATCAAACTCCCAAGCCCTTAAAAGTACTCGCGGGATTACCTCATTAGATGCTTGACGGGACTGACCCTTTCCTTTAGGACAATTTTATTATAATATAATTTTTATAAAAAATCAAATAATAAATTTAGGTGATCTACACCTAAAGTTGTCTGTACAAATATGATGGCTTAATGCTCATCATATAAGCCATCATAAACAGAGGAGTCTGGGCATTTGTACCACTTGGGGAGTGCATCAATCAGTTTCTTTAATACTGTAAAGATTTCGCAAGGTTCATACGCTTCACCATTCCATTCCTTTCTGATGCCTTCATTATCATCGAACAGAATGTCATCACTTGCGGTCATCCACAACTCCTTCGGTACTCCGTATTCTGTGATATGAATAGCATCAAAACGAACCGAGCCGAGATGAGTATGTAACCATTCAAGTTTTACTTTAGTTACAGCTTCATCATATTCAGCGGTGGAGTTTTGGGAAAGCCAGCTGATAATTCCGATGCGGTATCCACGCTTCTGAAGCATATTCAAATACCGAGCCAGCAAGCTCATATTGTGCATAACTTCAGCTTCAGCATAGGGGGAAGGGTCATAAGACCGCAGTTTCGGAAGCCAATTCGGTACATTATAAAATTTATTTAATGTACCATCCATGTCAAACCAAATCGTTCTCATTCAATACACTCCTTTCATTCACCATAGATATAATAACATAGGTTATGGGATAAGTCAAGATAATAATTTAGGTGTCAACACCTAAATAGATAAAAAATAAAATCCGCCCCTCGGTTGAGGGACGGATTACCTATCCTATCGGCTATTAAGCCTTGGTGTAATAGGACTTCTTATCGCCTTCCTTGGTGGCGACAACGAGAACACCCTTCTCGACCAGACGCTTGGCACTCTGACCCACATTCATGGGGGTGAGCGTAAAGGCAACCTTGCCTTCAATAGCGTTCATAATATCGGTAGCGGTGCAATCCGTGAAGGAAGGCATAGCACCGATAACGGCATCGAGTTCGTCACGGCGAGCCTGTGCTTCGGGGTTCGGACCCTTTACCTTGGCAGGCTTGTTCGCACGCTCGGCTTCACGCAGAGCAACTTCGGCTTCATAAGCCTTGTACTCGGCAATAGCGGCTTCAGCATTGAAAGCCTTGTGAGCCTTGGTGTCCTTGGTCAGAGCGGTACCAACCGCAACCTTGGCATAACCATCTTCAGTAGGAATAACCACGAAGTTGGTCTTATTGGCACGAGCCATAGTCGCACCGGGGATGGACAGGATAGTGTTGAGGATTTCTACGTTAGTCATAATAACTCCTTTTACTCTGTGGTTTAGTTACGGCAGACCACCCTGCACAAATTTGTTTTCTTGTCTTTCGACATTTATATTATATCAGATTTTTACTTGATTGTCAAGTAATAAATCTGTTATTTTTATTCTTTGGAAGAAGTTTTCTTTCTCCCTCGGAACAATTATTATTATACTCAAAATTCGACAAAAGTCAAATAATAAATTTAAGTGTTGAACACCTAAATTTAAAGAGGGCAATCGCCCTTATCCACGAAGGATAGCAACGATTGCAATAATGGCAACTACTAAGAGATAGATAACTAAAATAGCAAGTACAAGTGCGAGTGGAATCCATATCGGTGCAAATACCCAGACCCATGACCAGTCAATATGACCTGTCAATTTGAGAACCATGAATACAATGGCAAGGATTGTGCCGATGCCGCCGAAATTTACAGTTACTTTTTTTGTATCATCCATAATTAATCCTCCATCATACCATACCGTTTTAGGATACGTTCTACTTTGACTACATCCGATTCATTACAAGTAATTGGAAATCGAATTGTATCGGCTTTCTGACTTACTTTCAGTTCGCCTATACTACACGCAATTTTAGAAACGATATAGTTAATAACGTGAACCGATACACGATTTTTGGGGAGATAATAAGTACGAGTGGTCATATTTTATTCCACCTTTCCAAAACGAACTTCATAGGTCTGGACAAACTTCTGCTCCCAATCAGCAAGAGTGCTGATAAATGCAGTACGTTCTGCTTCAGTTTTGAAATAGTGATACCGACCAAACTCTTTCGCTACAAACAGAATACCCATACTTTATCCTTCCTTTCTTGTTCCTCTTGGAACAATTATATATTATCATAGGGTTATAGGATTGTCAACACACAGATTTAAGTGTTGAACACCTAAATGATCAAGACCCAAATTGGGTCTTAGTGAGCATCAAGTTCATGTTTCCAAATTTCAAAGCACCCACCATGTGCGGGTTCCCCGTAGTAAATACATTTGTGGAATCCATCGAATACGGTTTCTTCTGCATTACCGTACTCCCATGATTGAATGAACTCCATCGCTGCGGCAGTTGCCTTTTCTTCGGAAGAGAATACACCATAGCATCCAGCGTTTCCAGCCAGGGAATAAACAGTCATTTTTCTTCCTCCTCTTCGCAGGCGCAATACCAAAAGATAAATCCGGGATTCTGCTTTTCCAGCTCATAGCAAGCAGCTTCTGCTTTTTCTTCTGTTGCTACAATTTTACAAGGGAGAGGAGTATCGGAATCTTCCAGTTCCTGCATAATAATCCATTTGATCATTAGTAATCCAGCTCCCTTCCTTTATACTTCGGTGGCTTTTTGCGTTTGTCCTCACGCACCCGAGTAACGCAACATCCTTGAGGAAAAGTTTTGCGTTCAGATTGAAAGACTTCAACCCAAGTTTTTGTACCATGTTTTCCTTTCATCTTCATAGTATCCCTTCCTTTCATAAACATTATATCATAAATTTAATGTTTGTCAAATGATAAATTTAAGTGTTGAACACCTAAATTCATAGTTATGGGAAGATTACTCTTCCCATTCACCTCGCAGAAGTTTGCCCAACATAGAAGCAAGTTCTTCGGGTTCATGCGTGGATACATCGCCATAGTCCCACGGCATATCCATTGTTTCCCAATAACCCCAATTATTGGCATAAGAGTGGTCATGAAGAATGGCATCGCCTTCAATGCCCTTAAACAGGACTTGGAATCCGTTCTGGAAGTAGAGAATTTTAGCAATTTCTACTCCTTCTTTTTCACAGGCGGTCAGCAGCTTGGTGAGGGACAGAACTCTACCCAGCTCAATTTCACGAGCATCATATTCAGTATAAGTAGTCATTATCTCCACTCCTTTTTCCACAGCTTAATTACTTTGATAATCATGATACCAATAATCGTGCAGCTTGTAATTACCATCATTTCCATATCGTTTTACCCCTCTCCGTATACTTACTTTGATTATGGTCAACCTTCTTGCGAAGAAACGCAGGAACTTTCTTTGTGCCACCGAATACAGATACCAGCTCTTTCTGCGTGGTAACATACATGGTTATGATTTTTTCTTTAGGTTCATCCTTGACGATGGTAATGCCTGTATCAGTAAGGCAAACCCAACGCCCAGCTTGTTCAAGAGTAAAACGTACATATTTTTCTTTGATAATTTGACCTATTCCAATGTCCTCAATGATGTGTTTTACTCTGTCGGCTCTTTGAACTGATACATGATAAGTCATTTGTTCATTCATGGTAATCCCTCCTTCGCTATTATAATATCATATAGTTATGGGAAAGTCAATATTTGAATTTAGGTGTTGAACACCTAAATCCGAGTAAAACCAAATTAAAGTGACGGCGGCTTCGCTTCAGTTACTATAGGTGCTACTCCTTCTTTCGCCCATCAAACAATTGCGTTATGCTAACCGCTTTATGACTCATGCTCTTGAGTCCGTTACTTTAATAAGTTCGCCCCGTTCCCAACCCCGTTGCCATTACGGTCACATGGAAGCTACGCCATGATTTATAGGCTCTACCAGCACCTTGGGATACGGCACTTCATCGAACGGAAATTGTTGACCGATGCCCCGAGCAGTTTCTGTGGGATCTCTTGGCTTCATGTCAGCCCTGTCTCGTGCGACTGACCCTACTTTCCGCACATCTTTGGTATCGCAGGCTTCTTACTGCGGTTCCCTTGGAACAATTATATATTACTATATATTTATGGGAATGTCAACAGTGTTATTTAGGTGTTTAACACCTAAATGGAATAAAATGAAATTACGCCCGGGCATCGGGCGTAACTTCCTGAATCTCATAGAGTTCTTCAACTCCATCATGCTCATAGGAGAAGAACTCAACTCCGAAATCGTACTGATACTGAGCGAGTTTCCAACCCTTCCGGATAGTATCCAGAATCATGGTCTGGGCAGCTTTCCGATGTGAGGTATAGACCCCAATCAGCCTTCCGGCGAGGAACAGAACAAACATATTCTCCATAGCTTACACCTCTTTCGCATAGTAGGCAAGGTTCATGCCTGTTTCTGGGGAGCAGTTGTAGTAGAAGATTGCATTGCACAGCTTGTCAAAGTCTGCATCGGGGTCATCAACAGGCTTTGTAGTCCAGCTGGCAAGCATCCCATTGGGACGGACTTTGTTGGGAACAATCATGACCTCTTCGCCGTTGTTGTACATCTTGCGTGCGAGTGCCTTTGTAATCTTTACCATCTTGCTACCGCCTTTCTGTTCTCTCTTGGAACAATATCATTATATCATATTTGTATATATAGTCAAGTAATATATTTAAGTGTTGAACACCTAAATTTATGAATTGCCCCGAAGGGCATTTATCCGATCCTTTTCTTCATTTTTATTCCTCCCATCTATCTTTCCGTGCCATAACTTCTTCATAATCAATGTCGAGCCAGTCCTTGCAGATATCCTCGAAGTCGAACCACATCCAGTCATTGATTTCTGTGGTGCTCCAAGGTTCATCATCGCCGATAATTTCTTCCAGCTGTTCCTCCAGCGTGTCCAGCTCTTCGGGAGTCAGTTTTGCGGCGTTAGTTGCGGCTCCGCTCCAGAAGTGGAAGTCTCTCAGTTTCTTTTCAATCGTCATCGTCATTGTACTATCCCTTTCCTTTCTTCATCTTGGAAGTCTTTCTTTCCCTTCCGCATTATTATAATATCATAAATTATGGGAAAACGCAAGTGATAAATTTAAGTGTTTAACACCTAAATATATTAAAATGAAATGTCCGCCCATAACTGGCAGGGCGGACGATAGACCGAAGTCTATCTTAGAGTTCTCCCCAGAAGGCGACATGGCGCTCACTGATGGCGTTGTTGAACTGATTGGCGCTGTAAGTGTTCTTCGCACCCAGCTTGACCAGTTCCCACATCAGCTTGTTAGCTTCGTCCACCGTCAGCTTATCCCAAGTGGACACACGAGGATGCACACCATCATCACGGTAGTAGTGGACTTCCGGCTTAATCCGCTTAGTAGAGTAGTAGGTGATGGTGATGCTCAGAAAAGTCTTGTTCATGTTCGTTTCCTTCCTTTCTGTTCCTCTCTTGGAACATCTTAAGTATAGCAGAAATATATACGATTGTAAAGAGGTATATTTAGGTGTTTAACACCTAAATAGTATAGTAAATAAAAGAGCGGGTGATCAGTCCGCTCTTGCCCGTATAACAACATCAGCTTGGGCACCCCAATGAACTATCCGTATAGTTCCCAGCCGGGGCACTGGTGAGGGGCGATAACGGCGCCGTTAATTAGTAAGCCTGTCAGTAGCCGTCCCTACTGCATACGGCATCTCAGTCCGGTGGAATCACTTTCCCTTCCTCCTTTCGACATATACATTATATCATATTATAGAATAATTGCAAGAGTGAAGTTTAGGTGTTTAACACCTAAATAGTGTAAGTACCCGAAGGTACTTACTGGTTGTCGTACAGTTCAATATCAATGGGACGGATTACATTTCCGAAATCCTTATCAATGAAGTCAAAGCCGGCGGCCTGTGCTTCTTCAATCAGTTCGGTCATGCGGTTCTTGAAGCATTCTTTTTCTTCCCGGCGCCTACGCAGGTTGTGGATTTCATGTTCAATGACCTTCAGATCTTCAATGCTAAGGCTTTCGATGTCGATAATAGTTCTTCCGATTCTCATGTTCTTCTTCCTCTCTTTCTATCCTCTTGGGACATTATTATAATATCATGTTATGGGATATAAGTCAACTTATATATTTAGGTGTTTAACACCTAAATATGGAAATGAAATTACCGCCCTCAGGCGGCACCTGTGGGCGGTGGACGTGGATTATTATACCGGTCACAAATTAACACGAAATCAGCACCTCCCCGTGCTTGGCAATGTACTCTTCAAATGCACGAGGTCCCAGCTCGCACATCGGCTGAGTCCAGCTGGTCATAAGGTATACCCGGCCAGCTCTTTTACCGAGGAAGCTGATAGCCAGCTTCAGCAGGGCACGGCGAGACCGGATAGACTTTGGCACAACCAACTGTCCATCGTTTCCCATAGGAATCCATCCGAGACGATCAGCATAGAACAGGTACATTGTTTTAATCTCCTTTCTTATTCCTCTCTCTGAGGACAATATCATTATATCATATGTTATATAAAAGTCAATACATATATTTAGGTGTTGGACACCTAAATTGTGTGAAGAAAGAAAAACCGGGCATTACGCCCGGTCCCGGCATTCGCCGGTGTGGATGTTGAACTCTTTCCCGTCAAGATACATCTGTTTGGCGAGATAGTAGCTAAACCCGCGCTCCCGCATGAACCAGCCGATATGTTTGATCGTGGTCATGCTGTAGGTTCCGGTGCAGGTGAGCCAGCCTTCCGGCGTGATTTCAATCACAATCGTCCTGTAGCTTACCAGCTGGACCGTGCCGTCATCAAAGAAATTTTCGTGAGCCTGAGCATATTCGTGCCCCGCAACCGCCTTGCTATACAGATACCGTGCCATGTTCAAATCCCTCTTTCTTTTATTTCTTGTCCCTTAGGACAATTATATATTATCAAATCCCTGTATATATGTCAAGCAATATATTTAGGTGATGAACACCTAAATTTCCTTTGACCCCAAACAAGGGGACGGGCGGCTTCCTTAATCAAGGAAGCCGCTGATTTCATAAGTCACAATAGAAGGGTCCAGGTAATTGGGTTTACGCTTAATCTGCAGGTTGTACTTGACAGCCAGCTTAGCCATCTGCTTCTTAGCTACAGCATAGTCCAGAGGGGTGTAAACCTGCAGCTTGCAGCTCTCTACGGAGGTGTAGATAGCACCGGTATTGATAGTCGGCAGGGTAGAGTAGTTGGTGGCACTCACGCTGATGTAGGTGTTCAGAGTCTTTTTCATGGTCTTTCCTTCCTTTCTGTTTCCCTCTTGGGACATATATAGAATATCATAAATCAAGGTAGATTGCAAGCCTAAAATTTAGGTGGTCGACACCTAAACATTAGGGGTGGGTTATCTCCAGATAACCCGGTACCACTGTTTTTCGGCCCACGCGGTGGGTTTGGTTTTACGAGTCTTGATCAGGCGGTAGTGGTTGCCGTAGTCGGTCACTTCGTAGATGAGCCAGAGTCCGTCTTTGTTCTGCCAAATTTCGTAGTACTTCATGGTTCTGTCCTCCCCTCAATTTCTGTAATAATTATACACCCAATAAAGAAAGAACACAAGCAAAAAATTTAAGTGTCTAACACCTAAATTAATAGAGGAGTCTTACGACTCCTCCCACTCTTTCCAACTGGGGAAGAACATTGCGAAGTCATCGCAATCTTTCACCGGGTCATCAATATGACAGATGCCATCTTTGGCATAGGGACAATCGTTTTCATTCCAACAATTAACGGCGCAGTAAGTGGGCTCTCCGTTGTAAGTTCCTTCTGTTGCATTACGCGCCATATTCTTTTCCTCCTTAAATAATTCCTTTGGCTTTAGCCTGTGCATTGACAACCGCGCGCTGGCGGCGAACTTCTTCTTTTTCTCTCTGCCAAACGGAGAAGTCATCAGACATTTCCGCGCAGAAGTCATTCTGTACAAGGATTTCCATCGCCTCGTCATACTCTGCCTTGGTATTGATGTTCCATTCACGATTGAACTTTACTAACTGTGCCATTGTTCTTACTCCCTTTCTGCCCTATCGGCAAGTATAATTATACTCATTTTGGGATAGGTTGCAAGGAGTAAATTTAGGTCTCGACACCTAAATTTAGGAAATGAAATAAGGCCCGGTTTCGGGCCTTCAACAGATAAGTTCATAAGTAAAAGTCTGTTTCAGTTTCAAATCATCATCATCAATAAATTCATTCTGATCAATGCGTTTGGCACCACGATCGATCATCCGCTCCATGAAATCAAGCACTTCTTCCACAGTATGCAGTTCTTCAGTTTCCAAATGAAACCATGCACCATAGTCATGGAGCCGCTGGATGCGAGCAGTATTGTCAGGGAGTTTCACCGTGAAGCGGATGGTGGTTTTTTCGATTCCGTAGGTTTTCATTTTGTTTTCCTACCTTTCGTTCGTTTGTTTTGGGGTACCGGGGCTACCCCGATTATAACAAAAAGTTGCGGGAAAGTCAAGTTGAAATTTAAGTGTCCAACACCTAAATTTGTATAAAAATGAAATTGCGTCCCGGTTTCGGGACGCAAGTTTTAACAGTAAACCAGTTTGAAACTTTTCCACCGGAGAACGGAAATCTGATTGCACCGGCGTCCGATCTCCATCGCCTCACGTTTCGTGTTCACGCGGATGCTGTGGTCGATGTAGTAGATGCCGCCGCTGTACCAGATGCCGCAGTTGCCATTCAGCTTGCGGACGCAGGTGATAGCTTCCTCAGCTGTCCGCAGCTCGTATCCGTAGTCAGCCACCTGCCAGCCGCTTTTGTACGTAATGACATGGCCCGCCTTCAGAGTCAGCCCGTCATTCTCCTGCAGTTTGCGAATTGTCCGGATGTTAATCATGTTCGTTGCCTCCTTCATTTGATGCCTAATTATAGCACGCTTGCGGTGTGTTTGTCAATCTAAATGTTTAAGTGTCCGACACCTAAATTTTAGTATGGGCATCAATTGATGCCCGTTCATGTTAAATTCCTTCAATTGCTTTAATTTGTTTCCGATACTTAAAATGAACGACTTTTTCTGCGAGAACATCAAGAATGAGATAACCAAGCATGAGAACTGGGAGCGAATAGAGAGCGAGCAGTGTCAACATTTGAATTACCCCTTTCTGTCCCCTTTGGACAAGTATACTATAACATTGGTATAGGGAGTTGTCAATAAAATAATTTAAGTGTAAACACCTAAATATATAAGAAGGATAGGCAGGACGAATCCCGCCCGGTGGGCGATTACTCGCCCACCCACTCCTTTACAAATTTGTCTTTGGCAATTTCGGCGGCTTTGCGTTCCTTTTTGGTTTTACCAAATGGGAAGAACTCGGCGCCCTTGTTCATGCCGGACCAACGGCGGGTAACATAGTAACCATGAGCCATCTTCACAACATCCACAGTTTTCATAATGAGAAATCCTTTCTGGTTTTGGGTTTTCCTTCCCTTCATCTTACATATATAATTATAGTCAAGAACAAGTTAAAGTCAAGAGTAAAAATTTAGGTTATGAACACCTAAATAAATGGGCGGGACTAATTAGTCCCGGTGATAGATATACCACCCATCGCCAATCGCGGCGGCGGTGCGGGCGCACCACCGCGTGATCTTGCGCAGACGGCGCGCTTTCCGCCAGTGCCTGGGCGGCGCGCACAGTTCGCACACGCACCCGGCCCACGCATCGCACCCGTCCCACACGTGCCCACCGCGGGCGAGAATACGGGCGGCTTCCTGATTGGTAACTTTAATATACATAGTGTAATCCTCCCACTATTTTTTCGTTCCCCTCAAGGAACGATTAAAGTATACACCAAAACGGGAAAATGTGCAACCTCTAAATTTAGGTGTGAACACCTAAATTTGAGAATGAAATTTAGGTGCCGGTTTCGGGACCGGCACCCTGGATTAAAAGTCATCGTCAATTAAACCGAGTTCAGTCATGAAAAACAGATCTTCATCGGATATGGGAGAAACTTCATCAATAATCTGATCAAGGATTTTCCACTCTTCCGGACTCAAATCGTGTTCCTGATCGAACTTGTCAAAGAGTGCTTTTGCGAGTTCATCGGATTCGATGGCGGCGGCGTTCATAACGGCGAGTTCATGCATTGTCATAATGTTTAACCTCTTTTCTTTATTCTCTCCTTAAGGAGTGTCACAATTATCTCATAGATTTGGGAATCCGTCAATAGGTAAAATTTAGGTATTGACACCTAAATTTAAGAATGAAATAAAAAAACAGGGATTAACCCTGTTTCCGGATAATGCCCGTGCCATCACCGGGGCACTCAATCCAATATTTACCAAAGTAATGATTGAGATACATCATAACCCGGAAGATATGGGAGTCTTGCTCATTAGTAGAAACATCCACGATAACGGACATTTCAGTTTCAAGTGCGGTGGCGATGGCGCGCGCGGTGCGGGAGTGACGATTGTTCAACATGGTGGGAAACCTCCTTCATTTGATACACTTATTATAAGGGTAGAAACGGGAAAACGCAATACCTAATATTTAGGTTACGAACACCTAAATATGAAAATCAAATTGTGGGATGGCGAATTATCGCCATCCCACTACTTCAAAGAATGTTTCAGGATTATCGGTATGCCCTTCATACATATATTCCATACATTCATCATCTTCTATATTGTTGTTTACTCGGAACATAAGAAGAGTAAGAATATCACCCTGGCGCAAATCCCCGGTATCATTTAGGAAAGTCCAAATATTTCCGTCTTTATCCTCGCAATCGACAACCCAAATTGAAATTTCGAGCTGGATGGAGCTTCTTACTACAACCAGCTTGCCATAATAATCTTCGCTGGTTATGGGATTTGCTTCTGCTTGGGCCGGAAAGGCTAAAGCGGTAGAAATGAGAATCAAACTTACGATAATAGTGGCGATGATACAAATCCGAAATTCTTTCATGAAAATTCTCCTTCTGGTTTCGGGTTTTCCTTCCCTATTACGATATAATTATAATTGTATATAGATAAAAAGTCAAATTAGAAATTTAGGTTACGGACACCTAAATTTAAAAGGGGCGGGCACAGAATGCCCTTAATATTTATAACTAGGATAATTGCTTCTCCAGCGTTCAGCTGCCTTAGTAGCTTGCCGCTCTTGTACAGCTGCCATGCAGCTGGCAACAGCTCCCAGCCCTACCAGCATAGCACCAGGCACCAGTCCCAGCACAGCCCCAGCAACCAGCCCTCCGAACAACAGCCCTCCGATGATACCCACCTTCATACATAGACCTCCCTTCCATGATACCCATTATACACCCGGCCCACGGCGGCCGTCAAGCAGTCTGTTTAGGCGTGGACACCTAAATATTTGTTAGGTACCGAACTATTTGCGTACACCTAAATTTTTGAGCGCATGAAAAAAGCGGGCGGTTGCCCGCCCGCCCGCTCAATGCCGGAAGTAGATGCAGGGACGATCCTCGTAGTCTTCGAAGGTGTACCACCGGGTCACGCCGTCCCGGCAGAACCCAAAGTCCACGCACTCTCCGACGATGCAGATGATGCTGTAGGGGTTCCAATAACCGAGTTCCTCGGCGTCCTCAAGCCACTCTTCCCGGGTGTCGTACCCGTCCGCCTTGGCGACCATGGTCTGAATCTGTTCGATGGTCATAACGATGCGCTTCATTTTGTTTATCCTCCTTCAATTGTTTAGGTGTCCGGCGAGGGCTCACGCCCTCGCCTGTACTTCGACGATGTGCCCGACGACGACGTCGTCAAGCGCATGCTCCCGGTTCATGAGGTAGTACCACGTCTTGCGGATGCCCTCCACGCTGTACTCGGGGAACAGGTACTGCATCCTCGGGCTGTCCATCCAGTCGGCGGTCAGCAGGACGTCGATGGTCAAGGTGTCAACCACGGCGTCGTAGGCGCTCCGCTCACGGTACACCCCGTGAACATTGTACCGCCACCGGAAAACCCGGTCAAGCAACTTCACCGCCCGCTCGGCGGTCTCCGGCGTGCCCTGCACGCTGACGATGTAGGTCTTCTTCATGTTCATACCCTCCTTCGTGTTTAGGTGTCCCGGGTCGCCGTGGCTCAATCGAGCCACGGCTTGCCGATGTATGCATTGTAGGTCATCCCGCAGGATGCGGCGCACCATTCGGCATAGTCTTCAGCGGAGATCTCTTCGTAGTCGTCCTCGTCCTCATCCTCGGTGTCGGCTTCGGTGAAGTCCGAAGCCGGCATCGTGCGGACCAGATCGGCGATGACCGCCATGCCGAGCAGGACCATGTCCTTCTCGACCTCGGCGATGTCCTTCGTCTCGGTCAGTTTGAGATCGCCGAGGGTGATGTATCCCATGCCGATCCCCGTGAACTGGATGTCGTAGCCGACGCTCTTGGCATTGTCGATGAACTGCTGATTGGTCATTGTTTTGTCCTCCTTCATGTTTAGGTGTCGGTTGGGGCAGGGCTTTCGCCCTGCCCGGTGTTTTTAGAACTCGATGTAGTCAAGCTCTTTGCCTTCGCCGATGTGGATGGTGTGCAGGGTGTGCCCTGCATCAATCAGTTCCCGGGCAAGGCAGGATGCGGTCGTGGCGTTGATGCCGTGGCACTCGCCGTGGATGTCCCTCACGTACCAGTGATGGGGCGTGCCGTTGATGTAACCGATGTACAAGGTATTCATGTTCGTTTCCCCTTTCATATTTAGGTGTGCCGTCTTGCTTGGGTCTCGCCTCAACGGCTCGGTGCTTGAACATTCACCCCCACGGGTCGCCTTGAACGCCCGGCTTCGCACTCCCGCCGGGCAACGGCGCGTCCATATCCAATGGAATCATCCCCTTTCATATTTAGGTGTCCCTTCCCGGGTGGGAAGGTGAGGGGCTCAGCCCCTCACCATTTCCCGGAACTCCCGGAGCGTGGGCAGGTCTTCCTGCTCCACGAACTCGTAGAAGCGGTTCAGCCGGGCGTAGGCGTAGCGGTACTTGTCGTGCTTCTTGTCGTACACCCGGGTCACGTAGGGCTGAATCTTCATCAGTCCGTGCTTGGCATCGTAGTTCAGCGAACTGGTGATGCCCTTCTTCCCGGTGTAGGTCAGCATGGCGATGTACTGCGTCCGGGTCGCCACCCAGAGCTGGTCCATGAAGTTCTCCTCGGTGAGGAACTCGGTCTCGGCGGCGATGACGAACAGGTCGATGTCCGGGAAGATGTCGTCTTCCGTCCAGTCCGCCTTGGCGAACTTCCACGAACCCGCTCCGGTCTTGCTCTCGCCCTTGTGCGAGCTGCCGTCATAACGCAGGGTGAAGTCGGTCTTGTCCGCTGCCCGGCAACGGACGTCCGCCTCATGCTCCACGCCCTTCGCCATGAGATAGTTACGAGCGTAGAAGTCAACCCACTTGCCCATGTAACCAGTGCTGCCCTTGCCCTGCTCCTCCCGGATGCGAGCGTTGAACTCCTTGATGGCCTGAATCTTTTCAGCTTTCGTCATGATAATCTCTCCTTTCAAAATAGCGAGCTTGCCTGAAGGTCTCCGGCGGATTTGGACTCTCCCTCACCGTCGACAGTTGTATCCCACTGCTGGGCGAGCTTTTCAGCTCGCAGGCGTATGGTCAGCTTCTGGCTTCTTGTCAAGGTTCGGATTGGGCGACTTTAACACGCCCGGCAGACCCCCTTTCTTCCGGTTGGAACCCTTCCCGGGCGGTTCCCGTTCCCCTTGGGACAGTTATATTAAACCATAGAAAACACTTAAATTCAAGTATTTTTTGAAAAAAAAATATTTTTTTGAAAAAACCCGCAACCCGTTGAAAAATAAGGGCTCCCGGGCCTGCGTTTCAGGAAACCAGCCCAACCAGCCACCCGCCGCACCCCGGGTGTACCCAAATTCCACCGTACTTTTATTTTCAAATATTTGACAACTTTCCATCCTTTATGCTATAATAAAAGAAGAAATGGAGGTGGTTCCATTGAAAAAGAAATACTCACTCGACTTTAATATAGTTCGAGATATCGACCGCATGAAAGCAGTCGAAGAAATTTTAGATCAAATGGAAACAGACCCGACTTAGACAGAGTTGGAACAAATGGCCTCCTACATCTTATACGGAAAGGACGAGAATGGACAAAATAGTATTTAGCGCAACGAAACAATTGATAAGGATAAAAGATATAAGAGTTATAAGACAAAAGATGATAAAGTATAGTCCTTAGATGAGATTATGGAGGCTCCCGGATTTGACGAGCAATAGTTGCGCTCGGCATACAAACGTGATGCATACACGGTTCCAAAACCATGCATCAACAAACCCCGCTATGACAAGAAAACCGGAGAAATGGTGGACCCTGGCGATAGCGATGTTCCAGGAATGATGGAGTAGTGGGAAATTATTGATAGATGGCAACATATGTTAGATGTTGCATAGGGTAAGGTGCCGCCGCAAGAAGGCGATACAATTGTATCCGATCCCTATCGCATCTATCAGTTAAAACATAATTTAATTGATATTAGAAAACATCAATACTACTTGAAAGATTCGTATAAGCCAACATTACATTTCCAAAATATGGATCATCCAAAACCCCAATTCTATGATTGGAGTAGTGATGCCTTCTACTGGGTATCGCGCGATTAGTGGCAAGAAAAAGTAGACAAATCCTATACTTCCCGTGTTTCTAAAAATTTGAAGGATTATGAAACTAGAGGGGAGGGGGATAGTTTAGAAATTAAATGGGTAGTATGCCGCCATACATTTGATTGGGAGAATCCTAAACATGTTCGTGCATTACTTAATCATTATCATACGCTATATGAAGCTATGCGCGATAAGCTTAACACATACGGACGCACCTTACTATGGGATTTCGACCGTTATGTTTCATTGTGTGACTTTAGTGAATTGCGCCTATTCCTTATTGAATTGAGGAAAATGGGGTTAGCTTATGAGGATATTTTGGAAGAGATGCGCGCGAAATATGCAATGGAATATTCACCGAATTATTTGGTTTCAATCGTAAGTACGGAAGTACCGAATAGAATTGCGAGAGTTGCGCGTATGCTTCGTATTGAGAATGAAACGCCAATGGAAAAGAGAAAATAGTGTATTCATTGCGGAAAAATGTTACCGGCCGATCCACTTTTCTTTAGTAGAAATAATTCTCATAAAGATGGACTATCGAATACATGTAAATAGTGTGATCGTGTTTCAAGAATTAAACGAGGGGTGATTAGCGGTGGAGACCTTAGAAAAAAAGACCCGACGCTGCCTCAAGTGTAAACGTGAATAGCCACTTGAATTGTTTTAGGCAACACCTTCAAAATATTTTCCAGGTGGAAAGTGTTATATTTGTACGCCATGTTTAGAAGTTATGACACCACAAGACAATTTAGGTGAAGTTGACCGTTTAATGCGTTGGTTAGATCTTCCATTTGACCTCAATAAATGGACATAGTTATATGAGTAGCATCAAGATCATACATTAACTGCTTATTTTAATTTACTGTATGATGACCATTATGAACCTTTACGTTGGGCAGATGAAAATGAAAGATGGAGATTGGCGCGAGAAGAAGGTACAATTGATGATGAAATTAAAGCATTAAATGATGCAAAATTGAAGAAGTTGAGAAAAGTTTGGTCAGGTTCATATAAGCCAGAACAACTTCTTTGGTTAGATAATTTTTATAATTAGATTGTAGCAACTTAGAATGTATCTACTCCAATTTTACAAGAAAAAGCACGAGATTTTTGTGAACTGCAATTGAGAATTAAAAATGGACTTCGCAATGGAGTGGATGTAAAAAAGGACATGGATGCGGCTGATAATATAGTCAAGACATACAATTTCTAGGCATCAAATGCAAAATCAGCGGCAGATTTTGAGTCTGTTGGAGAGTTAATGGTATATTATGGTAAAAAAGGGTGGCACCCCAACTGGCATACCGAACCACAAGATTCCATTGATTTTATGATGGAAAATATTCAAAATTATTTGAAACGTTTAGTTATTAATGAGGGTAATTTTGCGGAACAAGTTGAAGATAAACGTGAAAGATATAATATGACTGAAAGATTAGAAAAAATTGAAAATGAAAAAGTTGATTTTGATGAAACTGCTAATATTGATTATGAAAATAGTGATGAACTTGCCGCCGAACTTGGAGAGGGAGGGGGTATAGATGAATGATTTAGAAGAGGTTGTATTAAGAGATGGTATACCAATTGAAAAAGGTATAGTTCTTACGAAAGAATATTTAGATAATAATTAGGAATTGTTTACTAAATATTTAAACTTTTGGATTAAATATCCAGATCTATTTTTGGATGCAATTCAAGATTCAACTGATGCAATTAACTTTCATTTAAAGCCATTCCAACGTGTAGCTTTGCGCGCGAGTATGCGTTATAGGTATCATTTTTGGACAGCTACACGTGCAACGTCTAAATCGTTCACAGCATATTTAAGTGCGTTAGTTCGTGCAGTATTATTACCAAATTCAACTTTAATGATTGTATCTGATACAAAGGGAACGGTTATTAAGATTGCAGAAGCAAAATTTGAAGAAATTTTTCGTCACTGGCCTTTACTTCGTAATGAGCTAAAGACCCGATAGGATGATGGTAAAACAGGTATTAAATCTAGTTCTAACTATTATGAAATTTATTTAAAGAATGGCAGTATGATTAGTGTTATCTCTAAAGATACGTCAAGAGGTCTACGTGCCACAGGCGCAGTTCTAGAAGAGTGTGCATTAATTGAAGAAGTTCCTTTTAACGAAGTTATTTGGCCTCAGATGAATATTGCGCGAAAAGAAGTTGATGGAACACTTAATCCTGAAGAGCCTGCAGCATCTCAGACCTTCATTACTACTGCAGCTGAACGCACGGTATTTATGTATTAGAAATTAATTGAGATTACTGTAAACGCTGTATTGCGACCGAAAGAATACTTCTCATGGGGCTTATCCTATGAAGTACCGCTTCATTATGGACTTATTAATAAAGAGACATTAATGGACCAGCGTTATTCTAATACTGTTAGTGAAGATAGCTTTGCGCGTGAATCTCTCTCAATATGGAGCGGCAATAGTGCAGATGCTTGGTTAGATTCACGTAGATTAAATAGACATCGTTCTTTATTATATTGTGAACGTGAAGCACATAAATTACCAGATGGCGGATTCTATTTAATTGGTGTTGACGTTGCTCGTTATGGTGCGAATACTGCTGTTATGGTAGTTAAAGTATTACCTGGAGTACAACGTTTTAAAAAGAATGTTGTATATACAGAAGTAATACATGGAGAAAATTATATTACAGTACAAGCACCAAGAATTAAAAAATTAATTTAGTTATATAATCCGCGCGAAATTATTATCGACGGTAATGGACCTGGTATTGGTTTAATGGATGCTATGGTACTTCCATCCTTTGATCCAAAAACTGGTGAACAATTTCCAGCGTATTATACATTTAATGATGAGAATCATTTACCTCCAGAAATGCATGATGAAGTAAATGAGCCTGTTCAAAAATATAATGCAATTATATATGATGTAAAAGCTTCTGCTTCTAATGAAGATGAAATTCATGCGGCTTTTCTTACTTCAATTAATAATGGTTCAACTGCATTTTTAGCACATGAACGCGTGGTTAAAGATAAATTAATGTAGACTAAAAAGGGCCAAAGAATGACTTCCTATGATAGACGAGTATTCTTATTACCATATGAAATGACTTCACGATTAATGGATGAACTTAATAATTTAAGACTAAAACCTACAGGTGTAGAAAATAAATATAAAGTAGAACGTATTTCAAAATCCATTGAAAAAGATAGATTTTCTGCACTAGAATATGCTATGTACCGTATTAAGTATTATGAAGATAAAGAAATTTTCCGTAGGAGAAAAAAGAATATTGATTCATTTGGCTTTTTCACTCCTAAAAATAGGAGGTGATTTTTGTGAGTTAGGATTTTTTAACGATGTTTAAGAAACCATAGTTTAGAATAAACTATGTTCCTATGGACTCTCGTGAACGCACCTCTCGTTGGGGCGGCCATAGATAGAATAGCGTTTATAGAGATTTTACGCTAGAAGAAATTGAAGATATAATTCGCTCTGGCGAGATTTCCGCTATTCGTGAGCTGTCTCGTTATTATTATAGAACGAACGGGCGTTATCGTAATAGTATAGATTTCCTTGCGAGTCTTCCACTATATGATACTGTTGTTACACCAATATATGAAGTTGGAAAAGGTTCTAAAACACAAATTATAAAAGCATTTTATAATGCATGTGCTTTTGTAGAAGCATTAGATGTTAAAAATACATTAACACGTATTACTAGAGAATGGTTAAAATCCGGCATATATTATGGTATTTTACAGGAATATGGAGATAAAGTAGTGGTACAAGATTTACCAGTTGAATATTGTCGTACTCGTTTTAAAGATTTTAATAATTTAAGTATTCTTGAATTTAATATTCAATATTTTATTACATCATATTCTGATGATAATGTGCGTGAAGCGGCAGTGTTAAATTTTCCAGATGTAATTCAAAAAGCTTGGAGAGATTGGAAAAATAATAAATTAGATAATCCTTGGATTATGGTGCCAGCAATGAGTGGCGGGGTAGTTTTCTGTTTTGCAGAAGATTAGACTCCATTATTCTTAGCTGCTATACCTGAATTAGCTAAATTAAAAGATGCCGTAAAACGTGAAGAAAAACGTGATGAAAATGAATTATATAAATTATTAATTCATAAAATGCCGACTGATAGTAATGGACATTTAATCTTTGAATTAGATGAAATCGCGGAAATTCATGCTGGTATTGCTAATATGCTTTCTAGTTTAGATACAGTTGATGTATTAACTACTTTAGGTGATGCAACTTTAGAAAATTTACAAGATACATCTGCTGCATCATAGGCGAATAATCGTATTGAAAAATATAGTAATAATGCTTGGGATGCTTTAGGAAGTAGTGAATTATTATATAATGCAGATAATAGTTCATCTTTAGCATATGTTATTAAACGATTAGCAGGTCTTACTCGTACATATTTAAATATGTATAGTACATGGATTAAATTTTTAATTAATAGCCGTTTTAATCGTACAGGACTAACATTTGATTTTGAAATTTTACCAACTAATGAATTTAATTTAAAAGATTATACAGGATTTTATTTACAATAGGCACAATTCGGTTATCCACGTATGCGCGCCGGAGTAGCTCTAGGAGTAAAATAGCGTGATTTAGTTAGTGCTATTGACTTTGAGAATGAGTTCTTAAACTTAGATGAAAAGATGATTCCATTAATGTCATCTTATACTCAAACTGGAGATGAAAATTCTTCGAAAAAAAATAAATCTTCAGAAAAAAATAGTAATAGTAATGGTTAGGTAAAAGACATAACTAATAAGGGCGGAAGACCAGAATTAGCTGATGAAGAAAAGTCTTAGAAAACAAGAGCAAATATTGATGCTATGGGTTAAGGAGGAGACTAAAATATGAAAAGAAATATTCCAATTTATTTCGATAATGCTATTATTATGTCACCTGCTGAACCTATCAATGGCTCTACAGGTCTTAATAGATTAAAAGTTGGCGTTTTTACCAAATATGGTAATCGTAATGGTTCTTATATTAAGGATGACGTTGCAGAAATGATGATTGCTAGTGCAACCAAAGGAGATACTCCAGTAGTTGGTTTCTTTGATCCAGAATCAAAGAATTGGGCAAGTCATACTGGACCAACTTTAGCGAGCGCCTATGGCTATGTTGAATATTTTGAAGGATGGCAACCATTTACAGATACGGATGGAGTTCAGCGCGATTATGCGGTTTTCTCTGTTGTGCTATTTACAAAATATTTTAATGAAGCCAATTTTGTTGTTGGACAAAATCAAAGTATGGAACTTGATATTAATTCAATCGAAGGTGATTGGGCAAATATCGGTGATACAGAATATTTTGTCTATACTAAAGCTGAAATCATGGGGCTGTGTATAATTGGTGACCACGAACCATGTTTCTCGGTTTCATCTTTCTTCTCGAAGAATGATGATACTTATAAATCTCAATATGAAAAGTTCTCTTCTCTATTGGCTGATTTGAAGGCTAAGGTGGAAGAGGCAGAAAATCAACCAAATGAAGGAGGGGAACATCAAATGGAAATTGAAATGAATCCCGAAGTAAATGAACCCACTCCTGCACAGGAATTTGAAGCCCCAGCGGCCGAAGAACCTGTAAATCAGGAGCCAGAAGCTCCAGCTGCAGAAGCTGCTGCTGAAGAACCAGCTGCAGAACCAGAACAGGAACCTGCTGCAGAAGAATCTGCAGAAGAACCTGCCGCTGAAGAACCTGCTGCTGAGCCTGAAGGTGAAGAGGGTGCAGAACCCGAAGAACCCGCAGCAGAAGAACCTGCTGTAGATTTTGAAGCACAGATTGCTGAACTTCAGAATCAACTAACTGAAATGACTACTAATTATGAGAATGCTCAAACTCGTATCGCAGAACTTGAGTCCCAGATAACATCCGCGTCTGAAACTGAAGCTACTCTACGTGCTGAGATTGCTACTTATGAAGCCGAGCGTGCTCGTTTAGAAGTAGAACAAAAAACTTCCTTAATTGAACAGTATGCTACTGATTTAACTGAGGAAGAGATTAGCCCAATTCGTGAAGAAATGGATAATTTCTCTTATGAAGAATTGGAAAGCAAACTAGCAGTTTGTTATGCTAAGAAACACATGACTGGCAGTGCTGACAACAAAGTAGTTCCACTACCAGAACCCGTTGTTGATGAATTCGCGTTATTTATGCAGAAATATCGCAAGAATTAAGGAGGAATAACTTATGGCAATGAACAGATTTCCTATTACCAATGTTGTGGGCGATCTAGTTGACCAGCATCGTGATCCCGATGAAAAGCTATATGCCAGCCTAGAACTAAACCAAGTAGCATTCCCAAAGACTGGTATGGTAGTTTCTCAGACCCCTCTCGGAGCCGCATTCACCAAGGCTAATCCTTGTGAAAATGGCATGTGGGTTGTTGCTGACAAGGCCGCTGGTGCTATCAATGCTCCCGCTGCTGCAACCGATTCCCCAATTGGTATTGTTTATACTACAGAAAAAGAATATGACCGTGAACATTATGGTCTACAACGCTTCGGCCGCAAGATCGCTGGGGATTATCCTCGTGTTGGCATCTTAGGTTTAGGCGACACTGTAACTACTAACTGCTTACAGTATGATACCACTGATTTCGCTAATGATACAGCTCTTGATACTGCTCTAAAAGCAATTGGAACTACTCCTCTCTACGTTGCAATTAAAGCTGGTTCTCCAGTTCCTCAGATTGTAGATGAGATTCCACAGGCTGGTATCTATGCTAAGATCGTAAAATATTACACTATACCTAACGGCGGAAAGGGCGTTAAGTATCAGATTATGCGTGTATAATGGAGGTGCGACTTATGAATAAGCTACATATGTTAATGAACGGCGTATTTGGTCGTGCCGTTCCTGCTGAATTTGCAGCAGAAAATTACGATTACGAAGCCGCTCTCCGTGATGAATTAGCAAAGCTAATGACTAAGGATGGCGTACACTTCAATCGTCACGTCTTCAATCGCAATAAAGAAGACGTTTTCGAACTCCTAGAAGAAAATCTACAGGAAGTTCTACCACAGAACGTAAAGAGTGCTCTCGATATGTTCGTCGAAGTAAAGAATTATGCTCAGGGCCAACGCCCAGAGTTCCGCGTAGTTCGCGGTAAGATTCGTGGCAAGCAGTTCGTTACTCGTGCTACCGAATCTGGTAACTATGAAACCTTCCGTCTAGACCGTGATCGCTTTGATCTATACATCCAAGCTATTGGCGGTGCTGGATATGTTGATTTCGAACGTTATCTAGATGGTCTCGAATCCATGACTGATATTTACGAAGTAATTCAAGAAGGTATCGTAGACCGTCTATTTGAAATGGTACAAGGTTGCCTACTTAATTCTTGGAATGCTGCTGGTCGTCCAGCTCGCAACAAGGTTGCAACCAATCAGTTCAATCCTACTGCTATGAAGAAACTATGCAACACCGTTGCTCCTTATGGCAGCCCAATTATCTACTGCACTCCTGAATTTGCTGCTGAAATGGTAAACGCTCTAGTTTATAATGCTAATAACATTAAACTATCTGATGTTGATATGCAGGAAGTTCGTGATCGTGGATATATCGGCAAGTTCTATGGCACTCCAGTTGTTGTAATGCCACAGTCTTGGACCGATGAAACCAATACTAAGCTACAGTTCAACCCAGCATTTGCTTATGTATTACCTGCTGGCAAGGAAAAGATCATTAAGATGGCTTTCGAAGGCTCTCCTTACTTCCGTGAGTGGGATGACCATGAAGGCGATAATTCCTTCACTCTACAGGGCTATGTAAAGGTTGGCGTTGGCCTATTCACCACTCCTAACTATTGGGGCATTTATTATAATGCCGCACTATCTCAGGGTAGCGGTTGGGAAACTGAGAATGCTAGCGTAGTAGCTAATAATGAAATTACTAACTAATTAGTAATATAATGGGAGGGAGGTAATCCCTCCCTCCCAGATTTTCTTTTGGAGATAAAAGGAGGATAATAGTATGTCTATTAGAATTAAAAATATTAGTACGAATTTAGTTTCGTTATATGCGCCAAATGTTCATTTTAATCGTGAACTAATGCCGGGGCGTGAAATTCCTGTTTCATAGGAAGAATATGAAGAACTTACTTTTGACACCGGCTTTATGCAGCTAGTTAATGGACACTATCTGAAGATTCTTGGTGTTGATGAAGAACAGGCTGTAGAAGTTGTTGAAGATATATTCGAGGCTTCTGAAATTGAAAAGATGCTAGTAAATAATGATGTAACTGCTTTTGCAAAGTTTATTCCAAAGGCAACCGATGCTGAAAAAGAGAGTGCAGTTACTCTAGCCGTAGAGCACAAGATTACCAATGCTGGTATTGTGGCCCTAATTAAGAAATACTGCGATGTTGATGTAATCAAGGCTATTGCCGCAAAACACGACGCAGAAGAGAAGTGATGACAAATGGCAACACCCTTCTTAAAGGTTTATGACGCTTTTCTCGCACGCATAACCGCGGACGAGTGGACATTAGAAGAAGAGTTAGCTATCGTAGAACGAGATTGGCAAGAACTTCTCAAAATGGCCATTGCTCGGTTTAAATATCCTCGTGTGAGTTTAGAGTTTGAGGAAGTTGATGCCGCTAATATAGATGACAATTCTCCTCAACTTAAAATATATTAGTTCCAAAACGATTTAACCAATGCAGAAGTTCAAGTTCTTGCTACCTATATGAAGCATGAATGGATTAAGCGTTGCGTTGCAAGCTGGGAACATATAGGCCAGCTTTATACTTCAAAAGATTTCTCCGCAGCAAATCACTTAGATAAGTTAAATGATTTAGAAGCAAAAGTTGCTCTTGAATGTGAGGCAGCAAAAGATGACTATGACAAATCTCGCGGACATGCCCCTTCAGAAATCTTCAGATAGCTTGCAGGAAAAAAGTAGTATACCTAATGCTACTTTTGAAGGCTATAAGAATAAATTAAAAGGGCGATTATATGGCTTATTATGTGAGCGCGAAAAAGACGGAGAATGGGAAAAGTTCCTTGATTCATTAATTATTGAATTACAAGGATTAGGAGCCAATTCAATTAATTGGTGGCCGCTAATGGGTAAGGTGAAGATGCTTAAATATTTGTCATATGAATGGTTTCGTAAGACAATATTTGAGTGTATGAATCTTGTTAGCGGTTTAGAAATGCCTAATGAATTATCTTGATGTATATTTTTCCCGAGTAAATCATTTTGGAGAAACATATGCTGAGCGTATAAAAAATAGTGGGATTGTAGCATTCGAGAAATGGATGGCGCAGTCCCCTTTTACAGTTGTAGATTTATCTGTAGAGCGCGGATTATATTTTAGCGGCATAATCCAAACGAATAAAGATAAAGAAGAAAAAAAGATCATGTATTTATATGTTGCACTTGACATACCGGTTCAAGTTGGAGATATACTTACATGGCGACAAGATAATGGAGCCATTGAAAAGTGGCTTTTATTATAGAAAGAGCATAAAGTGCATGAATAGTATTAGACATTTCAAATTATTAAATGTAATTATAATTTAAGGTGGATTGATGCGAATGGTTATTTGCGTCAATCTTGGGCATACGCTGTTAGTTCTGTTGATAGCAAAGTTAAAGGTAACTTCCGTATGTGGCATAGTTTAATTTCACCGCAACCAAATAAGTTTGCAGAAATTATTATGCCAAGACCGGAATTAACTGGAACCGATGTGGATGAATTAATGCGTGGAATTACATTTATTATTGAAAATGAAGGTTGGGAAGTTATTGAATGCGATTGGACTAGTGTTGAGGGCATTGTATATATGTCTTTGACTGAAAGCAAAGTTAATTATCAATATGATGATAGAGATATTGATGTAGCTGATACTGATAGATATAAATTCCCGGAACTTCCCACAATATACAAATTAGGTGATACAATTATTCCTTAGTTTGAAGCTGATACTTTAAATCAGTGGGAAATTGAATTACGTCCTTCTGATTTTACTTTAGTAAGTGAAGAGCAAGAGCTACCTGGCGAAAAAGAAAAATGGTATTCTGAATTACATTCTATCGCGGCAGGATAGTGCATTATTACGATACGATTAAAGAATAGACCAGCTGTAACTAAAAAAGTAGAAATCACAATTGTTCAAAGAGAAGAAACCTTTACGGCTTATATTGATGGCCCTGATCAGTTACGTCTTGATAGACAAGATAAATATAAGTTAGAAAGTAATCTTCCTTTAACTGGACAAATAACATTTGAAATTCAATCATGGCCAAATATGGATAAGAAAAAAGTGATTGAATATGCTACTTTACGTCAAGATATAGATAAAGATAATAATCTTATACCTAATCAATATGTACTTCATGCAAATGCTCGTAATAATTTAGGAAATATTATTTTAGCAGCAACTTATACTGTTAAAGATGGAAATGACGAAATTATTTTTTAGCAAGTATATACTAAAACTGTTGAAATTATTCCGCTATGGTGAGGTGAGTTAAATGCCTGTAAATGATCCAACTCAAAGGCGATTTGCAGTTATGGGTACAAATGCATTTAACATCGCTAACAAATTAATGACCAATTAGAAATTGTGTCGACTTCTAAAATATTAGGTGCGTGATCCTTTTGATACTGAAAAGTATGAAAATGTTGATGGAGTTTTACTTCTTAATAAACAAATTATGATTACTCCAAAAATTTGGGATAATAGTACGGAGAAAACATCGTATGTAGTCGCATTATTTAATAGTTTTGTAAAAAATGTTATGAATCCAGAATATAAAATTGATAGTATTAGTTTTGATGTGGCTTGTCCATATGACGAATGGGTTTTAAATGGTCATTCATTACGACCTTATCTTATTATGGAAGAAATTGATAAAATGTTCAATGGTGCATAGCTTTCTGGGATTGGTACTTTAGAATTTATACGTGCGGATCGAAATGTTTTTACATCACAAATTGGCGGCTATACGATGTAGTATGAGATAAATGAATTTAACTGATTCGGATACGTTAAAATTTCTTCGCGGGACACCTATATTATTAGAAGACGTATGTGCTGTTTATCCTGCAAAATTAGGTGAAATTGTTGATATAGGTTATGATAATTTTTAGTAGTATTTAAGTATATTAACAAGTACTAAACCTACGGTGGCATATGATAATGATAATGAATTATCATAGTTAATGGCAACTTTAACTGATTTTTAGTATATCCTTTTAATGGCAACATTAGATTTTAAAATTAATACTCTTATAAAAGATGGTTTTAAATTCTTTACTCATGAAGATATATTAATTTCTTTAGAGCCACCACAAATATTAGTTGGTCCTGCATAGGAACAGCATGTCTTGGATGAAGCCAAGTATTATGACTTTTAGCGTCTACTTCGTAGAATGTATTTTCTTGAAACTGAAGGCGATGAGATTGTTATTTATGAAGATGATGATCCTGCCACTAAACGATTAAAGGAGTAGATGCGAAAAAATAGAGAGAAAGTTAGAAGAGCTAAAGCAAAGCAAGCTCAATAGGAAAAATCTGATTTACAACTCTCTGACCTCATTGCTAGTTTAACTATCAATGATTGCGGCCTAAATATGGTAAATATTTGGGATATTACATATTATGCTTTTCACGATTAGCTAAAGCGGATGGGCTGGCGTGACTAGTTTAATATAAATTAGAAAGCAGCCCTTGCGGGTGCGAAATTAAAAAAATCATAGTTAAAACATTGGATGCGTTCCATTGCGAACTCTGACAAATCATGATTTTAAAGGAGGTAACTTTTATGGCTAATGTTAATATTTTTGATAAGTATGGCATTAAAGAGGTTGCCAATGTCTACTTCGAAGCACTCGAAACCGATGAAAAGGCCGGTGTGTATGCTGGTGACATTGTTCTATTCCTCGATACCTTAAAGGTTTCTACCATTGAAACCACTGCAGAAAATACTGCTGCACAAGGCGGTTGGGGCAATCCTAAACTAGTACAGTGGGACTATGGTAAGGAAATCAACATTACTCTAGAAGATGCTCTAATGTCTCTAGAATCCCTACGCTTCATGCTAGGTGGCGCTATCAAGAGCAAAGCTACTGAAACCGAACCAATTATCGTTCGTCATACTGAAGAAGTTGTTTGTGTTGATGGCGGCAAATTACCTTATATTAAGGACCATCTAACTGGTATTAAGTTTGACGGTTCCGAAGGTCCAGCTATCGTAGCTACTTATGCTCATCCAGTTCGTCTCATCAACTTAACCACTGGTGCTCGTACCCAGATTAAGCCTGCTGAGAATGCTGCTGGTGTTACTGTTGGTAAGGATAGCGTTATTACTTTCAAGAATCCTAAGCTAATCGGTGATTCTACCGTTGCTGCAAAGGAAGGCGACCATATTCGTATTTTCTGGGAAGAAGAACTAAAGGGCGCAGGTTCCGAGAAAGAAACCGCGGTTGAAGTTACTATTTCTCCAGATACCTTCCCTGGCACTTATAAGGTAGTTGGCGATACCTTCATGCGTTCTGAGAAGACTGGTAAGGACGAACCATTCCAGTTCATTATCAATAAGGCTAAGGTACAGTCCAACGTTACTATTACTCTACAGGCAGAAGGTGATCCTTCTACTTTCGAAATGACTCTAAACGTACTACGTTCTACCAATGATGCTGGTGAAAATGAAATGATGAAACTCGTTCGTTACAACCTCACCTCTGGTTCTACTGGTACTGCTGGTGACGATATTGGTTCCGTTGCTGCTGCAGCTGCTTCCAATAACGACAATGGCGGAGATACCACCGAAGAAGTAACTGAGGAAATTACTGAATAATTTCAAGGTAAATATAACTAGGGGCAGTAATGCCCCTAGTTTATTTTTATTTAAAGGTGGTGGTGCCACTTGATGGATCAATATTTTGGGCATAAGGAGTTATATTCAGTTGTTCTTCGCGCAAAAACTCCTATGCAATTTGGAGACAGATATATAGAATCGGAAGAGCCAGTACTTTATTTTGATAGTATAAATATGTCTGTCTTATCAGAATAGAATCGTCCTATTATGGCGCGTGGTGGATTTGGTAATATGCCACGAGTAATTTGGGATGAACGTTCAGAAGTAACGTTTTAGTTGGTAGATGGGGTTATGTCATCTGCCGGAATGGGTATTTTACTTGGTTCAAATGTTGTAAAGAAAGAACCTCCAGAGATTCTTTATGTTCCTAAAAAAGAAGGCCCTTTTGAATTAAATGAGAATCATGAACTTTATTTAGAACATTGGCCAGTAGAACCATAGATAAGAAAAACGTTTATATTTGAATATGGGCGTGACGTAGTTTAGAAAAAAGTTTACGGAAAACGTATTACAGATAAAAAAGACCCTTTTGATGATACAAAAAACTTACCATGTATTCAAGTTTTTGAGGATAAAAATTTATCAATTCCCGCAGATATTACTAGAACTTATGTTGTAGATTACTACTATAAATATGAGGATGAAGCGTTAATTTATTCTGTCCAAAAAGAACGCTTCAATGGATTATTCACTTTAGAAGCTAAATTTTATTCTAAAGATGAAAATGAGGGCATTAATTATACGAATGTATTATATATGCCAAAAGTTAGAGTAGTAAGTAATATCAACTTACGCTTGGGAGAAAGGGCCGATCCTACAGTTTCTACTTTTACAGTTATTGGATTACCAGAAACTGTTGGAGATAATAAGAATTTAATAATGCAAATTACTCGTCTAGGACAGGATATAGACAGTGATATATAATAGCCACTTTCTTAGGAAAGTGGCTCTTTTTTTATTATGTGAAAAAAGGAGTGAGGAAAGATGGAGCAATCGGTTAGTATTCCAGTAAGATTGTAGGTGGAAAATTTACAATCAATTATTAATGAATTGTAGGGGAAACTAAGTAATTTAAAGGTTGGCTCTAAAGGATTTAAGGAAGTATAGAATGTTATTAATTCACTTCAACGTGAAATGGATAAATTACAGATACAAACTTCTAAACCTTTTGTAAGTTAGGGCTAGTTTAACGCAGCCGAACGTTCTGTTGGTAAATTAGAAGATGAATTAGAACGTGTCTAGATCACCATGAGTCGTATTAGATTTAGCGACTTAGAGCTAGATCAAGGCCAGCTTGATAAAATTAAAGAATTTGATACACAAATAACTGCTATTAAAAATAGTATTAAAAGTGTAAAAGAAACCGCAAAGCAAGAATTTTTAGGCAGCGAGGGCGGTTTGGCTTGGCTTGGATTCAGTGAAAAGAATGCTGTGGCTGTTAATTAGACTCTAGGACAAATAACTACAGCTGTTAATTTAGCTTTTTCAAAATAGGCAGACGCAGTAGATGCGGCGAAAAAAAAGTTAGAAGATTATAATGCATCTATGTCTCTATCTGGCAAAATAGAGAATTTTACTACATAGATTAGTAAAGCTAGCTCTGTTAAAGATACTAGTAAAATTTTTGGTGACATATATAATTAGATTTTTAATGAAGCTGGAACTGGATTTAAGGCTGGCGGAAAAGGTGGAAGGAATATTCTTACACAGTGGCTTACAGAACAATTTCAGTTAGATGAAAGTTAGGTGCGCGCATTAGTATCAAAAAGTGCTTCTGATGTTCTTACTTCTTTAAAAAATGGAGAATTATAGTCATTAATTAATGAAAAACTAAGTAGTTTAAAAAGTTCTACCTCTGGAACAACTAGTGGTGCATTAGAAGCTGATATTGCTGCGAAAAAAGCAAAATTAAATGAATTATAGCCTGTACTAGATAGTATTTCTAAGGCAAACGAGCGTGTTAGTACTAGTGAAGAAGAATTACGTAGACAACTTGAAGTAACAAAAGCATAGCTATAGGAATACAAAGATAAACAGACTGCTATTGCACGCGGTAATTAGGATATAGCTAATAGTTGTAAGAAAGGGTAGACAGAATTAAGTAATTTTAAAAATACATTAGCATAGACAAATGCCTAGTTCTTATAGACTGAGCGCGCGGTGCGTAATTTTAATTCTATTAAGATGACAATTACTAATTTCATGGGATTTACTCAAGTATTAAATCTTGTAAAACGTGGAATTCGTGAAGCTTTAAATCATATTAAAGAATTAGACTCTGTAATGAATAAGATTTCTATTGTTACAGATATGAGTACTGGAGACTTATGGCAATAGGTTAGTTCTTATTCTGATATGGCAAAACAATATGGCGTTTCTATTAAGGGCGCGTATGAAGTCTCTTAGATTTACTATCAATAGGGTCTACAGACTAAAGATGTATTAACTTTAACTAATGAAACTTTAAAATTAGCTAAAGTTTCTGGTTTAGATTATGCACAGACTACTGACTATATGACAACTGCGTTACGCGGTTTTAAGATGGAAATGTCTGAAGCTTCTACAGTAGTTGATGTATATAGTAATCTAGCAGCACATACTGCCGTAACGCAGGAAGAATTAGCTGTAGCTATGAGTAAAACAGCATCTTCTATGGAATCTGTTGGTTCTTCATTTGAAGAGTCTTCTGCAATGATTGCAACTATGGTAGCCGTTACTCGTGAATCTGCTACTAACATTGGTTCTGCTTTAAAGTCTATTGCGGCTCGTTATGGTGAAATGAAGAAAGACCCTACTGCATTAACAGATGCAGAAGGTGAAGCTTTAGCATACAATAAAGTTGATGCAGCATTACAATCTGTAGGTATTACATTAAAAACTACTGACGGTCAATTCCGTAATTTTACTGATGTTATTTTAGAATTATCAGAAGTATGGGATCAGTTAGATAGTACATAGCAACGTTATATTGCAACTCAATTTGCAGGCAATAGACAACAATCCCGTTTCTTAGCATTAGTAAGTAATAAAGATTTATTAAAAGCTAATTTAAAATATGCTGAAGATAGTGAAGATGTTGGAGATATTTAGGCTTTAAAAGCATTAGATTCTATTGAATCTAAAACGGAACAGGTTAAAGTGGCATATCAAGAACTATACACTACCATTGGCGCACAGGATGCCTGGAAACTAATGCTTGAGGGTGCTTCAAATGTTATGAAGACTATGAAGCAAATGACTCAATCTATGGGGGGTATTCCTGCTGGCGCAATAGTATTAGCATATGATTTTGTTTAGGTAATAAAAACTATAGGATTACATTTATTACAGAGTATTGCTTAGGTTTGGCATAGTGTTTTACCTTAGAATTTACCAGCGTAGGCAGGTACTTTAGGTGAATAGACTGCTGATGAGTTTGGTAATAAATTAATTGCTCGTTTACAGTAGGCTAAAGCGGGAGCACAAATGGCTCAAGAAGTCGCTTAGGATGCTGCGAATGCTGGACGAGATAAAAATACTCCAGCTGGTAAAGAAAAAACAAATGAACAAGCGACTTAGCCGGCGGTAGATGCTGCTGAAAATGCTGTTAAACAAAGTGAGGCTGTAAGTTAGGCTGCTGCATCAGCTGCACAAAGTGCCTAGACGATGGCTAGTGCTTACGAGCGTATGGCTGCTGCAGCGGAGAGAACGGCATAGGCTACTGCTACACTTAATCATTAGTAGACTGGCGGTACTCCAGTTGTTGATAATACTACATCTGGAATAATGATTAATGCCGAACAAATTCAATCTGCTATGTCAGCTACTAATTTATCTTTAGCACCAATTGAAGCAATTACTAATGCAACCAATCAATTAAATGGTAGTGAAGTTGGTTAGTCTATTTTATAGTCTTTTAAAGCTGCATTAGACAGTATAGATATGTCCGCGGCGGATGCTGGAGATAAGTTACAAGCTACAATTTAGAGTTTTGTTGAACGTGTTAAAGCAACTGGAATAGATTTTTCTGAAGCTGGTAAATATAGTGGTTCGTAGGTTGCTACTGGTATAGCTATTGGTATTTCGGAAAATCTTGCTTCTGCAACTACTTAGGCTTCAGCCGGCGGTAATGCTATTATTGAAGCTTTAAAGAGCGGTATGGGAGTAGCCTCACCTTCTGTTCCGGCTATACAGGCAGCCAGATTTGTTATGTCTGGTGCAAAGATAGGATTAGAAGAAGGATTAGAGGAAGCTACAAATGCAGCAAAAGACGGCGGTGTTGCAATTGTTTCTGCTTTAAGAGAAGGGCTAGAATCTAAACCAGTAGATTTAAATACTCTAATTCCTTTTAAACAAGCAGAAGATTTGACTCAAATTGAAGATTTAGATGCTTATTTAGAAGAGTTTAGAAATAGACGCACAAAACTATTAGAAGCATTTTAGTCAGATCCTGATTTATATGCTAGAACTATTCAAACTGAAGCAAAAGCATAGATTCAAAAAGTTGAATCCGCTGCTGAAAAGGATAGAACTGCAGCGACAGAAAGATTTCATCAAACAGAAGCTTATACAAATTATGCCGCACTTCGTAAGGAGATGTGGACTCCAGATAAATTTCAAACGGAAGAAGATGCGTAGAGACGCGCGAATGAATTAGCAGAAAAGATTGCAGAAGATAGAGCATTATTAAGTCCAGAGAAAATTACGGAAAAACGTAATGAAATTGCTGGTAAAATGTTACAAGAAGAGCAAAAAAAGCTTGGATTGGAGACTCTTCGATCACACTATAGTTAGGCCATGTAGAATAATGGGCAACTTAAGCTTGGAGATAGAAAAATAACTGCAGATCAATTAAGAACTGAAATACAGGCCGTTGAAAAGCAAGCAAGATAGAATAGAGATGCAAGATCTGATGAAATTGAAGCAAAAGTTAGAGAAGAGTAGAATACAATTCGTTCACGTATTAGTGCCAATGAGGCTGAATATGACCGAGTAAGTGGGATTGCATTTAATGGAGTTAAATCACAATTTACTCCAGAACAATGGGAACGTTATCAAAATGCTTAGTCTGACTATAAGTTTGAAAAGAAGGCTTATGATGAAGAAATAAAAAAAATTAATGGAGATGAAGCAGCCGCTGTTGCCGCGGTAAGAGAGAGATTTAATCCATTAAAGAAAGAAAATATTGAAAGTACATTAAACAGTTCGTTTGGTTCAGCTTATGCTACTGCTGAATCTAGAGTTAATGAAGAAAAAGCACGTCGTGCTGAAATTCAAAAACAAGAAGATGAACGTCGTCAGCAAGAAGAAGCGCGCAAACAAGAAGAAGAAGCGAAAAGATAGGCTGAAATTCAAAAACAACAAGAAGAAGAACGTAAACAACAAGAAGAAATACGTAAATAGCAAGAAGAACAGCGTAGATAGCAAGAAGAGGCTCGTAGACAAGAAGAAGAAACTCGTAAATAGCAAGAAGCAGAAGAAGCTAAAAGGCAAGCTGAAATTCAAAGGTAGTAGGAAGAGGCGCGAAAGCAGCAAGAAGAAGCAGAATATCGCAAACAATATCCAGATCGAACTGAAAGTGATGTTCGTGCAATGGCTACAGCTTATAAGAAAGAATAGGAACAGAAAAAGATTTTCGAAGAAGCACGTAGTCAACATGCAGATATTGATGCGCGTCGAAAAGGCGTTTATGAACAATATAGTGGTATTTATGGCGCGTTACATCGTAAAGAAAAAAATGCAGAATTAGATTATTTAAATTCACAAGAGCGATAGGGAGATGCTGAGCGTCAATAGAGGCTTAGGGAAATTAATTACACTCGCGAAGATATGGCGTTAGTAGGATAGATAGGTACTTTAAAAGGTAGTGATTTAGAACTATTCCGTCAATTAACTTCGCCGGGTGGATAGGAAAACATATAGGCGCCTGTATCTGTAACTCCTGATACATCTTCTGCTGAAGAGGCTGGTCAACAATTAGGTGAAACTGTAAAAGAAAAAGTTGAGGAAAATAAACCACAGGTCGGCGTAGACGTAAGTCAATAGGATAATACCGATGAATTAATTTCAAAATGGCAACGTTTAAAAGAAATTCAAGAATCTATTAAAAGTGGTACTGGGGATATTGATGCATTAAAGGATGAGAGAAAAGGACTAGTAAAAGATTTAAATACATCTTATAATGTGTCTCCGGAAGCTATTTAGAAAAGGATTGACCAATTACAGCAGTAGCCAACAGAACAATAGTAGACAACTGTTTAGTAGCCATAGATTACTGGTGCAGACTAGGCCGGTACATAGGCTGGACAACAAGTTGCTAGTAGTGAGCAGGCGGCATTAGATAGTGCCCCGCCACAAGCTCCAGCGGTAGCAGGAACTTCTGAATCTGGAGAAACTGCTGGACAATAGGTATCTTAGGGCGAATAGGCTGCATTACAAAGTAATCCTCCACAACAGCCAGAAGTTTAGGGTACACCAGAAGCTGGATAGAAGGCTGGTGAATAGATGGCTGAAGCTGCATAGGCAGCATTTAAACCACCAGAATTATCTAATTCAGCATTTAATGTATTTGATTCCAATGGAATTCAATAGACAGTGGAATCTATTACTGCAATACTTGAAAAAATTGGTACAGTATCTGATGCATAGAAAGCAAAATTATTAGAACTATTTAATACCGAAGGAAAATTAGGAGATTTTGTAACAGAATATAATAAAGTTATCGGTATTACTGAACCGAGTAAACAAGGATAGCAAAGTACATTCGTTGCACCAACTGATGCAGTAGGCGCGAGTGTTTATAATAATCCAATGACCAATCCTATGGTCAGCATGAGTAGTTTCTCTGCGACTCCACCAGAAGTAGATACATCTGCATAGGTTGCACAAATTTAGGCATTAATTGATAAATTAGTAGAAATGAAGGCTATTACTGGAGAAAATGCTGATGCTATGCGAGCAATGCTTGAAGGGGCAAATCCTGCACAATTAACTGCGATGCAAGCTACTTTACAAAGTGCTCTGCGTCAAACTGGTAATACCGCTGTTGAAACTGGACAAAAAGTTTAGAATATGGGTAAGAGCTTCTAGACTATTGGTTCAGCTGTTCGTATGCTTTCTAGTATTACTGGATTAAGTAAGGAAGCTAAAGGTAGCATCATGGTTCTTGGTGGAGCTATTACTGGTCTTGGTGCGGTTATTCAGCTAGTTCATAAAACTAGTAAAGCTGCAGCCGCTTCAAATCCATGGATGGCTATTGCAATGGCAATTGTTGCTGTTGTTAATGGTATTATGATGTTATTTGAAACTCCAGCGCAACGATTAGAACGTTTAAATGAAGAAGCTGATAAATTAAATACTAAAGCTAAAGAAGCTAAAGCGGATTATAAAACTTTAGATAATACTTCTAAAAAATTAAAGGAATTAGAAGAAAAACGTTATGATAGTGCTGAAGCTACAGAAGAATATTAGACTGCAGTTGATGAATTAGCGGAAAAGTTCCCTGGCTTAATTGAAGGTTTTGATGAAGCGGGGGAAGTTATTATTAGTACTTCTTCTTTAGAAGATGAGTTGGCCGCGGCTAGAGAAAGAACTGCTGATGCCACTTATAATGCTGCACGCGCTGAACGCGAGGCATTAGAAGAAAAATTAAAGTAGGATGTAGGAAAAATTAAAGCAGGAAATATAAAAGCTGGCCCTTCCGTAAATGACGCATATGAAAAAGGTACTAGTCTTATGCAGGCCACTGGTGCAACGGTAGAATAGTTTTCATGGTAGTACTAGAAGGATCCGAAGAAGGATACCTGGCAAGAAGCTAGTAATAAATTTGCTTTCTTTGACTCAGACGATCTACGTACTGAAATGTTTACTAATCATGATTATGCTAGTTATGATGGTGTATATACAAATATAAGTCTTGGATAGGGCGAGAATTACGTTACTGATTTAATTAATGGTGAATTTGATGAGGACTATGGTATCCCTGAGAAATATGATAGTTTCTTATCATTTTTACGTGATAGTAGATTTAGAGGTGCAGACGGTAATACTATTGATCTTCCTAAAATTTATAATTTCGTATCTGCATTAGAAAAAGGAACTTCAAGTTTATATGAGCTATCTGACGCAGAAAGAGAAGCATTAGGAATACAAGAAAGTGAATTAAATTAGTATTCCACTGTTTCTGAGTGGGCAGAAGCGCATGGAATGAACTATGATTGGCTTTCTTCTGGAAGAGACATCGGCGATGATATGCTTGCTTATTTTAGCGCAGTTGGCTTAAATAATAATCAATCAGCTTTTGCATATGAAGATACTAGAAGCTTAGTAGATAATGCTGAATTATTGTCATCATTAAATAATTAGGAATTAATAGAAGGAACTAGCAATGATATTGAACTTGTGGCGAAGGCGCGGGATGCCTTTTATAAAGCACGTTAGGAAGACGATTTATCAGCCATGCGCGCAGCGTGGGAAGATTTATTAACTTTAGAACGTGCAATTGATCCAGACGATAACGCAATGGCATATCTACGGCTATGGTATGAAGAATTTCATGCCGAATTAGGTGATGTAGGCACTATATTAAAAGATGCAACAAGTGATACAAAGTCACTTAGTGGCGCATATAAGAAGGAGATTAGCAGTAAATTTAAGTAGATTTTTGAAGGGGAATAGCGTTTTTTTGATGATGAATCTGGATTAAGTGGAATTATTACTTCTACTGTATATGACAGATTTACGGAAGAAAAAGAAAGAAATCCTAAATTAAAATTAGATGAATGGTTAAGAACTAATGCTTATTCTATGGCTGACAAGTATGGTATTGTTATGGAAAAATTTTGGACTAGTCTTGGAGCGGATGAGCAAGAGTTATTAACTACTATGCTTAAAGATACTGATTCTTATGATTTTGAAGATATAGTATAGCAATTTGGTATTCAGCCTGGTACTGAATTGTATACTATGTTAGAAGCATATTATAAGAAAATATCTGGTAATATTTAGGAACGTTTAGCTAATAAATTTGAAAATTCTGATTTATTTACCTTGAATGATGAAGGAACTAATCAGGATATGGTGGCTTTGGGTGAAAAATTTAAAGCTCATGGAAAAACGGCCACAACAACATAGGAAGAACGTTTCTTAAATAAAGTGTATTCTGAAGTTGATACCTTAGCTTAGGCAGGTTATACACAAAAGGCAGTTGCATATGGAGAGAAAGCTTTAGCCTTACTTGATAGCGTAAATGGTATTACTGATGCAGTTACTAAAAACAAAGTGTTTGATTTAATTGAGAAAAATGGTATATCAACTATTGAAGGTATTGATGATACTATTAGATCAATTGAAAATGATGAAACAATTGACGCTGAAACAAAGACTGCCATGATCACCGCGTTACAACAAACTAAAAAAGATTTAATTACTAATATAGGTTTAGCGTTATAGACTGCCGCAGATAGTTATTTAGAGGCCTGGAAAACTGATAGTAAAACATTAGGTAAATTAACTAGTGGTCTTGATTTGACCGATGTTGATACTTTAATTCAAAGTGATGCTGGTATTGATATGGGTCTTTCTATGGATGACTTTATTAGTGATGGTAATAAATTAGTATTAAAAGCTAACCAGGCTGAATTGTATATTAAATCATATTTTGAAGCATAGCGTACTAAGTTAGGTACTTATCGAGGTCAATTAGAAGCTGTTCTTGGTAAATGGGGTAAGAAAGGTGTAGATGGTAAAATTGATCCTGGTATGTATAATGATCGTATTTTAAATCAGGATGCGCAAGCTGAAATCGAATCATTAATTGGTGTTGGTAATTTACAAACCTATGCTAGATGGGATGCAGCAGAACAATACTGGGTTGTTACTAATGCCTAGGGATTAAATGATGCTATTACACAAGGCTATGATAATGCTAATTAGTAGTTAGAATTATATGGCAACTATTTAGATTGGTCTGAAGAATCTATTATCAAATCAACCCAATGGAAAGCTGGTAATTATAGTTCATTAAAGAAAATATTTAAATTATCTGATACTGATAACGCAGGATTAGAACGTAATTTAAAAACATTATTAAGAAGTGGCAGTGCGGCGTTAGAAGCATATAAAGACACTCCAGATGTAAAGAATGCTGTTACATAGATTCGTAGTGCGCTTTCTACTTTTATGTCTGATGCTATTACAAAAGGTATAGATAAAATTGATATTGCTGATTATGAAGGCTTACCAACTTGGATTGTTTCAGATTTTAAGAAGACTGCTTTTAAGAGTAAATATGAATTTGTATAGAAATATGTTCAATATTTAGGCGATGATGTAGAAGCTATTAATGATATGATTATTTCTGCATTGGAAGCTGATAATGAGCGTACTTCTGGTGATGTAATTAAAGATCTTAATTTCTTTAGTGAGAGGTAGTTCTCTGCCACTGGTTCTGAACTTAAAACACTAGCAAATAAGTTTGGATTAAATTTAGCTGACTTATTTGCTCAAGGATATGCTTGGTATGATAAAGAATTGGGTGAATATGTTGTTAATTATCAAGCAATTGCTGCTAGTGGATTATATCCAGATTTTGACTTAACTGCGGTTGAAGGTTTCCATGAAACTGTACAAGATAGCATTAATGAATTTTGGAATAAATTAGGTAGTTTAGTTAAAAAAGGTTTAACAGGATCATTATCTAATACTGAAGTAAAGTAGCTTAGAGAAATGGCAAAATAGACTCATTTTGGAGGAGAGTTAAATTTTGATCAAACTGCAGAAGGATTAAGATTAAGTGAACAATCAGCATATGCTTTATATGGTCATTTAAAAAATACTAATTCCTTATAGGCTAATTTAATGTTCAAAGAAATGAAAGATGACTTAATTGAAGCTGATGAACATTATTAGTCTATAAGTGCTAATACCGCGAGAATTGCTGTATTAGAGGGAAAAGTTAATACTGCAAAAGTAGTTGGACAAGGTTATTAGACTCAAGCGGGTAATGTAGATTTAGTTGCTCATGCTACGCATCAAATTACTGGTCAAGAGATGCGCGCTGCTGGTTGGAAGGAATATACTGATACTGATTATGCTACACTTGATACTGTTACTTATAGTGGTAAAGAACATGGCACAAATGTAGTATTAAATATTACTCCAATTACTAATGATGGTACTGAAATATTAAGTCCTGAAGATTTAGATGCCTATGCAGCGAGTTTATTAGAAGGCGGCGGCACTGCGGATGAGATTATGCTTCGTGATACTAAGCATTTAGTTATGGGAGCTTGGGATGTTGATGTATCTAATAGTGACGCATTAGCAGACGGTCTTGCGCGGGCTGGAGAAGAAGCTAATAGATTGCATGAAGAATCTGATTTGATTGCTCAAAATATAGATTCATGGGATGCTCCTAATGATGCTCGTATTAAATAGTATGAACAAGAATTAGCTCTGGCAAAAGAAATTGAGCAAGTACGTTCTACTACTGAAGATTCTTCATTTGATTTTATGTCAAATAAGATTCCAGGTGCACAAAATAATCCAATTAAGTATTTTGAAAGCTGGGGCAAGGCTTGGAAAACATTAAAAGAAAGTTTTAAATCTACAACTGATAAGGGTATGATTGGTTATCAAGATTTCTATAATATTATGACAGAAATGGGTAATATTGCTAAGAAAAGTGGTGTTCCAATTAAACTTGGTTCAGAAATGTTTGTAGAAGATGCTGAGAGTGCGTCACGATTAATTGAGAAGGGCGCGAAATTTTTAACAGTTGCATCTGATGGTTCTATTAAAGTAGATTTAAGTCAATTTGGTATTGATTTTGAAACTGGCGCCGCGGATATGAAAGACGGAGTTAATGCTGGTATTAAAGCCATGGCTAAATCTTAGGTAGAAATGCTCGATGGTATGATTAAATTAATGGAAACTATCGTAGCAATGGAAAAATTAAAATCTGTAGATGTAAATGCAGATAATAAAATTGACCTAGGAGAAATGTTTACATCTGTAGAGTTCAATACAGATGGTTCTATTGCGGCCCTTGGTGCATTTAAACAAGAGTGGTTAGATGCAAAAAATGATTTATTGGAGTTCCTTGATTCAGAAGATGGCGCAGATGTAAAAGCTGCAATGCAAAATACTAAAATTACATTTAATGGTATTACTCAATCCATGTATGATTTATTCGATATTTCTGATGAAGAGTTAAATAACATGGATACTGCAGCTAAAGAGCGTTACCATGCTATTATGAGTGCTTTCTATAATGCAGCAATGTCTGGTGATTATAGTAATGAAAGTATTATGCAATCTATTAAAGATGTATTAATTAGTACTGGATATGAAGGCGACATTGATATTGGTGATTTACATATTACTATACATTAGGGAGTAGCTCTTGAACGTGATAGCGATAACAATTATGTAATTGGTGATTATAAAACTCCAGATCCAGATTAGGCTGTTCGAGCGGCCGCTTTATAGAATGCTGGTGTTGAGGAAATTACTGATTCTGCAAGCCATGTAGATTTTGGTACCGAAGTTGAACTATCTGGTGAATTAAAAGTTGGTAAAAATCGCATTGCAGTGGGTTAGACTGATCAAGGAGATACAATTTATCATTCTAATACAACCGGTGGTAATTATGATTCAATGAGTGAATTAATTGCCGCGGAATTTAAATTTAAACAAGATAATAATGAAACCGCGGCTGAAACTTTACCAGAATTTGAAATTGAAGCTGGTTATAAAATTATTCCTAAAATTACTGATGAAGGTGCAACAGTCACTAAAAATCAATTAAAGGCTTTAATTGGTAAATCTGCAGCCGATTTACAAAATGAATGGGGTTCAACCGAAAAAGAACATATTAAATTTAAAGCTAAATATGGTATTGAATGGGTAGAAGGTTCTACAGATGCTGATTTAGACGCATTAAGAGAAGCTAGCGGATTAGAAAGTAAAGTAGTAGATATTACTGCCAATGTTGATGCTGGCGGTACTCATGAAAAACTTGTTGAAGCTATTGAATCTGGTAGTGCAGAAGTAAAAGTTAAGGTTACTTTAGATACTGAAGGCGCAGATCAATCTATTCTTAATTTACTTACTGGTAGCGCTAATCCTGGTGATGGGGGACAATCTCCAATTACATTCCCAGAAGGTTCGATAACTCCAGACATTCCCGAAACGTTACCTGTCGAATCCGCTCCAAAATTAGAATATAAAGGTACTGATAAGATTGTACTTGATATTGGTGAGGCACCTGTTGAAGCTACTGTTAAAGGTGTAACTCCTGTTTTACCAGAAGGTACTACTGAATATAAATTATCAACAACCATACCTCAAATTAAAGGTGAAGCGATAGAGTTAGCAATTACACCAGGTACTGTTGGTATTGGCAGCGATAATATTACATTGACTGATAAAGTATCAACTACTGGTACTACTGATTACATTAGTTTGAGTACTGATCCAGATATTACAGCACAACTAGTCGGAGATGGCGATGATAATACTGTTGATGTAGGTTCAATTACTGGGGATATTGCTGGTACTGCAACTAATTTAATAATTAATTCTGTGAGTTTTACACAATTAGGCGAAGACGCAGACGTAGAAATTTCTGATATGATTCCAGAAATCACTGGTGAAGCTACTACTTTAAAGATTACTGCATAGAATACTGAGGTTGAAGGTGGTTTATCAAATACAGAAATTACTGCTATGCTAGAAGGCACAACCGTTAAAGTTACAGTTGATAAAGGTACTTCTATTACAGATTTAGAAGCCGTTTAGACTGCGGCGGATGATACAGATGAAAAAGAACCAGAAGTCAGTGTTTCTACTGATGGAGAGGATGCGAAGTCAACGTTAAATGACTTAATTACTTTAGCTCAACAATTAGCTGATATTGATCCATCTATTCTTATTACTGCTAGTGATCATGCTTCTAGTTTTATTTCAAATATTATTTCAAAATTAAGAGAATTAGATAACAAAACATTTACTGCAACAGTAAAAGCTCAAGTACAATCTGAGGGTGGCGGCAATGCTAGCGGTACTGTTGGTATGGCTAAAGCTGGCGGCACTTTAATGGGTGAACTTGGTCCAGAAATGGTTGTATCTAATGGACGATATTTTGTTGTAGGACAAAATGGACCAGAAATGGTAAATCTTGCTAGTGATGCTATAGTATTTAATCATTTATAGACTAAATCACTGCTTGCAAAAGGAATGTCTTCTACTCGTGGATAGGCCGTCACAAATGAACGTAATGCCGTTGCTTTTGCTACAGGTAATATCAATGGCGGACCTGCGATGGCAAGTGCTTCTTCAGTACTTGCTACTTTGAAGCAATTAAAAGCTCAGTGGGAAGCATTAGCAAAACTTGATGTAGGCTCTCTCGCCGGCGCCGGAGGCGGTGGCGGTGGAGGCGGCGGTGGCGGAAATGACCAACAAGCCCGCGCTGCATGGATTACTCAAGTTGAGCGTTGGTATAATTTAATGCAAAAAATTGCTCAATGCGAGAAAGATATTACTCATGAAGAAACACTACGTACAAAGCTTAATTCTGACTTTAATAAAAATGGTAAAGCATATTATGATAGTCAAATTAGAAGTTTAAAAGTTCTTCAAGATTAGATGATTGCTCAAGAAGAATTAAATATTTCTAAAAAAGAATACTTTAATCAACGTCGTGAGCAATTAAATACTGCAAATGGTCCGTTTAATCAGCTTTATTCGTTTGATGAAAATGGTTAGTTAAAGTATAATGATAATTATCAATTTACCACTTCTGAAGGAAAACAACTAACTGGTGGATTTGCTTTCTTATCTGAATTAATGAAAGTAGACGAAATGGGTACACCAAAATATTCTTCTGAAGAATAGTATAATATGCTAGTGCAAGCTGGATTTAAAGATTTCATGCAATATGACACTTCTGGTAAAGAAATATTAAAGCCAGAAGATGAAAAGGGAGATATGAGTTCTTTCTATAGTTCTTCCATTCAAGCATTATTTGATCATATGAATGCATAGAAAGATGAAATGTAGAATTTACATGATACTATTGAAGAAGGAGAAAATAGTTTACTAGAATTACAAACTTAGTAGAATGAAATTCTAAAAGAAATTCGTGATAACTAGATGGCTGTTGAAGATGCTGTTCTTGAGGCAATTATTGATCAGCGTCAGCGCGCGATTGATAAATTAAGTGATGAACGTTCTGCTTTAGAAAAATCTACTTCTAAATATATTGAAGGTTTATCAGATGCACTTAATAAAGAACGTGATATGTATGAACGTAATGAAAGTTCTGAAGAACTTAATAAAATGCGTAGATAGCTAGCTATTCTACAGCGTTCTGGTGGTTCAGGTAGTTAGATTAGTTCATTATAGACTTCTATCAGAACTAAAGAAAAAGATACATATTTTGAAGAACAATAGCGTTAGATTGATGCTATTCAAGAAGCATCTGACTTACAACTTGAAAGACTAGATGCCCAAATTGAATTAATGACCGAAACTCTTGAATATGAAAAAGACCATGGGATGCTCTGGGAAGCGGTTTATCAAAAGATGGCTGAAACTCCAGAAGAAATTACAGCTTTCATAATGGAAGAAAATAGTAAATATTGGTCGATGTCTCCATTAAAGAGTTCTGAGGAAATGAATAATATTTTATTCTAGTCTGAAGCTTGGACTGCTTTTAGAGACAGTCAAAACGAAGCTTTGAATAAGGCAAATGCCGCGTTAGCAGATGAGGGTACAACTATTGCACAAGCCGTTTATGGTGCGGATAACTCCTGGTCTATCTTTACTACTGCAATGGGGAACTTATATGGTGATCAATGGGCTAAGTTAGCTTCTGATTATAAGCCAATATTTGGCCAGAATATGGCGCAAACCGGAGATATCACTAAAGCTACTACTGATTTAACTACAAAGATAAGTTAGGATCTTGGAACATTAGGAGATAAATTAGTAAGTGCATTAAGTAAACCTGATCCAGTCAGTGTATCTCCTAATACTGATACTGATAATAATTCTTCTACATCGTCTAATACACCCGCAACTCCAACTAAAAAGACCACTCCTCCTAAAAATAATACTATAACTGTTTATGAAGTAACAGTAAATGGTAAAACATAGACCTTTACCAATGAATCAGATGCACAACGATATCGGTCAGCGGCTGCGGCTGGATATGGCAGTGCTCTTAGTGCTGGTTATTCATAGAGTGGAAAATCTCCAGCTGAAATTAAAAAATTAGCAGATGCATATATTGCGTCTAAAGTTTCAGGTGTAAAAAAAGTAACAAAGAAAAAAGCTAGTGGCGGTTATGTTAATCATGGTGTATACGAATTAGGTGAATTAGGTACTGAAACAGTATTAACTGCAGGTTAGACTAAAATTTTACGTGATAATATTTTATCAGATAGACCAAATTCATTGTTATCATTACTTAAGAGTTATAATGAAAATTATAATCATATTAATGATTATACTTAGAGTATGTCTAATGATGATGACAAATCTATTAATATTGAAAATGTATCCGTTAATATGAATATTGAAGAAATTGCAAATGATTATGACGCACAACGTGCTGGTGAGCAAGCAATGGCTAAGATAATTGAAATTGCACGCAAAACTAGCGCAAAGAATAGCATAAGGAGGTAAAAGGAGTATGCCAACTATAAATTATATTGAGGGTTATGAACCTATAACAACTCGTGAAAAACGAGGACAAGTATATATGGCGACTCATAAAGGGGAGAATTATCTCCCCTTTATGAATCGTTCTTTTATTAGTTTTTCTTTTGGAGAACGAGATGGTACACCTGTTAATATTGAAGATTTTAATTTAATTGCTACAACAGATGGTGATAGAATTAAAAGAAACGGATTTTCAGATTTTGAAGATTTGGTTACTTCTTATGATATTCTTGATGGTCAATTTTATTGGGGCACATACTATAAAAATAATTCATTGTCATTAACCTTATCTACAGATGGTATATCCCAAGAACAGTTAGATGATTTTTTACATTGGTTTTAGGCTGGAAAAATTCGTGAATTAGTTTTAGCGGAGCATCCTAATCGCGCGGTGATGGCTCGTGTGTCATCACCGCCGGGCCTATCTTTATTACCATTCGAATTACCAGCTACAGTTACAATTGCTGGTAAAACATATAAGACTAGTACCACATTATGGAAAGGTGATATTTCATTAGAATTCGTTATGGATGAGCCTTTTTGGTACTCTAAAGTTAATATATTTGGAAAAAGAGATACTAATGGTGTATATCATGATACATGGACGGACGCCAATGGAAATTTAATTAATGTATTGAATGAAAATGTTAATCAAGATGTTATGAAAATTGTTTTAGAAGATGGTATTCCAATTAGCAGTATGCTTACATCTTCTATGATTTTAGGTAATAATATCTATGCTAATTTAGATGACGGGTATGATGGCATGATCGCGCGTGATACTATTTATGTTACATTTACGCGTGATAATGATAATATTATTGTTTATTTAGGTACTGGTGATTATATTAGACATGAGTTAATCACATTTGTAGTTGATGAGCAATTACCAATAGAATCTATTGCGGATTATTTACCGAGTATTAATAAAGCTACTACAAGTATTGCTCCTGTATATAGTATTTATAATGTTCCTGAGATTACTTATACGAGTTTATATGATACAATAAATATGGCTTTAAATACTTATGGAGAAGAATCATATGCATATGCTGATATGGACACTACAGAATAGTGTATTATTGCAGAAATATTACAAGATGGTTCAGTATATGGAGCATTGATTTCTGGTCCGCATATGTCAGAATCTACTGGTATATTAAATTTAACTCCTGGAGAATATGGATATTTTTACTATTGTGGAACTGCACCATCGCCTGTAGAATTAACATTTACATTAACTCCAAAAATGAGTGAGAACTATATCTCGATTCCTCAAAATAGTTATAAACATGAAACAAATGAATTTCCATATAATACTATTACTATTGAAAGTATTCATAAACAGGAATTAAGATTCACCACTCCTGGAATTTATTCTGCTTATAATAAAGTAATTGAAATTTTCAAAAATATTCAGACAGCATAGGACTGGGTAGCTGTGCGTGAAGATATACGTTTAGATGTGCATCATCCGGCGGTACGCGCATGGGCAAATAAAGTTATTGATTATTTAGATAAAAATGCTACGGGTACCATTTAGGAAACTGATAAAATTGTTGCCCAAGCTTGTATGACTTATATGTTTAAAACGTATGAAACAGGAGCGGAAAATAATTTACTATCTGGTACATATACTTTTAATAGTAAAACTGGAAAAGCTACTGGAAAAATTAAGTATCGTATACCATAGGTTGAATTACCAGAAGATTTTAATGGATGGGTAACTTATGGTGAAATTATGAATGAAAATAATAATGTAAAAGAAGAAGATATTGGCGATATGGTTAAATCTAACTACCTTATTATAAGAGATAGAAATTATCCGGATAAAATTAATGGTAATATTAATAAATGGACAGAAAATTCCAAAGATGCATCTCATCGTATTTATGATGATGTAGATGGCGGCTTATAGAATGTAATTATTAAATATAAAAATTTATATCTGTAATGAGGTAAAAGGAGGAGATATGATATGGTACAAGATCAGTATATACGACCATATGAAATCTCTATCTGGACACTTTAGGACGAGTTTATAACCGTCCTAAAGTGGTCCGAAATAGAGAATAAAGGACAAATTCAAAATGGAGAGGTTGAATTAATCGATGATGGCACCGAAAAATTATCTTTTTCTGTTCCATTGTGGTATTATTCTGATGGAATAAAAATCAAAAATCCATTATGGATTACAGTAAATAATAAAACAATCGTGCCAAATATGCACAAAATTAAATTAATTTTTAATAAAAAAACCGAAGATGAAAAAGTTTTTGAATTTTTAATTACTGAAATTAATGAGTCTCATAATAAAGATGAGATTATTTATGATATATCTTGTGAGGGTTTAGCTTTTCATGAATTAGGTAAAATTGGTTATAAAATTAGTTTAATGCCTGATGATTTCTTAAATGAATGGGAAGCATGGTTTAAAAATGGATAGATTAACGATGCTCCAGTATAGAATTTACAATATTGGAATGATCGAGTATTTAAATATACTGATGTTTCTGGTGAAGTGCGTTGGAAATATAATTGGACTTATGAAGTACATATGGATTGGTCTTCTTTTAGTTATAGTAGTGAACGTGATTCATCTACTGTATATGAAGAAGAATATGTTTCCGCTTGGGACACAAATGATAATTTTTTAACTTTTCCTAAATAGGTTGAATAGTTTAAGGAAAAGTGGCGCGCGGTAGAAATTGAAGAAAGTAATATTTATAATATTACATAGACTATTGCTGAAACATTTGGAGTTTTCTGTAAATATGAATATGAATATGACGATAATTATCATATTATTGGAAGAAAAGTAATTTATTATAATAATTTTATTTCTGATTCTTATGGTCATATTGATTTAACATATCCTTATAGTTCTTCATCTATTACACGCACGGCTGATCATACAGAACTAGTTACTAAATTATTTGTACGTCCTATTGATAGTGACACTTCTGAATCTAATTTAATTACTATTATGAATGTGGATGCAAATAGAAGCAGAGAAGATTATCTATTAAATTTTGATTATTTACATGAAGTGGAGACTATTACTGATGAATAGTATGAAGCAGTTCGCACATTTGAAGATGTTATGCGCATGTATAACAATCAATTATTAACACTAGAGACATAGATTGCGGTCTTATAGAATAGTTGTATTACAGAAGAAGCAAATATAACTTTATATACAAATGCTCTTAACTTAGATAATGAACGTTGGAATAATGCAAAAGCTTTGCGCGCGCAGTTAACTGGTGGTACGGATAATATTACAATTAACGATGCATCTCCGGAAATGCTTCTTTTAAAACCAGATGGCACATAGGCTAATATGTATTATGTAACAATTTCTTTAGAAGGAGTTATACCTAGTACTGTTGTATTATATAAAAATATAGACTATACAAAGATACCTGGCGGCCTTGTTTCGGAACGACTAACTGGTATATGCACCGGTGGAAAATATGAATATGATGAATTTGGAAATCTAAATAAAATAAGTAATTTATATATTAAAGATTCTACTATTAAGCGCTTATATATGACATGTGAATACCGCCCAGAATTATATTATGATAATGTAGTTCGTACATGGGAAATTCGTCGATATAAAGATTAGTAGGCGTTATAGGAAGCAAAAAATCGTTTACTTGAATATCGTATGTTATTAAATGGCGGAGATGTAGATTACGCTTGTGTTGATGAAGCAATTACTGATTATGCTGTTTCTGGTAATGGAGTTCGTGTTGATCAATGTCATGTTGAATACGCACGGTTAGATGAAGGCCATGGATATTTATCTACATATAACGGTGTTTTAAAAGATAAATATGAGCATACTGTTGAATTTGAACGCATGATGGGTCCTGCATTACGAGAGGGTTATTGGCAACCTGATACATATAATGATTATGGAGATAAATTTCTTGATCGATTTGAAATTGATTTTACTCAAGAAAATGGTATAAACGGGACTTCTAAATTTGCAACCTTTATATGGGATACTGAAAATTTTGATGATGAATTAACATTATTTTATGAGTTGGGTGCATAGCAAGATATACAATATTATTTAATAGTAGATTTAAGTAATGCTTTAGAGTATATTAAGGGTAATTTAAATAATTTAAGCTTTATTTATTATGATGAAAATATTAAGACAACAAATGAATTAGAATAGGCTCGTAGAAATTTTACTATTGATTCTTTATGTCAATTTGCTTATGTTTATCATAATGTAAGAAAGAAATATATTCCTGTATTGGTATTAACTGGCTGTGCATCTTTACGAGACAGCTAGATTACATTTATTAAGAATGCTCCTGCAAGTTTCAAACCATTTTTAGGAACAATTGAATCTTAGGTCAATTCTACTACATCTGCAATAACAACTGTAGTTAATTCTTTATATGATAATCTTGTATTTATTGACCCAAATGATTTAAAGGTTAATCAAGCCGGAAAGGCGTGTTTGTGTTATCCTCGTATACGAATTAATTCTTTATAGATGAAAAATACTGAAGATGAAGTATTATTATCTTCAAACGGAACTAATCTTAAAATGTTTGATGATTTTTATGTGTTAGTTAGAACAGACCAGAGTAATATTGATGATTCTTATTATATTACAATTAAACCTAAACATCTAATTAAAAATGCTACTACCGATTCTGTGATAGATTTAAGTTACTCTATATCTAATGCAGATATATCTATTTATCTTGATGCAATATAGGTGATGAAAGAAAATTCAAAACCAAAAGTATCTTATAGTATTGATTTAAATGTCTTAAATAAAGACTTTATTCATACAGCTTATAATAAATTAAATCGTATAGTACATATTAATGATTTTGAATTATAGTTTGAGGATGTTAATGGCTATATTTCTTCGATAAGATTAAATTTAGATCGACCTTGGGAAGATACAGTAGAAATTAAAAATTATGCTACTAAATTTGAAGATTTATTCTCTACCATTGTCGCATAGACAGAAGCTATGAAGAAAAATGCTAATATTTTAAATTTAGCTTCATCAGTGATAGGCTCTAATGGATTATTATCAGCTTCTGTATTACAAGATAGTATGTTAAAAGTAGATCTAAATTATGCGTTTAATAATGGTAAACTTACTATTGACGAAAAGAATGGCATTTGGGGCGTTAGCGATGCTGGCGTTGTTGCGTTCCGCGGCGGCGGAATTTTTACGGCTACAGAATAGGATGAAAATGGATAGTGGAAATGGAATACTGGTATTTTACCTTCTGGCATTAATGCTGATTTAATTACTAGTGGTCAATTAGATACTAATAAAATAAAGATTTATGCAGGAGATAAAGTTAAATTTCAACTTAATGGAGATGGATTATTTGCTTATAAATCTTTATTTTCAGATGGCGTTATTGACACATCTACTGTAGGAGGCCAAACATATCTTAGTACTAAAATCGGCTCTTCTGATTTACATACGGCTAATATTGATATGGATGCTAGCCAATTTGTTACTTTTAATGAAGAGGGTTTATTCTTAGTTGCAAAAAAGGGAGCATTAGTATTAAATGAAGATAAAAATGGTTATATTACGGTCGCTGAAAATTTAACATCGATTACTGAAGTTAAACGTGTTGAAATTAGTTGGGATGGATTAAAATTACGTAATTGGGATAATAAAGAAGTATTTTATGCTGATCCAAATAGTGGAGATTTAACGCTAGAAGGCTCCGTTATTGCTGATTCTGGACGTATTGGTGGTTGGGATTTAAGTGACAAAGCATTAACTGGTCAATTTATGCAGTTAGTTAATGATAAAACAAATATTAATGCTAGTGGTATCTTTTTGACTGATACTAGTATTACTAGTAATGAAACAATTCAATATAATAATACAACATTATATGCATATACACTTAGTACACGTCCAGGAGAAGCATTTTATTGTGCTGAGCGTTAGAGTAGTATGAATGCGAATGGAAAAACTATTTATGGCTATGGAACTCGTATTTAGTCAGTGGTTCCTAAATATACTGCTAAACGTGAATTTAGTTAGACTAGTACAACCGGTAGTTCGGTCTCTGCGGGAGACCCAGGCGAAGAAGATATGGGTCAATATGGAAGTACTACTTATACTTCTGGTACTGTTTATAAATATTAGATAACATATGTATCAACGCAAAATAATAATGTTAATGCAATTGTTTAGTATAAAGGTAAAGATATTGAATATGATGGGAATACCTCTCCTAATGCTTCATGGTATTCTTAGTTATAGGCGGCTTTACCAAATACATACTTAAATTATGTAACAATTACTAGAGTTTCAACTTCTAATTTAGTTCAAATAACTGGGTTAACTGGAACATTAACGTTAGCTACCTATACTCCACATTTTAGTGTATATGCCAATGGTACTGTTATTATAGAAAAAGGTACTTTAGGCGGTTTTACATTAACATCTACAAAATTATTGAATGGTATATTAGAAAATACAAATTTAACAGGTAGCACTATTACCAATTCGATAATTAAAGTTGGTGATACAGCATATAATACAAATGACTATGGGCAATTATTCAAAGATTTTACGCCGAACAGTGCGACCGGATAGTTTGTATTGACAAGAAATAATGGGAATACCGTAACTTTTAATATAGCCGATACAGCATATTTCAGATCAGCGGTATCGGCAGCACGCGTAATAACGCTTGATCTGAGGTTTGTGAATAATGCATATAATTCTAAAGCTACAGCTACAGCAACTACGCCGGGTTTCGGTGCAATTAGTGGATATACTGCTACAGCAGAAGCGTCTTTAGCACCAATTTACAGAAGCGGTTATAATGCCGGTAAAACGAAAGGTGCAAATGATGTATATATAAAAATTATATAGTGGAATGCGTGGACAAAGACTAGTGCCACAGTCTATTCACAACAGGTAGATTTAACTTTAAGTAATGGTAATAAGTATACTAGATCTACAGTTATTGATATAGAATCTGATTTAAATGCCTCGTATAAAGACGGATGGAATGATTGTAGAGATGCGATGGGTTCGGGAGTACAATGTTTAACTGGCTGGACTGATTATAATAATGGTCGGGCGACAACATTATATAAAAAATCTGGTGATTCTGCTGGCCTTCATGCCTGGCGTTATGGTGGAACAGTTTCTACTAAATATTCTAAGCCCCCCGCGAAAACATAAAAAAAATAAGCCCTCTCTTTCGAGAGGGCTTTATTTTTATTCTTGTATAAAATCTTCAATTAGTATTATTTTTGATGGCGCGATTTCAATATTTTCTAAATCTTCTAATGGAATCGGCTCGGCATCAATACTAACTACAGTATTTAATAATGAAGCAATTTCTTCATTAAATTCATTTACTTTTGTAGGTAGGATTTTATAACTATTATTTTCTATTATTGGATTATCATTTTCATCTTTTTCAGAATAAGTATTAATTAATTTTGTACGTCCTTCATTAAATAATGACAGCTCTTCTTCAACTTTTTTTAATAGTTTAGCTACATGATAAGCCGTTCTACCTTTAATGGGACTATCTGATAATTCTTTTAACACATCTATACTATTGATAATGGTTAATAATTTAACTTCAATCATTATATATCTTCACCCCATGTGGCTTTATTTGCTTTAATTTTGCCGCAAAAATATTTTCCAATACAAATTGCATCTGACTCATCTTCAGTGCAATCCATATCATACCAAACTTTTACTTTAGCTTGCGCCTATTTTTTTTGAGCATCGCGGTGCTAATCTCCACCTGCAATACCACAATATGCTCTCCATTCTTTTGAATACACTAATTCGTGTTCTATACCAGCTTCATATACTACATCTAGTATCACTCCCTATAAATTTGCGAGTGTCTAAAATGTTTTAACCTAAACATCTGTAGCTTTCTCGCCGTATTTCTATAATTGAATATTCTCAATTCCAACGAAGTCTGGTTCCCATTCTTTTAATGCAGCTTTAAGCCAATTTTTTACTTGATTAATACGATCGGTCGCTGGTAAGGAGGAATTTGTTTTAAAAATTCCATATCCGACCAGTACTTTATTATCATATATTGCATAGCCTGTGATGCCTGTTGCGGCATCTAAGGCTAGAATACGCTATGTATCTGTACCCTTTTTGGGTACTTTATTTTTTTTGACTTTATATGGATCTCCGGCCATACAAATATCACAAATTTTATGTTTACGCCACTAATCGAATGTCTATTCCTATTTATGCCCCGCTGGACAAATTATTTCAATCGGAGTTTTAAGATTCTTATAAACTTCGCTTACTAATTTCCATCCTTCCGCTTCCAAGGCATTTTTTACAACATAAACATTAATTGTACTCATTATTTATCAGTACTTCCGAAACCGCCTTCACCGCGATCGGAGTCAACTAAAATATCAACTACTTTAGCTTGGAAGCGATAGCTTGGCATTACTAGTAGTTGTGCAATACGATCACCGGCATGAATTTGATAATCTTCATCAGAAGTATTATCATAAATAACTCCTAATTCACCACGATAACCGCTGTCAATAAGTCCAACACTATTGCTTAAACGTAATGGAGTTTTTAGTCCAATACTAGAACGAGGAAGAATAAAAGCTAGCCATCCTTCCGGCAATTGAATTTTAACTCCAGTTTTTATCATATTGCTATAAGAATGTGCTGGAATAGTTTGATCTTCTTTTGCGTATATATCCGCCGCAGCGTCCGTCTCATGCGCATATGATGGGACTTGTGCGCCAATATTAAGTGTTAGCGGTAAAACAATATTATAACTATGATATTTTTCTACCGCGGTGTCAATAACTTTTAACATTGAATCCATAATACCGTCAATTAGAATCTTCTTATTACCTGTATATGGTTCATCAGTATAAATAGATTCATTTAAAACATTTTTTAATGTATTTGCTGAATTAATAACTTCTTGCTTAGTTAATCCTTGCTGTTCAAAGCCATTAATTAATTGTGTTACAGATTGATTAATCATTGCTGGAGAAAAACTTTGCTTAAACTGTGCTTGTACTAATGTCATTACATCATCAGTTAAAGTATCTTCATCTAATTCTGCCATTTCTTTAATCGCATCTATAATACTACCCAATTCAGTTCCTTCAAATTCATTCATTTTATTCACCTCTTACTCAAAAGTCTTTTCAATGGTAACCTTATATTCAATATATAAGATTTCACCTTTTGACTTCTTTGGTTTAGCAGTATAACCAGATTTAGTTACTGTATAGCCTTCTGATACTGCTTTTTCCTTTGCTTCTTCAATCATATCCATGGCTTCTTCTTCACTATCAGTTAGCCATACATCAGTTTTCTTCAGTAGTTGTCTCGGCATTTTCTTCTTTCTCCTTATTTAATTTTCTTAATTTTTGAATTAAATCTATATAATTAAGTTTTTTTGCTGTTTCACTCACTGCGCCAATTACATCTCCGCTATCGGCTACCATTTCAGCATACTTCTTCGCGCCAACTTTCTTTTTAAGTGCGCGCCTTTGCGCTCGATTCATTGGCACTCGAGTACTATTGATTTTCTCAATAGTTTTGTCTTGAATCTTTTTAAGAACTTCCTCAGGAGTATTCGCACCAATCTGCTCACGCGCTTCTTCTGTAGTAATATTCTGAATTTGAGCAAATCGCTCAATAAGTTCATCTACTGTTAAGTCTGCTTTTTCCTCTTCGGGAAAAGCATCATCAATTGGGTCCATCTTTGCTCTTAAACCTCTTTCCATATTATCCTCCACCACCAGAATTCTTATTATAGCCAAATTCCTATGTCTTAAAGAACTCTATGTAGTATTTTTCAAGTTCATTTAATTTATCTTTATCAGCATAGGTGATAACTTCAATCGTCCAATTCCAAAATCCTTCTTTTAGTATTGCATGATGTACAGCTTGATCTGCAATTGACTTTATTCCAATTGCGCTTTTAAAGTGGTCTGCTATACGCTTCTTAACATCTGTACTTTTCCCAATATAAGCCATTCCATTTTCTAGACTTGTAAGTTTATATATTCCTGGCTCAGTTTTAATTTCAATCCGCTTGAAGGTATCCTCTATATTGGGTTTAACATATTCTGACCAAACTAATTTACTTATTATATCTGGATGTTGTACTTTCGCCGCGACAGTAGTAAGTAAGAACTCAATATCATCTTGATATTCTTCAGGTAACTAAATAGTATAGAATAAACGTTCTTGCTTTTCTTTTTCATACTGTTTAATTGGTTCAAGTAAACTTTCATACTTCTATTTTTCTTGATTTACTTTATTCCAATATTGAGCCGCTTCATATTCTGTTTCTGCTTTAGTATTTTTTAATATCTCATCTAAACGTGAAATTTCATTATCAACGTCTTTCTATTTAGATTCAATTATTCTATTTAGATCTTCTTGACGATTTTTCCGCTATCTTTCCATGGAAGCGTCTATTTCTTTAAGTCTATTATCGGTTATATCTTGATATACATCTAATGCTGCTTGTAAGTCCTTACGACATTCTTCAAGCTTATATTTTTCGTAATCAATCTATTCATCTAATACTTGTTTTTCTGCTTTGGTATCAATTAATTGATTACGATATTTATCAAGTTCAGTTCTATCAATTTTCTATTTTTGATAAAGTTTATATCCTAAAAATATTATTATAATAAGGCATCCGATTATAGCATATATCATCAAATTCACCACTATTTTCTTTGATACCTTATTATAACAAAATTTTTTTAAATTGTCAAGTGTTGGATTTTAATCCTTGGGCACTGAAAAATATTCCACCAATAATATTTCCTGTGATTGTTAAAAGTAAGTTCCAACTAAAAATTCCGCCCGTTAACATATAATAGAAATCAGCAATACAGTGATTAAATCCTGCTAGAATAAAAGTAGCAACTGCTAATACTGTGACCCATAAAGGAGTTTCTTTATAAGTTGCCAATGACATTAACATTCCGCAACCTATTCCTTTTAAAAGAGCGTCAGTCCAAAGTTGACTTTGTTTGGCTAATGCAATTGACTGTGCAGCTTCATGTATAAGTGGAATAGACCAACAGGCTATAATTGCTACTCCAAAAAAATTACACAGTAATATTAATGGATAATAGTACCAAGTATTTTCCTTTGTTATCATATATTGAACTTTTCCTGTGAACAGGTGTAATCCATATAGACGCACAGTTAATAATCCACAGGCAAAAAGCACTGCTCCAATAATGTGGTTGGGCGCGGAAAGATACGCCCAACCTCCTAATGCTATGGCCATTCCTGCGAATACCGCTCTTGATAATTTATTTGCCATTTAAATAATCCTCCATATAAATAATTCGTTGATTTGAAGATCCTCTTAATGGAAGAGTGGTATCGCGCTTATCTTGTTCATATCGTCCTTCAATTAAGCAGGTAATGTTTCGTAATACCGCACGAACATCATCGTCATCGCGCGCTTCAAGTTCTTCTATGGTATATCCAGTCCATACATATATTTTTAAATCTGGATAATCAAGTTTACACCAACCTATAAGATTTAGGACATCGCCAATATTCTCATTATTTAATGGTTCGCCACCGAGAATACTTAATGTACGCATTACTCCATTTTTCTTTAGTTTTTCCATTATTTCTTGGCGCACATCTAAATCATATTCGCGTCCATAATTAAAATCTTGTGCTTCTGGGTTGTGACAACCGGGGCAATGGAAGTGACAGCCTGAGAAGTAAACCGAGAGGGAGATACCGGGCGCGGCTGCGGTATCATCCCAGTAAATTCCAGCTATTTTACTCATTAGTGGATGTGTTTGACGCGCTCTTCAGTTTCAACCTGCTTGCCCCTATTAAAAGCAGTTTTATAATTTCCGGTTAAGTAGCCAGTTACGCGTCTAAGTCTTGATATATTAGTACTTCCACACTGCGGGCACTTCTCGCCAATTTCATCTTGATAACCGCAGTCATTACAGCTATCTAACGGCACGTTGAGCGCGAAATAAGGTATATCGTGGTCCATCGCATAGTTTACTATAACTTCAAGTGCATCTATATTATTCTTTACTCCGCTTGGAACTTCTACATATGTGATACATCCGGCGCTAGAATATCCTGTTAGTTGGCTTTCAATATCAATTTTATCAAATACTGAAATGTCGTGCCAAACTGGTACATGCATACTATTTGTGAAATATTCATGGTCAGATACATTTGGAATCTTACCATATTTTGCGCGGAATTTCTTCATTGCGGTATAACAAAGATTTTCTGCGGGAGTATAATATACTCCGAAGTTTAGGTGATATTCTTTCTTAAACTCGGCGCATCTATCTTTAAATAGTTGCTCAATACGCTTTGCTAGTTCCATGCCTTTTTCGGTAGTATGGTCACAACCAATTAGAATCTGTAAAGTTTCTGCAAGACCTAATTGACCTATAACTAATGTGCCGTGCTTTAGTGCAGAGCGAATACCTTCTTCTGGATGATAACCTAGCATTGTATGATTTTCATACATAAATTTGGCAGAAGAAGCATCTTGACTACAAATCCAATTGAAACGTTCAATAAGCATATCTTTGGCTTCATGGATTTTTGTATCAAGCAAATCCATAAAACAATCAATTAGTACTTGTTGATATTGTTTATCATCTATATAAGTTTGTTGTAATTGTTTTTCTTTTGCTTCCATAGCAAGTGTAGGCATAATAATTGTTACAGGACAAATATTGCCACGACCATCCTTCATTTGAGGATTTGTACCAGGCTCAGCATTTATATCTCCAAGGTTCGCCGTGCGGCAGCCCATTGTAGAGAAGTAAGTGCGAGGATCATTAATATCATATCCAGCTGCATTAGACCAATCTACATTTGCGTAGTTTGGATAGATACGTCTTGCAGTTGATTCAAGTGCCAGTCTATATAAATCATAATTTGGATCCCCATGATACCTATTTACACCTTTCATACATTGGAAGATTCCGCAAGGGAAGATAGGTGTTTTATGAAATTTACCCACCCCTTTAATTGAACCATTCAAAAGTGCTTTAATTACCATACGCCCTTCGGGTAGTGTACAAGTACCATAGTTAATGCTTGTAAATGGTAACTGATTACCACTACGAGATTGAAGTGTATTAAGATTATGGTACATACCTTCAACCGCTTGTTGAAGCTCGCGTTCTGTTTGTTCTAATGCATAATAATAAATACCTAAGTCTTGTTTAAAGTAATCATCCTCAATAGATAAATCCATATCTTTTGCATAAATAATTACTTGCTCTAATTCAGCTTCTGGGAGTCCTCCAATATATTTACAACCATCAGCATAATGTTTATAAAAACTTTTCCTTACATAAGGCACCATAGTCCAATCCAAATGAGTAGCGCTAACACCGCCAAACTGCATTAGACTTTGTAACTGGAAGATAACTGCTACGAGTTGGAAAGCAGTATTAATTGAATTAGCAGGACGTACATCAGTCTGTCTTGTATTAAATCCATTAGCAAGTAAGTCATCAAATGGAATACTTAAGCAATTATGCATACCAACAGCATATGCACTTAAATCGTGAATATAAATTTCATTATTTAAATGATTGGCTTTAGCCATTGGAGATACACAATAATCAAGTGCATACTGCTTCATCATTTCATCAGAAGCCTCACCAACACGGCCGCCGAACGAATGTTCATCAATATTAGCGTTTTGGTTTTGAACATTTGTAGCACGAAGTTTTTCACTAATAGCCCGAATAAATTCAGTGGAGTTTGCGCGCATCACGCCGTGCTTATACCTATATTTAATATATGCTTTACCTACTGCACGATCATAATCAGTTAGATAATCTTCGACTAATTCTTGAATATCTTCAACTCCAAGGGGTTCTTCCATTTCTTTAGCAACATTTTCTACTAATTCAGCAATTTCATCACCATAATTTGCTAATGTTTCAGCATGAGGATAAACCTCTTTTTGTGCTTTAAAAATAGCACGAGAAATTTTATCTTTATTAAATGGAACTAATTCACCCGTTCTTTTTCTAATCTGTAATTCCATATGAATCACTCCTTGAACTTCTTTCCGCAATATGGGCATGAGTCACTATCGGAAAAATCATAACTTCCGTTACTATGCGGACATAACTTTTGTAAATCTTTAATTTCATCACGAATAATAAATACTCGATCTGAACGTTCCATTGTAGTTAGCGCCTTTTTCAATTCAGTACTTAATTCCTTATATTTGTTTTTAATATTATCTGTATTCATACTTTCCAAATTCCTCCCTTCTTAGCTGTTTCTGTAGTCTGGCGAAATAAGGTATTAGATGCTGGATATTTCTCTAATATAATTTCAAGCTGTTCGCGCTCAGGGCGCCGGTCAGATAATTTTTTATCTTTTGGTATCCTATCTATAATACTTTTATAATCTTTTGTATCGCCTTGCGACCAAGTAGCAATTAATTTTGATATATCTGAAATTGGATTATAACAGCCTATCATTGGTTCTTCATATTTAATCTTAATAGGAATGTTACAGCTCCAAAATACATATAATAAATTTAATTTATAAATTATATCTTTTAAATAATCCGATTGATAATGAAATGAGCCGCCAAGTGAAAGATATACCTAAGCGCTTGGACTTACTGCAGCCAATAAGCGATTCTTATAATGCTTCATCAATATTGGTGTTTCTTTTAATGGTATATTTAAATCTAAATATGCATCATTACTTCGATTAATTAAATAATTTTCACGGACATCTAAAAAATCAGAAATTTTCTTATAATGAGCCGGATGAATAAAATTAATTGAAGAAGGCTTCCTATCAATCATCTTATCTATTATATTTCTCCAACCATCTTGAAAAAAATCTATATCATAAATATAAATACGATGACGTTTTTGAATTGCAGGAAGAGGTAGCACATCCTCTCCCGCGTGCCATCTATAATATGAATTATCTAGTAATCGCGCAATTTCAATATCTTTTATACCAGCTACACGCTTATCTTTTAAAAAATCATGATATATACGTGTGCGCGCGATAGTATAATCTATTAATTTATTTTCAAATGGAACATATTTACCATTGGTAAATGCTGTTCCTCCATATATAATATTATCTGCTCGTTTAAAAATATCTGGCACAGTCACAAAATCTTTAGATTCACTAAAAATATATATCTTTTCATAACTTGTTAATTCAGTTTCATCTAAGTTAATCAGACGACAAAATTTATTTTCTTCTTGTTGATAGTAAGTAGCAAGTTTCATTATTTCAAGATTTGGAGGGCAGAGTGATGGTTTCTGCCACAATTGTAATTGTAAATCAACTAAACCTATCACTCTTCTACCTCCACACGCTCGGTCTGGAATTCTAAAGTTCCGTCATTATGTATTGCTATTATTTTAGAGATAATTGGATAAAAACTATCTTTACGTTTTTTCGGAATGAAGTCTTGTCCTCTACGGATACCCTGTACCATTAATAATGTTCCACGCGAGAACCAACTTTTCTCGATAACGTGTTTCTTACCATCTAAACCTCTTTGAGATAATTGTTTATCATACCCTGCATATTGATTCTTATAAATCTTCACATTAACAACACCACTGGGTGTCAGTAATGTTACGGTGTTTTTCATCTTGCTCTTATCTATTACTGTACCAATAATTCTTCTTAATTTATATACTCTAACTTCATTACCATCTTTACCTGTAAATGAATAATCTACTTCGGGTTCCTCTGGTAATTTGAAAAAATCATCATATAAATATTGTGCTTCTTCTAATTCATGTGAATGACTATAAAAGCTTACAGATTCCATTTCCCAATGAGATATTGAGCCGCTAGCATATTTATTAAACATTTCATTATAAAGCGCTTGATTTAATTGTTCTAGCATTTCATTCTTATGTTCTTTTAAATATATTCTAATAGGATCCATTCCTCTTTGATAGAGATTGTCCCATACTGCGGCAGCAATTCTTGTACCATTAGATAACCAGTCCGCGCTGAAGTTGTTTGCAATAAAATTAACCGCGGAATCATTTAATTCATAATATTCAACCTTCTTTTGTTGCTTTAAAAACTTGTTGAATAAGAATAATTTTTTACAAAACATAAGTTCTTCTGGAATCAAATTATAATTAATTAACATCTGCATATTTTGAAGTGTTAATCTTTGCTTTTTATCAGAAATCAATTCGATATATTTTGCCATGATTTCTTCACGCGGAACGCCCATTAAACTGTCAAATGCTCCGCATTTAATGAGGTTTGCCATTTGTATCTTATTGACTTTAACTTTGTCCAAAAATTCTTCCATCGATCTAAATGGACGCCCACCCATAATATCTTTGATGGTAGACGTTGATAATCTTGTAATACCACGTAGACCGTAGAGGATTTCATTACTTTCAACCACTGGAGTAAAGGTGTAACTGGAACCATTGATATCGGGTGGAGCGACCTTAATTCCATATGTACTGAACCGTCCGATCGCTGCTGCAACCTTACCATAGTCAACTGTTTTAGATTTTTCTTTCTTTTTATCTTCTTTCTCGCCTTCTGTAAGTTCATTTTCTTCCTCCCATTCTTCTTCCTCAATATCATCTTCTTCGGCCTCAGGTTCAACATCTAAACCCTCATCCTCATCTTCAACCTCTTCAATTTGAATGCCACCGCTATCTACAATTAAATTTGCGGTGTTCCAGAAGATGATTGGATAGAAACGAGCAAGATTCATTTCTTGAAGTGCTATCATGGAGTATGAATACGTATGCGCAGCGTTAAATCCATATCCACGGCTCAACGCAACTTCAACATCCCAGACATAATGACAGAACTTTTCATTTAATCCCTTTTCCTTAACATTATCAAAAAACTGTTTAGTTAAGGCATCATAATCTTTAGGATTCTTTTTTGCAATTGACTTACGAAGTTTATCAGCCCACTGTAAGTCCCAACCGCCACATTCAGGCAACTGAACCAACTGCATGAACTGTTCTTGTGTGATAGACATGCCATCAGATATGTCTAATTCACGATGCATAATGGCCCGTTGTTCTTCAGTTAAACCCATCTGTTGCATTTCTCTATCCCATGCTTTTGGATTTTCTCTAAACCTCGCATATTTATCTAATGGACTTTCCGCGCCTTTTTCTGTCGCCATTAAACGAATAACCGAGTTAAGAACTGCTAATTCGTCAACACTTCGTGGATGTGTCAACGCAATTCCACGAACTCCACTTTGCTGTTCCATCTGGAATAAACTAACTATTTCGTGATTCTGGACCATATCCCACATTTTTTCATCGTCACGATTTATCTTATAAACTCCAAGAGCATTCTCATATGTTTCTCTTAAAGTTGGATACTGTTTTATATAACCTTGTTCTACCAATAAGTCAAGACAAGTATGAATTTTATCCGCAGCTTCAACACTCAACAAGTCCATCTTAATCATGGATACATCTTCAAGGTCATGTAACTCAAACTGTGTAATTACCGTACCATCGGGCGCCCGCATCAATGCGCTACTTTCTGTAAAGTCCTCATCTGTGAAGACTACACCGCCCGCATGAATACCTTGACCACAAATTAAACCTTCAATCTTACTTGCTACTTCCCAAAGTTTGGGATATTTATTTATTTCATTAACAAATGATTGAGTTGGCGCGATGCCATTATCTTCATCACCATAGTATGTTTGCTTTAATGTATATACTTGACCACGCTCACTTGGAATTAAATTTGAGATATATGATGCTTCATCAACATCAATTCCTAATCCACGTGCTGCTGTTTGAATCGCTGATTTTGACTTTTCTGTCTTAAATGTTGCTACATTTGATACTCGGTTCTGACCATATACTTTTCTTAAATGTTCTAGAACCTGCGCTCTACGAACACCTTCAATATCAACATCAATATCAAGTACTGATACACGAGCTGGGTTAAGGAATCTCCAAGGATATGTCTTCGTCTTTTCACGTAAACAATTTATTTGAATAATATCCAAAGCATACAGAAGAACAAATCCCATACCAGAACCACGTGCCGGCATTACTAATGTTCCAGCATTCCAACATTCATCAATAATTTTTTGAAGATTGAGGAAGTATGCTGACCATTGTGCTTTATTTACTTCTGAAGAAATCCATGTCATTTCAAGACATTCATTTAATGCCTTATATGCTTCTTCATTTTGAAGATCTTCATGTTTCATAATGCCTTCTACTACGGCATCTACCAACATATTATCTGCGCGATGAGGAGAACCAATGAATTTTTCTAATTCTGGAATCTTCTCTATATAATATTCCAAATCATCATTACTATGATTATTAAATTCACGCCATGGCAAACTCGGAATCTTTAGTGGCTTTAGAATACTAAAATCTTCACATTTATCTTTAATCTCACGAATTGCCGCGTAAGCCGACTCAATCTCATCATCACTCATATACTTTAAGAATCCACGCACTTCTTCATCTTTCATCATGTAAGTTGTTGCGTAGAAACTCTTAACTTCACGGTCACCATCTTGTGCATTAAGAAATGCTTCATGAATTGAAGCATCTTCTGGACGACCATAATGGCTATCTGTTGTAATAATATATTTTAATTCAAGTTCTTTAGATATTCTGAGCAACTGTTGATTAACGAAAATCTGTTCTTTATTGTTGGAAGGTTGGATTTCGAGATAGAAATTCCCTTTACCGAATATATCTTCAATATACATGCACCAACGTTTAGCGGTTTCATAAAATTCTTCATCTCCTGTGTCCATATATCTTAACAAAAACTTATCTAATTGTGAGCCAAGACACGCGCTTGACGCAATCAAATGTCCTTGATTCGGTTTTACAATATCTTTTAAATCCTGATAATAAGTTGGACGTCTGCGCTGGCGCCGACTCATATATGAACGCTGCCACGCTCTTGTAGATAACTGACAAATCTGCTTATATCCTTCCAAATCCTTCGCGAGAAGAATGAAGTGGAAGTATCTATCTTTTGTCTTATCATAATTCTTCGCGGTCAAACCATTTCTTGTAAGGTAAATCTCATTACCGCGAATCAGCTTAAAATCTGGATGTTTTTCTTTAATTTTCTTATAATATTTCTCTGCCTTAATATAACTTGATATAGTTTCATGGTCTGTTATTGCAACACACTCATGCCCAAGTTCTATGGCTAAATCAATCAAACCTTGTACGGTGTTAATACAATCACGCAAAGTTTCATTACTATATTCAGTATGATTGTGCATACTACCTGGATATTGTGACATTTTCTCACCTCTTTCTACTATATCTATTATATCATAAAATTTAATTTTTGTCAATGCCAAAACAGAAATGCTATATATGTTATAGCTATCTGAATTAAATGTAATGTTTGGTCTGTAATTAAATTTATCTCTAATTTATTCGCCTTTTCATTATCTATATAAGCGTGCCAGAATGTATTCCATAGTAGAAATAGTGGATAATCAAAATAGAAAAATATCTCATTATAATTATTTATAATTCCATAAACTAATAATGGTAATAATATCATAAATGCCCAAGAAAAACCGTGTACTATTAAAACTACTTTATAATCATCTTTATACATAGGATTTGGCGCATTCTCTTTCCACCATTTCTTTTGCTTCATCTTTGCCAATATTCCTTGTAAATAATAATCATCTACAATATGACAAAATATCATTATAAACAGCAATATTAATTTCATATTATACCTCATCCATAAGGGTTCTCGTGCGCCCTATAATCCCAATCTATTTGATCTTTAAATTCTTCTTGTTTTTTCTCAGTGAATGTGCGCCACGCTTCCAAGTCTGAAAATTGCATATGTTCTTCATGTGTACCTTCCCAAATATAATGTTTACATACTTCACATCTTTTGGGTTCTTTTTCTTCTTGATACCAACGATTTCCGCACCAAGGACATTCATAGTAAAATACATCAGAACTCATATTTACTATTATCCTCTACTAACTCATAATCATCAATGAAACACTGGACTGACTTTTTACCCATCCATTCATTAAGGTTTGCGCGCCCATAAATAGTAAGTTTTTTCATCCTATTATTCATAACTTCCTCAATAAAGTCTGTATCTTTAAATTTCACATAATCAATTCCATTATATGAAATCTTAACACTACTTCTGTCCGCGCCCATAACATTAACACTCATAAGTGGAATATTCTTTACAATAATCTTCGGCTCATCAATATGATTTCCAAAGTATTCTGGATGCGCTGCTAAACAGCCTAGTAATTCATCATTATAATCATTACCATCTAGAATGTAATCTACAATATAACAATTCTCAAAGTCTTCAGCTTTTAAATGACTATTTGCATAATTAAGTAGAGCATTTAATTTGTCTCCATTAAGGCCCCAGCCGGCCGCATTATCATGTCCAGCTGTATATGTTACAAGACCGCTATCTTCAAGGAACTTTTTAAAGCTAGGAAGTCCAGCAAAATTACCATCTGATCTAATACTTCCTTGAATTTCATTATCATTATTACGGCGACCAATCATGACTGGCTTGCGATATTTTGTAACAACATTCATAGCAATGAGACCAGTTAATTCTTGTGGAATATTATCTGAACCATCTAGTTCTACTATAATAATATTATTATCATCAAGACCATCTTTTTGAATTTTAAAGTCTACAATTCCCATAGCTTGTTCTTTTAATCGATCCTGACGGGATTTTGCATTTTTACCTACACGTGCAGTTTGTTCAGCTGCTGTTTCCCAATCTCCTGGTTTTGCTCCACGTTTAGTACTTTGTAAAGGTTTATTTGGTTCAATAAAGCAATATAACATTGCCTCTTTCTCTGATGTGGTTCCAACTCGTGTAATGGCATTGATTAATGGCGCGATATAAAAGGCAATATCAATTGGATTTAATCCTGCATAAGGCGCAATTGCTTTATCTTTTAATGAATAGGATTGTGCTTCAATTAAAGTTTTAAATCCTTCATTAGTAATATTCCTTAATCCTTCCATCATTATATAATTTGTTTCAACATTAGTTCTATCCATTACATCAGCGATTTCTCCAAGTGCTGCCAAATCAATATAATTATGAGCCTGCTCAATACCAAGTTTATCATCTAAAACTTCACAAAATTTATAGACTACGCCCGCGCCACATAGAGATTTGTTTGTATATTCTGGTGATAGCTGATTGTTTACTACAATAACAGTAGGCAAATCTGATACAACAGGATTACCTTGATCATCATATAATTGGTCATGGTGATCTAAACAAATAACATCCATACCTAATTCACCCAATGCACGATGTTCTTTTACATCATAGCTACCAGCATCTGGACATACTACTAAATCCCACTTAGCTTCATCTGTAATCCAGTCAACTTTATCATTTAATCCATGCTGCTTATGTTCATGCACTGTAAATTCTAATCTTGCCTCTGGAAAGATATGTTTAATATAAAGCCATAAAATACTTGAACTAGTAAAACCATCAGCATCGCAGTCTACTATAAATAATATATCACTATTTCTACGTAGATGATATAATAGCTTTTCCGCTGCGGCTTCAATATTTTTTAGTTTATATGGATTTAATTCACAAGTTTCTGCAGATGGATTAAGAAAATTTTCAATATCTTCTACTCCCCTATCATGGAGTATTTCTTTTAATGCTTTATCTGGATTTGTACTATAACTATTTCTTAATCTATATTTCATTGTTTCTCCTTCCTTATCTTACTTTTATTCTATGTTTAAAAAGTTCTTCAAAAACTTCCTTGCCTTTATCAAATGGAGAATCTTTATATCCTAAAAGATTATCCATATCCCATATATAATAAAAAGTTGCTTGGCCCTTATATTTATTACATAGATTTTCTATTTTTGTTCTATATTCTCTAGCTTCATTAGAACGCCAATCTTCATATTCTTTATCAAATGCAATTGTTATTTCGTTTGCGCCTAATACATTAGTTAATAGACTAACTTGAAACTTATTTACATTTGAACCGCAGCAAGCAACTGTATTACTAAAATCATTATAATATCCATCATCAAGCAGAACAGATTTTTCACCTTCTGCTATAATTGCACTTCTCCTTTTTTGAATTGCTTCTTTATGCTCATATATTCCATAAAGATTAAAATGTAAAGGGTGTGCATATAACGTATTTGCTATTTGAACTGGCCGATATTTACCGTATTCCGCGGCTTCCTCTAAGTCCAGCGTTCGCGCGCGAATACCAACTAATTGTCCATTTATATCAAAATGTGGAATTGTTATCTTATTTTCTGCATTCCACAGACCAATGTTAAATTTATCCATAACTTCAGGTTTAATACCATCCTTTAGCCATAATGGATGATGATATGGAAGAAAATAAGTCAACATTTCTTTTGGATAGGATGTTAATTGAGGTATTGATGAATCAAATTTATACTGTTCAAAGTTTATATCTGACTTATATTTTTTCTTATCAGATAATACTATATGTTTTAAACATTTTTTAACATAATCAACTGCTTCATTAAACTCTACTTTATGATAATTAATTCTCATAAATTTTTGATAGAGTGTAAAAATCGACATAGACTCATTACATTCTGTATAGCATTTAAATATTTTATTATTCTGATACCAATATAATTTCATTGATTCTGCTTCATCAAGTGGATTATGACAAATAGTAGGACATACTAAATATCCTTTATCTTCATAAATTGCTATTTGATCAACCCCTAAACTTTCAAGAAAAGTTTTAATATCATCTAGAGTAATAGAGTTAATTATATCTTGAATTGTTAAGTCTAAAAGTTCAAGTTCAGAGTCAGACCCTTGCAATGATGCTATCATTTGTTTTCTTCCTCTCCTTCTATACTAATCACTCGCTCACTCGCACTTGAAAATAAATCCAATGGTTCATTAATTGGCTGATTATCTGCTGTTGTTATAAATAAATCTTTTCTTGCTCCAGTTCCTAAATGTATATTACACCATATTCTAATCATCTTGTAGCGGCCACGCCGCATTTTATATATATCTAATACGTGAGTTGGACGTTCTCTTATATCTTCTTCTTTAATCGTACCTTCACGCACTGCAGCCCTTAATCCTGGCATAATTGAGTTCCATCCCTTTTCTGAAACTCTTGTCATTACATATCCCATATCACATTTATCTGCAACTGCTTTTGAGCCGCGAATACTTTTTTCATCTTTAAATCCCATTTCATCATCGCCCATGGCTAGTGCATTTACCTGTGTTGCTGAGAATATAAATAAACCATAATCTTTTGCTAATTGCTTTAATTGATTAGCCATTAACATTAGAACTACGTCTTCTCTTAAATTATTCTTTGAGAATTGAGTTACCAGACTTGCCGTTGTATGAATATAATCAAAAAATACAAATTCTACTTCATCAACGGTCGCATATTTTCTAATTGTGGCTTCAACATTTTGTAAATTCGGTTCACTAATTTCTTCAATAATAAAATAACCACTATACTCTTCAATAATTTTTGCTGCACATTTCACTCGGGTATATTCTCCTAGTTCATAATGCCCAGTGATAATATGATCTTCATCTACACCAGATAAATATGCTAGCATAATTGTTTGAAGTTCTTCTTTATCCATTTCTGTTACAATGAATAATACTTTTCGTGGCTGCCGAGGTTCTCCATTTGCATTTATTTCTTCTATGAAACCATTCTTTTCATGCGACCATCGTTTAGGATATGCAATATGACAGGCATCAAAAATACTTGTACGAGATTTACCACCACTAGTTGAAGATGATTTAAGAAAGAAACATCCTGGACGTGCACCACGACATACTGAACTAAACATCTTTCCCTCTAAACTTGGACCGATACTGGGAGATTTTCTTAAATCTTCAATTAACTTTTCCAGACCTTCTGCAGGGTCTCCTTGCATTTTTCCGCCATTAAGAAAATCATTTCTAATTTCAGAATAATCTCTTTCTATACTATTTAATATGTCTGCTAATTTTGCTTTATCTAATCTTTCAATAATTTCTGCTTCAATACGAGGATCTTTTACATCTTTATCATCAATATAATATTCGCTAATATCATAATGTGCTTTTTGTAATCTTCTTAATAATGAATACTTTTTTAATCTCTCATAATATACTTTAAAGTTGCTTAATTGGGCATATTCATAAGAGTTCTTTAGAAAGTCAAGACCACCTTCAGCCTTATACACTTGTGCGGCGGCACCGCCACCACGTTCAATCTCTTGATCTACTTCTAGCGGCGATAACACTTCCGCGCCCGCCTCATATAATTTTCTAATTGCATTTAGACATACTCTTGCCGGTTTAAAATCAAAATCTGAAACCTGTATGTCAGGATATTCCAAAAATAATAGAGGTTTATACATTAAGCAACCGATTACTTGGCGGTATGCCATAGTGTCGGATAATGTCATATAAAGCCCCCTTAATCATCAAATAAACCATCATCTAGATTAATTTCTTTTTTCTCTTTTTTCTTTTCTTGAATTGGAACTACATATTCATGAGTTTCTGTGTTTGCAATTGCAGCAGCAATACTACCGGCACGTGCTTGTTTATCTGCTTTCCAACTTTTAGTTTGCGCCATAGACTTCGGATTAACTAGTGCCAATGATTCTGTCAATTTATCTTTCTTTAAGACATTATAAATATAATCAAGACAAGAAACAATAGAATCATCTGTATATCCATATGTTTCTCTTAATCTTTTACGCTCTGTCCAAATACGAGGTCCCGGCGCTTTAATTCCAAATATTTCGCATACTTTATTTGAGAATCTTTCACGTGCTTGCTTTTCTGCTAAACAAGTTTTACAATACCACGCTGATGTTTTTCCGGATGGTGAAAAATATTGCACCATTTCGTCTTTTCTAATATCTTGTTTACATCCAGCGCACTTACGAGTTATTTGCATACAATCTACTCCTTTTCATTTTATTCTCTATATACAGTATACTATAATTTTCAAAAAAAGTCAAATAAAAACAAGAGCGTCCTCAATAGAGAACGCTCTTTCCGCTCTTTCTACACATGGCAGATGAGCTATTACATTAGTTGCTTTACCTCATCAATAAAGTATTCAACTAAGCTACTTTGTGAAGGAACTGCTTGACTTAGCTTAAAGTCTTCAGAGCCAAATACTCTCTTAATGATATCCTTCATAATTGCTAAGTGCTGATCCTTATTTTCTTCACCGCCAGCATCAAGATACTTAATCCATACTTCTTTAGCTTCAGCCATAACTTCCTGGAATGGACGATCTTTAATCTGAGCAATTTCAGTATGGTCAGTCACTTCTGCGCCATCTTTTTCAACTGCCATATCAATAGCATCACCAATGGCGTCAACTAATTCTTGATAACCAAATGGAATTTTTGGTTTTAGATACTGATAACGGCTTCCAGCAAATACAGTAGGAGTAGAACGAGTATATAAATAACGTTCTGATGTTCCATCCGGATTCATCTGTACTTGTAGGTATCCAATAATATCAACAATAGAGTTAATAATTGTATAACATTGATTTGGTAAATCTGGACAAACCGCAGTAATAGCTTCACCGTCTTCATCACGCATTTCAGTAGGCTTATCCTTACTGTGCGCAATAAATAGAATACCAAATCCTAATAGTGTTATTTCGCGCCAAAATTCTGAAAATTCTTGCTTTAGCATATTCCAACCCTGGCCCCAAGGCACATCGCGAATACTATCAACGTTTTCGCGCTGGCAGATATACTTCTCACATAGCTGCCAAGCAATCGAGGCCGTATCCACCACAATAGTATCGTAAATTTCTTTTGCCTGTGGCTTACGCAACTGCGTAAGAACTTTCTTAGCATCAGTCCAACGAAGAATTGGTTGACTCTTAATACCTGCTAACGCATTAGTACCTTGTTCAAAATTCATGAACAATGCACGCGGTAGTTGACTACCGAAAGTTGACTTACCGGTTTTTGGCTGACCGTAAATCAATAGGAATTTACCCTTTAAATCTCTTGAAATCTTTGAGGGTTCCAAAGAGAAAATATCAATATCTGCCATTTAGCTCTCCTCCTTTCATATGATGTCCGAGGTAGGGCATGAGCCAATTCTCATGCCCAATTCCTCTATCACATTGTAAGTTTTCAATTGCCAGGTGTGCTTTTAATCACTCCTACCACTGGATTGACTTACAATTACTCCCAATCATACTTTTTAGAAGTAGCTTCTGCAGAGCCAGCGCTACCTGCACCCTGCTTGGAGGCAGTAGAACGAGCATTAATCTGCATTTGTTCAATAGCAGCCTTGCGCTCGTTAAACGCTTTCTTAATTTCAACTGGGTCATACGCAAAATCTTCTTCCTTGCACTCATCATCACCAGTAGTGATAATTAGTTCACGTACAAAACGAGTTGTAGTATCTGGAACATCTTCGCCCCAGCCGCTAGACTGGACTTCTTCTTCCTGAGAAAGAACACGAATACGACCCTTAACTGTTACTGTTCCATTTACTTCCCAGTTGCGAGAGATATATTCAACAGTATCTGGAGCTTCAACGATAAATTCAACAACATCAAGCTTTCCGCCATACTGAACAATACCACCCTTAACAATAAGACGACCCGTGGTATCGCCTTCACGATCCACTTCATCGTGCATATCCATAATAAAAATATCAGTTACAAATGATGCTACAGGAGCGACCTTTGCTTCATTGATAAAGGAACCACGAATCTGCCAACCATTAATTAGCTGACCACTACGAGATACAAAGTTATTTTCCTGTAGAGTCGCACCAGTCAAACGAACATTGGATGCATTATCAATACCAACATTCTGTGCAGTTTTCATCATCTTTAGATCATTTAGACTCTTCCAAGCAGGATTCTGCTTTCCAGTGGAAGTATACTCAGTTGCAAACATACCAACCTGAATATCACTTGTTTCTTCTTTTCCACCATAAGTTTGTGACACACGAATTGTTACTGTCGCGCGCTGATATGGACGACCATCAGCGAGTTTACCGTCGCCAAAGGCAACATCCAAGAGTTTTCCGGCAAGATTTAGTTTATTACCGGCCTGAATAGAAATATTTTTACTCATTTTACATTTCTCCTTTTACTTTTTACTTTTGCTTCGATTTGTTAATTAAAATTCTGCTTCTGCTTCCTTTGCAGCCTTAGCCGCTTCCTTGGCAGCCTTCTTTGCTTCCTTCTCTGCTGCTTTCTTAGCAGCCTTTTCAGCTTCTTCAGCTACTGGATCATATGCAAGACCTTCTTCAGTTAGAGTATGATATTTCACAACCTTGGTCTTAGCCTTGCGAGTCTCAGTAGCAGGCTCTAGTTCAACAGTTTCTTCACGGGTAATCTTGGTATATCCTTTCTTTTCAAGTGGATTAATACTACCAATAACGGCACTTAGTGAAATACCTAGTGCTTCAGAAATTTCTTTTTTAGAATACTCGTTTCCATAATGTTCTTTTAAAAAGTTTAGTACACGTTCAGAATTAATTGTCATAATACATTTCTCCTTTTGTTATAAATTTTTGATTAGATGATTCATATTATTTTTTATTATTTATATCCCACTCATGGGTTTCTCATCTTTTCTACATATATTATACTATGAATTTTCAAAATAATCAAATATTTAATTATTATCTTCAATTATAAAAATTTTTTCAGCTATTTCTTGGGCCTCTTCATCATTTCCGCTTTCATCAAGTACTTTTTGGAGTCTTGGCGCCAAATCTTTTTCATAACCTTCGATAGCTTTATGTAAGGCAGAGACTTTATCCTTTAAATTATTAGAAACGATTAATGTGCCAACTAACAATTTAGCATATTCATTTTTAGTTAAAACACCATCAAAATCTGGTTCTTCTAATTTATCTCTAAGATTTTCAAAGTCATCGCGCATGGTCTTCGCGGTTTCAAAGCCTTTTTCATCATTCTTTGATTTATCATAATCCATTACTTGTTCTGCAGAAATTGCAGTAACTCTAGCTATTTCTTTGAATAGCTGCATATATCTTTTATCCATTTTTAACTCCTTTTACCGCTCGACCGGTAATTTTATAATTATTATCGCCTACCCATTTAGCTTCTTTAACATATCCTTTTTCATCTAATTTAATGGCTTTTACACCTTTAGTGGTGCGTCCTGTATAATTAATATCACTTATGGGATAGCAATTATAATAATCATTATTGCTAATAATAACAACTTTATCATCTTCATCACTACTAAGTATAACTGCAACTAGTGAATCATCATCTTCAAGTTTTATTACAGCAGTACCTTTTTTAGAACGAACACCATATTCAGCAATATGACTTTTTTTAATATAGCCATTTCGTGTAATACAAGTTAAAGATTTATAAGCATTAAAACTAAGTGTATCAATTAACAGGCGCGGATGTTCTCCTTTAATTTCAAATACTTCATTTATCTTATATTCCTTACCAAGTTTTAATTTACTAAGTGTAGCATTATACATTTTGCCTGTATCAGTAATAAGGGTTAATGAACCAAGATTCGTACCATATAGAATTTCTTGTGGCCTTGCACCTTTTAATGTCGTTAATGGCATTTCTACTAATTTAATATTACCATTAGTATATTTAAAGATTGCTATATCTTGTTCTTTAATTTCTTCTGGTTCCCCATCTTCGCTAATTGTATTAGTAATTCGTGTCCGTCTATTGTCGCCAAAGCGTTTAGATACATTCTCAAGAATTGTTATAAGCTTTTCATCTAGGGCGGTAGGCTCAGATAATAGGTAGCGACAGTCAGCAATAAAACTTCTTTTTTCTGCTAACTCATCATTTAATTTTACGCCGTCAAGCCGGCATAAAGACGATAGCTTCATAGCAAGAATGGCATCAACTTGTTCTTTATTAAATCCATACTTAGCTATCAATGCTTTTGCTGCTTCACCTGGATTATCACTACCTTTTATAATTGCAACGATGTCATCAATATTTGCTATTGCAAGCAATAATCCTTCAATAATATTCTCACGGGCAAGTGCTTTATCAAGTTCAAACTGGATGATATTTCGTTCACATTCTCTAATGTGTTCAATATAGGCATTACAGGCTTCGCGCCATCCAAATACTTTTGGAAAACGTCCTTTATCAAGTAATACCATATTAATGGAAAACCAATTTTCCAATGAAGTGTCATGATAAAGTTTAGCCATCATCTTATTGGGATTTACACCCTTACTAAGATAAATACGAATATCGGCAGTTTTCTTAGTATGATCAATTACTTTATCAATACCATAATCTGGTTCATCCTGCGTGAGCTGTGCCAGTTGATCAATTACTGTGTTTGTGAATACACTATATGGAAGTTCAGTAGCTTGAATCATATGTTCAGCAGGATTATAAGTTAGGTTAGCGCGGATACGAATAGATTTGCCCTTTCCCAGTCTTAGACTTTCTTTAACTTCATTACTATTAGTGATTGTACCACCAGTAGCAAAATCTGGAGCACAATATATCTCATCAAATGAAGCATTAGGATTATTGATTAATTTAATAAGTGCATTATTTACTTCTTTAAGATTGAACTGGGGTACAGAAGTAGCCATAGCGACCGCAATTCCGGAACAGCCATTGACAATATTCCAATACCCAATACTAGGAAACACAGAAGGTATTTGCTCCGAATCGTCATAATTCCAATACCATTCCTTAATAGCATTTTTCTTTAATCCATCAAATAAGAAATCGGATATTTCACTCGCACGCATCTCTACATAGCGCGCGGCCGCGTGGGAATCTGGAGAAGAAGGATTTCCATAACTGCCTTGCACATCTTCAAGAGGATAATGTGTAGACCAAGGACGAGCTGCACGAATAAGAGCATCATACATTGCCGCATCGCCATGTACATAACTCTGAGTCATAGCCGCGGCGACAGACTTTTGTGCTTTTTGAAACTTATCTTTATGAGTAAGTTTATTTGTATATTGTGCATACAAACCTTGACGAAGACCAATTTTAAGCATATCGCGCACGTCTGGAATTGCACGTTCTTGTGCAACTGATGCTGCATACTTTAAGAAGGCTTCTTCAGTTGTCTTTTGAAAATCTACTTCTTTAATCATAATTTCACCTTTAATTATTTTTTATTCTATAATATTCTTCATCAAACTTTTTAGTTTTACTTATATGTTTATCTAAAAATTTTGACGCTGCTTTTTTAGTATAATGAATAAATGGAATATTACAGCCATTTTCAATTTGTCGTATACGAAATAATTGAAGGTCGGTTGGGCGTTCATTAATTTGATTACTTTCTGTCATTATTTCAAATTGTTTTTGAGGAAATTGCCCACGCAAATTTCTACAAATCAATTCTGCATGTAATTCTCCTTCATAAATTGCTTCAATTTTATTATCTGTAATATTAATTACATAGTTCATATTATCCCTCAATTATTCAATATATTAAAATCAACATTATCAAATAAGAAATCTCTTCTATCTTCTACTTCAGTTCCCATTAACATTTTTAATGATTCGCGCGCGGCTTCAGCGTCACGAATTGTAAGAATTTCTAGGCGTCTATCTTTAGGATTCATCATAGACATTTCCATATCTTCTGAATTTAGCTCGCCCAATCCTTTTGCGCGGGTAATAGTCCAATTTTCACGCCCAACTTTAACTTTTGCTAACTCTTCATCATCATAGGCAAATACTTTTTCTTTGCCTTTTTCTAACTTATACAAAGGTGCGCGCAACCAACACAACCTACCTTCTTCAATGAATTTAGGCATAAGCACATAAAACATTGTAGCAATCAAGCACATAATTGCATATCCATCTACGTCAGCATCTGTTGCGATAGCAACCTTACCATAGTTTAGTTTCTTACTATTATATTTATCCTGAATACCGCATCCAAGCGCGAGAATAATATCACTTACTTCTTGATTCTCTAAACATTCTTCAAGCGGATGTTTCATCAAGTTCTTTACTTTACCACGGACAGCATACAGTGCTTCAGTTTTGACGTCCCTAGCAGGCATAAGCCCACCAAGAGCAGAATTACCCTCACTAATAATAAGCATTGATTCCTGGCCATGCTTTTCACAGTCTTTAAATTTATCGGAAGTATTAACTTTACGCTTTTTCTGCTCTACTTCCTTTTTTTCCATATTCATTACTGCTTCACGTGCCTTCTCAGCAGCGGCTTCCGCCTTTTCAATTTTAGTCAGCATTTCTACTATTGCATTAAATTCACTTGCATATAATGTGTTCATTTCTTTAAGTGCATTAGTGAAAGCTGTTGACGCTAATGTACGAAGTGAAGCATTGTTAATTTTTGATTTAGTTTGATTAGCGAATGATGGGTTTTCTACTTTACAGTTAATAACATAAAATAGATTCTTACGGATATTTTCTCCGTCAAATGAAGCGTCAGCAAGAGAATTAAATGTTTTTGTAATAGCAGTTTTTGCGCCAGTAATAGGTGAACCACCTTCTGGACAACGTAAGCCATTTACAAATACATATGCAGTTTCATGTTTTGTTCCCCATTGAAATGCAATCTCAAGACTGTCAGTTCCATCACTTGCAGAACCTGTAATAATATGTTTATGTAATGGTTTTTTCACCATAGTAGATACAAAATCATTTATACCATTTTTCGCGCAAAAAGTTTGACTTTGAGTACCATCAGAGACTACGAATTCAATTCCAGGATATAAATATGAAATATTTTGAATATCTTCACAGATTCTATTATATTCATATCCAATCTTTCCATTACAGAAAACTATTGGATCTGGAATAAAATAAATATCTGTTCCTGTCTTAACATTCTTAGCTGATGCTTCTTTATAAGTGTCAAGAATACCTTGATTAAAAGTAGCGGTTGCTTTTTTTCCATCTCTGTAACTTGTTACTTCAAATCTAGTAGAGGAAAGACATACACATGAACCACCAATTCCATTTAATCCTGAAGAGTTTTTATATGCACTATGATCAAATTTTCCACCAGTATGAGATTTTGTATAGATAGAAACAAGTACATTTTCGCCATCTTCACGTTTACCAAAAGGAACACCACGGCCATAATCACGCACACGAATTCCATTAGTTGATGTATCAAGCGTAATTTCAATACGTTTGCCATGTCCTGCTAGAGCTTCATCTGTACTATTATTAATAATTTCCTTTAAGGCTTGATATGTTCCTTCAATATCGTCTGAACCAAGATACATATTTATTCTGGTGCGAACGCCTTCACGGAAATTCAAACTCTGAATTGAGTTAATATCATATGTTTCTGACATATCTTCGCCTCCTTTTCTTTACATTTTATTATAACATAAATTGAACTAGAAGTCAAACTTCTAGTTCTTCAAAAATTAAATCTTTTGGTAGAAAATTGCGACATAGATAAAAAGAACCAAAACTTACACCCTTCTGTACTTCTTTTTTCTGTAAGTCAGTATAATAGTTAATACGTTTATCAAAAATTAAAGCTTGGCAATCTTTCATGTATGGAAATCTTTTTTGTCCTTGTAGTGAAGGAATTGGAAGTAGCATTGCATAAGGTTTATTTAATTCATAAAGATGTTTAATAATATCATCTTTAATTGAGAATGGTGGATTAGAAACAATTACATCATAATGTTCCGTTGGTTCATATTCAAAGAAATTTTCACCGGTATCAATATGAGTAGCAATTACTTTATTACCATTAGCGCGAATAAGTTTAACAAATTCACTATCATTCATATCAAATGGACACCAAACTATATCAGTAGGTTTAATATATTTAACTATTGGTTTAACCGCATAAGCCGGAGTATAAACTTCGTCTGATGCTTTATCAGTTTTAGCTGTTAAGTATCCTTTATTTAAAGCCATAATATCACTCCATAATTTGATAGTCGCATCCATCAACACTTTTGATATAATCGAGCATATCTTTATATTCAGGTTTAGAAAACCAAGGACTAAGAAGATATGTATAAGTTACCTTTTCTGCGCCGATAGCTTTACCAATTTTTCTAAATTGAAAGATTTTAAAAGCACAAGTCTGAGGCTTTTCATCCGCAGAACCCGCGACCTGCTGAAATTTCTTCTCATAAATTTTTAGTTCTTTAGTATTTTCATCAAAGTAGGCTTCATCTGGAAGCAATTTTTTACTGATTACATCATTCCACTTAATACCAAGTTTATCCATATATTTATATAGATTATGTTTAGTAAGATTAATTCCAGTAGTATTAATTTGAACCTGTTTTTCAAATTTAGCTCCGGTAGTAGTATCTCTAGATGCGCGAGTCATAAAATCATCCTCTCATATTTTCTACAATAATTATATCATAAATTTTATTAAAGTCAATTATTTATATTTTTTAATATAATTTTCAATTACTGCTCTACGTTTAGTAACTCCACTGGCGCTAAGATCATTTCCTCGACCAGAACTAAAATTCTCAATAATATCAACAAAAATCTTTTCAATTTGATCTGGTGTCAATTCTGAATGATTATAAAAACCTTCAATAATAAATGGAAAAATAGTTTTCCAACTTTGATTTTTAATAATTCTTTCAATTCCAGGAATCTTATTAATTGTATCAATTACTTTTTCGCGTTGAGCTACTAAATAATTAATATTTTCAAATTCATGATAATATTTTTCTAGTGATTGTTGTTGTAAGTCACGATTGGTAGGTGAAGAAATTAATAGTAGCATACGAATAATTGCTCCTTCTAATTCTTCTTGCTTCACTTTTGTAAAGGATGTTTTTGAAAATTGCGGCATTTCTAGAATTAATTCTGAATAATCAGTGCGCATATAATAGTAACTAGCAAGTCCTTTTGCAAGACTAGAAAGAGCAGTACCATTATTAATTTTACGGAAAAGTAAAATTTGTTCTTGACGAGTTAAATTACTATATTTAGCTACAGTAATTTGAGTATTTAAAATCATACCCTGCGTATCAGCAGGAAATTCTGAGAAGAATACTTCATTAGGTAATTTACTTAATCCTTTTTGCGCCATTTTATATTCAAATAGAAATTGTAGTCTTTCATTTGCCATTGAACGCTTTAATGGAATTTTATCATCTAAGATATTAAATAAGCAAGTAAAACGTTGACGCCCATCACAAACTTGCCATTTTAGATCATTCTCTACCAGTGCGTGAAATTCTGGAATGCGTACCTGAAGTAGCAGAGTGTCAAATAGTTCTTGTTCTTGTGCATTTGTCCATACATATTTACGTTGCATATCCATATCTAGATTGATATAACCTTTTTTCATTTGCTCCCAAACATAACGCAAATCATATGAATTTGAAGCACATTTTTGTGAAAAATCATGTTGTAGTTGTAGATATTCATCATATAAGTTACTCATAATGTCTCCTTTATTTTTCTTTACTAATTAAATTTATATATGGAAAAGTATCTGTTTCTGTAAATGGAAAACAAATATATTTCTTTAATTCAATACCAATACATTGCTCATTTGCTTCAATAAAACCCATATAATCATTAATACATATTGGTAAATCTGGATCATATTTAGATAATTCAGTTATTAAATCATTAACAGTCATATTATTCCTCCAGGGTAATACTCATACCTTCAAGTTTAGTTCCATCAAAATCGGAATCTAAAAGCTCTTGAATTACATCTGCAACCTTATGGATATATAGCGGACGACTATTATCATAATTACCATACATCATATCATTCCAATCAAGAATAGTGAGGTCTGAAATTCCGTATGCATCTGCTTTTGTATATAGCGCACGCTTATTTACAGTAAGCACTTGAGCATTAGCTTTAAATGCCTCTTGAAGAAATTCTTTTGTTTTACCTGTTCCGGCTGGACGAGCAATAATTTTCATAAAAATTACCTCTTTTTCTTTTATTATATCATAAATTTTAATTTTAGTCAAATTTTTATTTGTTGGCGTTTACGCCAACCATATCATTATTTTTTATTATTATATCATTATTTATATTATTATTATATCTATATTACTCCTGTAATTTTTACCGGAGCCTCCTGTAATTTTTACCGGAAGCTATGGTAATTTTTACAGTAGGATACGGTAAAAATTCCTTATGATAGCTGTAAAAATTACCGCATTCAGTACGGTAAAAATTTCCGTATTCCCAATGCGGTAAAAATTACAGTATTCCATCTGGAGTAAAGATATAGATATTAGTTTTACCTTCTTCTAATTTTAAGCAACCATTGTCCTCAAGTTCTTTTCGCGCTAATCTAATACCTTTATCACTAATTCCAATTTCTTCACTAATGCGTTTTGGTGATAAATCAAATTTACCATTACCTGCCCAAGAGAACATATATTCCCAAAGTTTATAACCATTACCAGTTAGCTTCTTCATAGCTGCTTTCTTATATTTCCATAATACCCATGGCGCAAAAGCTTCACCATTATCTCCAACTTTACGAACTGTTTTATCAACATCAAGTTTAATAGTTAGTTGATTTGCATAATTAGCCATCTTGCATCACCTTCTCCATTCGCATGAGAAGAGCCATAGATGGCGTTTCTCTACCATTTAGAACTTTGTTTAAATGTGTCCTGCTTATATTAATTAGCTCAGCGGCCTCACCTTGATGCAGGTTATTATCTTCTATGAACTTTTTAAATTTATTTATAATTTCCTGTATCAAATAGCACACACCTCGCTTAAAAGATAGACTTGTCCCATTTGTGACAAGTTAATTATTCATTATAGTTTGGATAATATAGATAATGTTTTTCAATTACTTCGGTATGAACGAAAAAGCCATAACGTTCTTTAAGATAATCTACAAATTCTTCTTCACTTATATAATTAAAGAAATATCCATGCATCTCTTTTGGTAATAGTTCTGGATGTTGCTCATCATAATAAAGTTCTATTCTATTCATTAATGTAGAAGCATCCATTTCTATATTGTCTCCATTAAGAAAGAATAATTCAAAATCAATAGTATCATAAAAGTCGTAACTAAATTCTTGCATTTTTTCAAATTCTTTAAGATTCATATCATACCTCAATAATCAAATTCAAAATAATAATGCCAGCCTTCTTCCTCATCATCATCAAAATGATAAAGAATCTCACAAAGCGCTGGAACAGTGTTAAAACCGCCCCAATAATCTGGAGTATGCGCAGCAATATTTAGCATTTCTTCAATATTTTCTTTAGTTAGTCTAATATATTCACAGGAATCTTGTTCTACGTTTTTAATAAAAGATACTTGATTTATAAGATCCCAAAACTTTCGTGCGTACCAAACTTCAGTTATTGCTCCACTTTCGTCTTCATACCAATGTGGAGTATCAAAAGCTTTCTTAGTTTTTGCTTTAAAAATATAAGCATCCATACCCATAGTTTACACTTCCTTTCTATTTTCTATTTATATTATAATATAAATTTTATAAAAAGTCAAATAAGAGGAGTTGAAGTTTCAACTCCTCATAGATACATGATATCTTTCTTTTAATAAGTCATGGATTTTCATTAATATATCACTAAGATGGTGAGCGGTTTCATTATCAGTCCTATGAATTAATTGCCATTCATAATTTTCTTGATTAAAAATTATATCATAGATTTCTTGGGCTAAGTCTTGTTGTCCTCGCTCATAATCAGACATTCTTTTTCTCCTTTAAGATAAGGTTAAGTACAATACCTACAATCATCGCGAGTGCAGTAGTACCAATACTTACAACTCCAAAGTTACAAACTGCGCCGGAAACACCGAGTGTTAGTACTGCCGCGATAATAGTAACATTCTTATTATTATTCAAATCAATATTACTATCCTTAATTGTACGAATACCAGATAGAGTAATGTAACCGTAGAGAATAGCTGCGCAGCCACCAAAAATGGCGCTTGGAATACTTACAAGGAAGGCTTGAAGAGGACCAATAAATGCGGCAATACCCATAATAATTGCAGCAAGTGTAATTACATATTTAGAACAAATCTTACTAAAACCAGTGGTTCCGACGCTCTCACCATAACTTGTATTAGGCATAGCGCCAATTAGAGTACCGAGAGCAGTAGCAGCGCCATCACCCATTAGAGTATATCCAAGGCCTGGCTTCTGTGTTAAGTCAGTTCCAATTACAGCACTCAATGCTTTATGGTCTGACGTATGCTCACAAATCGTAACAAGACTTAGTGGTAGGAATAGTAGAAGAATTTGCGGTAGATAGCCCCAATCCCAAGAACCAAAATGTAGGAAAGCAAAATCTGGTAGCTGGAATAGTTTCACTCCATTAAATACGCTAAAGTCAATAATTTTTACACCACATACTGTTAGCAATGCTGCGAATGCATACACAATTAGAATTGCTACAAGGAAAGGTAGATTCTTAATAAAGCCTTTTCCATAATGCGAAATAAGAGCAGTAATAATAAGTGTTAGCATACCTAATCCAAATCCAATCAGACTATACTGTCCGTTAATCTGGAAGTATGTAGGAATAAAGGTTGCTAGATTAAGACCAATAACAGCAACGATTGGCCCAATTACAACTGGCGGTAAAACCTTATTAATCCAAGCAGTACCAAAATGATTGATTGCTAAGCCAACAATAAAATATACAAGACATACAATCAAACCACCGATAAATACTGCCAAATAGTTCGGTGCAGCTCCAAGTGCTAATGCTCCAAGTACGGCCGCGACAAATGCTCCAGAAGAACTAATGAACATTGGTGATTGGCCTTTGGTGAATAGCTGATAGAGCAATGTGCCTAAGGCAGCTCCAAGCATAGCGGGCGCGATTGGCACACCACAAATTTGTGGAATTAGTACGGTAGCAACGAAACAGGCAATAACCTGTTGAAGTGCGGCTACGCATAGCCGCTTAAAAGGGAGTTTGTCGTTAATATTATAAAGCATATTATTTTGTCTCCTTTAAATTATTAATTTGGGATTGTAATTCTTGCATTTTATTATTGATTGCATTTGTAACACATGATGGAATATTTTCCCAAGTTTTAGTAATAGAATTCCAGTAATCACTACCACCAGTATTTAATCCAGAATTACCTGTATAAATATCATTATCGACTTTAACATTATAGGCAGTTATATTATCTGATTTACAAGTATTACTATCAGATGTGCATACCGAACTTGGCGCTTTCCATATAGGACCACTTTCTGGATGAATTCTAAAAGTGTCTGGACTACAGGTTACTTCTTTCCACCACTCTGGTTTATATGTCCAATCTGAAGTGATTGTCCAATTATTTCCATTACAATCGCATTGTCTTACCCAAGGCGCATTAATACGCTTACAACGTGGACATTCCCATCCTTTTTCTGAGTTATAATCTGGATAATATTTCCATGTATAGTTAGTACTAGTTGAAGTTCCAGTAGTTGAATCTCCAACCTAAACTTTATCTGTTGTCATATTATTCCTCCTTGCTTTACTAAAGTCATATTCATTTAACATAAATTATACCCAATCAGATCTGAAATCTTCTTCTGATTTAAATTCATTTTCATGTTCTTTAATAAAAGCAATAGCGTCTTCAATATTACTTACAAGAATTCCGCCTTGCTTAATTAAACCGGTGACATATAGATTCTGATAACTATATTGTTGTTCTCCCAAAGATGCGGCCCCACCACGGTCTTTAGCTTCACTATGTGTCAAGAACATTTGTCTATTATCAGTACAAATACCTACAATATACTTATGGTCACCACGCTCGATTTTCTCATGGAATTTACCAATTTCAGCACAGGTTCCACTGGGAAGAACATCTCCATCAATACAAGCTACTAGAATATCAGTATTATTCAATCTAATATTATCACCATTTGCAATTTCTTGAGAACCTGCAAATTTTTTCTTACCTTCAACACCATTAATATCTGTGTTTTCAACAGGAGAATATAAATCTACTCCTGGTACTGCAGCACGGATTTTAGCTGCCCATTCGGTATTGCGAAGTAGATCGCCATAAGTAAAAATTGGACCAGCAAGATAAATTTTCATATAATTCCTCCAATTAATAATTAGTTACTAATACTTCAATAGTTGGTTCAGTTGTTTTTGTTTTATTATATACTGCTTTAGAATAATCAGAAAATATATCATGTACATTATATTTTTCTGACCATTCAATTAAAGCTACATTTTCTTTTCCTTTATGGGCTACTATATTAGATACGGCCCATTTAAGTCCTTGCTCATTTGCTTTATCTAGGAAAGCATATAAATCTATATCATCTTGTATATCCCATTTACTATTAATTGCTCGAGGCCCTGTATTATATTGAGCATCAGAAATTAAATATGGTGGGTCTACATATAAAAAATCATTAGAATCAGTAAATTTACTTATATCAAAATTTCTAAAGTCTATAGAAGAAAATTGAATGCCTTGAATAGCTGCGTGCATCGCTCTTGTATTTGCGCGCTAAGTTAAATTAAAATCTGAATGATTTTGACCAAAACTACTATTATATTCATGATTTATATTAAAACTTATTTTATTATTAAATGAAAATCTAGATAATACAAATAAATCTAATGGGGTATGATATTCTGGATTCGTATTATATAAATCTCTATATTTTAAAAATCCTTCAGCATTAAATCTTGTCAGCTGAAACTCTTTAATACGAGCATTTATAAACTCCATGATTTCATCAATAGTTTTATTCTAAAATGCTTTATAGATATCAATAATATTAGTATTAATATCATTGGCATATTTATAAGTTGCTATAGTATTAATAGATACATCAGTACCACCACAAAATAAATCAATGAAATTATTTATATTAGTGGGAAATAAAGGATATAACTATTTTAGTAGTTTATATTTATTTCCTACATAATTCATTGGACTTTTTATAAAAGCAATCTTATTCTTCGTCATTCTCATCATCATCCGATAGTAAGAATTCAAGAGCATCTGCAAATGTATTACCACGGCTCTTAGTATCTTGTACAGGCTTTGGACGGAAATAGTTATTATATACATAACTTTTTACCATTGCAAACATACTGGAAGAACTATCGCGTGGATGTGATTCTACATATTCTCTAAGTTTCTTTTTATCTTCTTTAGACATTTTTGCGATGAAGTCTTCGACAACTTCACGAGTTAAATCATTAAATTTAAGTGGCTGTTGATTTTCCATAGAATATATCTCCTTTTTTTCTTTTATTATATCATAAAATTTTAAAAAAGTCAAATAAAAAAGAGGGCGCCGAAGCGCCCGTAATTATGGTTTACCATCTGGAAATACTGGATGTGGCTTATGTGGATTGCCATGACCAGGATCATGATCACAACCACCACCATGTCCAACGCCAATACCCATATCACCATGAGTTTCAACTACATTTGAAGCAGTAATACTATCTGTATAATCAAAAATTAATTTTTCTGCTTGTGGCGTATTATATATTTTTTTCATATTAATCTCTCCTTAAATTGGTGGCCTTATTTTATCACAAAGTGCAGCAACTGGGCCACGCTCAGATTTTAATAACTTAACCGCACCAAATAATGGGTCTCCAGCTAGACGGTCTAACATTGCTCTTATACCATTATTTTTTTCAAATTTTCTATGGTCAATTTGGGCAACATCACCGCAGAAGATAATTTCACTATCCTTTTCAATACGGCTCATTAAGAACGTGACTAACTTATCATTCATATTTTCACATTCATCACATAATACTATAGAATTAACAATTGAGCGCCCACGCATATGTGATAATGGATAAATTTCTATTATTCCATCATCAATTAATTGGTCCAGCATTTCTTGTCCACCTAAGTGGTCAGCTAACGGCGCGCCCCAAATTGACATTTTATCACGCATATCTCCAGGTAAAAAGCCAATGTCATTTGTATCAGCAACAACTATATTATTACGGACAAATACTAATTTAGAATAGGCACCTTTATGTACTTGTTCTAGAGCGTAGGATAATGCAATTAAAGTTTTTCCGCTGCCCCAAGCACTTGTTAATAGTTTTACTTTAATATCCTAATTCTAAAGTAAATGAAAAGCCATTTTCTATTCTAGATTTCTTGGTCTAATAGTTTCTTGAATATATGGATTTTTTATTTCTTTATATTTTAAAGGTCCATACTAATGTCCGTCCCAAAATAATACATCTTTTAGTTCGGTTTTATCGAATATTTCAGCAAATTCATTTGTTTTACAACCTAAACAATTGATTTTAGGATCGGCATACAGTAATGTCATTTCTTTTTCATTAGGATAATATTTACCCCAGCCTGCCCATTCTTCTTCTTTACGAAAAGCTAGTTCTTCACCCATAGGATACACAGGGTCTACATGAGGTAATTGTTGTGCAAATAAATATTGTAAAGCATCGCTAGTTAAAAATATAACATCTTTACTCTATTCAATTGCCATAGCTTCTGCCGCAAGTAATATTCTATGATCATTAATATTACTTAAAAAACGATATTTTTTTAATAGTTTATCAATAACTTTATTATCTGGCATAATTACGTGTAGCTTATGGCAATTCATGATTGCACGAACGGCTTCACGAGCCATATATTTTATGCTTTTATCCTCTTCATGTTCTTTAATATATTCTAATTCTGAAACTGTTAATGGACTAATTGCGATATCTACTTCTGAATTTATTAATCCACTCTAGTGTAAAAGAGCAGATGTGTCTGCAAAATGTGTAATCATTATTCATCAACTCCGATGATTTTGTCAATCAGGTTCTTTTCCTTCATTTTATCTGCGAATAAGAACCACTGATGCCTGGCGTGCTTATCATATTCTTCAGCTGTCAAATCGGTATTATCTAAAAAGAATTGACGAATTTTTTCATCAATTTCATTATTAAATGCCATAATATCAGCTGCAGTTTTCGATTCTGCTGCGGCAAGAGCGACATAACCATCATGAATTAGAACATACGAACAAGGATAACAAGAACGAATTATATTTTCATTTTTTCCACCAGCAGCTAATAATACAGTTGCCATGGAACAAGCATATCCTAATACTTGAATATTTAATGGCTTAGAATATTGTGCTAAATAATATGCTAAAAAGAATCCATCAGAAACTGAACCGCCGCTACTATTAAGAATTAATGTAACTGGCTCATTAGAATCATCTTGTTCAAATGCGCGAAGTGGCAAATAAACATATTCTACAATATGTTCTGATATATCATCATTTAATATAATTGTCCTATGGTTTAATAACTGGTCATAATACTAATACATTACAGGACTAAGTTCTGTAGCATTAAGTTTTTCCCAAATACCGGAAAGTAGGTCTTCTAAATCCATAAGAACCTCCTTCAGCGCGAATGCGCTTAATTGAATATTTTCGCTAAAGTACAATCTTTTGGATCAATATCATCTTTTCTAATTCGCTTTAAAAGCGGATGGCGAATTGAAATTCCTTCACCATTAGAGTCTGCTTTAGCTTCACTTACCATCATTCCACTAATAGAAACGGGAACTCCGATCCAATCTTCTAGATGAAGCTTTAAATCATTTCTAAAACTATCTGTTAAACCACTAACTTTACATAGCGGAATGAGTTGGCCTTCTTTATTATAAACGCCGACTTGAATCGCAGCGGGCCATCCATTATAGTAATTTTTGGTTACAGGAAGATAGGCTTTACCTTGTTGATAATCACCAAAATATTCGCCTTCTACTAATTCACCAGTTCTTTGATTCTCCCATAGAGTCCAAGAACTCATGTCTTTACCAGTATAAATTTTTTCTCCTGCAACGGTCCCCATAATAACACAATCAATTTCAGATGAAATTTCTTGTTTTACTTTGACAGTATCCCAGGCATGAGGACCACGTTTCCCTGGCTCATAATGAGAATCCTTTCGGTAGCAGACAGTACCTTCACCGCCTGCTGCGAAGATTTCACCCATTTTGTCAAAGAATTTATTATCCATCTCATAGTAATTCACTCCTTCAACTAGTATAGAATTAATACGCTTGACTACTTGAGGAATGAGTTGAATACGTTTTTCAAAATCCGTATTCATGTAATCTTTTCCATCCAACGCGAGCACATCAAATATGCGCCACCTTAGAGGATTGTCTTTTTGACGCGCTTGCGCCTTAGGAGTCAAACAACGTAATATAGAACCAACATCTTTATCAATTGCGCCAGGAAGATATATTTCTCCTAGTATTACTGTGGTTCCATTAGTAAAAGCATTACAAACATCTTGCCAAAAGAAAACCTTGTCTTGAATCTCGCCATATGTTTTAGTTACTGTAGAGATTCCACGAGTTTGTAACGCTTGCCTTTCAGCAGTAATTACCGCGCGAGACCAATTACCATCTGTCTTTAATCCAAATAGATAATTACCGCTATCAATTAATTGTTCAAGTTTTAATTTCTTAGCTTCTGGGGTCATAGTAGAACTACAAGCCCAATATTTCATAGGTTCACTAGTAAAATAATCTATCATAGTTACTCCTTAATATAACCTAAATCTTTTAATATTGTGTGTGCGCTTTCTTTTAATAATTCTAATCCTTCATCATTATGTACTACATAATCAAATGCAAAGACATCTAATGAAGTTTCACTTGGATGGTTGCGTTGATTTTCTGTCAATACAGGATTAATCCAGGGAGTTCCATCTGCATTTTTACGCTCAATACGAACACTCACGCAATTCTTCAAATTCTCTAATGAAATATCTACTTCATTAGGAAAGCGCGCATCTGGGATGATTGCAATATCAAAATCGCTCGTTGGCTCAAATGCTTGGATTAAACCAACAACAATACCAGTCCAAAAATTAGGATGACGGGCACGTACAATATCTGTACCAACTGTTTGAAGTAGTGTGCGACCGACTTCATCTTTCTTACCATCCCAATCTAGAAAATCGCGGCAAAACCATTTCACTGCATCAGCATAATGAATGACTAAAGCTTTCTTTCCATGTTTAGCTAATTCTTCCTTCATAAATTGGGCCATCATGTCCTTGCCGCTACCAGATTTACCGGATAAAATAATTGTACCTTTCATTCTTTCATCATCTCCAATTTCATATTAAAATAGAACTGGAGAAATTCTATTTCTTCTTCAGTACATAAATATGAATAATAGTTAGTTACATTATCTAAAAAGTCTGATGCCATAACAGGATCTTGCATTTTAGAGGCGAGATACCATGCTTTTTCTGCAACATCTTTTATAGTATTACTAACATTTGCAAATATTTCAGTCATTTTGTTTCTCCTTTTGAAGTTGATTCAGTACATCAAAAAATGCTTGAACATCTTCTTTAGTATCTAAAATGATTTTTCTAATTTTTTTTGGTGGGAGACAATCTTCACCTTGAGGGAGGGTAAATACATAATAATGTTCTATTTCATTTTCATCATAAGGAATAATGCGCGTAGTAAAATGTACTCCCTCTTTATTTTTAATTTTTACTACTGTTCCATAATCTTCATGATAAGTTTCTATATCTGATGTATTTGGATTAATTTGTCCTATTACTCCCGCATATTCATCACGGGATACTTCATAAATATCCATATCCATTATAGATTTTCTTCTCCTTTAAAGTTATCTTTAAGTTTTTGTGATTCTATTTGTGCCAAACGGTCGCATTCGTTATTCCAATAGTTAGAACCATGTCCTTTAACTTTAGAAAAATGATACCAAAAATCATCAAAAAATGGAATTATTTGAATCCACAGGTCTTGATTAGCAACATCTTGGCCTTTTGCATTTACCCAACCATTACGTTGCCAATTTTCATACCATTCATCATTATAACAATTAATGGCATAGGCTGAATCACTATAAATTATGACGCTTTCATTAGGGTGCCGGTTTTTCTGCGCGAATTCTAAGGCATTGCGTATCGCCAATAATTCCATACGCTGGTTTGTGGTCCCATATTCGCTTCCGGCCACCTCATAAATTCGTTCTCCCCCACGAAGAGCAATGAAGCTCCAGCCGCCGAATGTTGCGTTGGTTCCTAATTTTTTACATGAACCATCTGTATAAATTTCAAGCTGTGCAATTTGCGCTTTGCTTCTTTTCTCTTGTATCATGAATTATCCTCCTTTACTTAAATTAATTATAATATAATTTAAGAAAAAAGTCAACTATTTGATTCAGGGAGGGTCTTTCTTTCTTCCAAGGCTTTGATGTCCTTATAATATTTTTCACCTTGCCCGTTACCGCCAAGCTAATCATGATAGATATGATATATATGATCAATTTCCATCATTTCTGTATCAGTTACGTATCCGCGCTCGGTTAATACTTTATTCCAACGATATAAAGTATCAAATAATTCCATCTGTGTTCCATTACCAATAATTTCTAATCGGCCATTTATATGATTTATTTCTTTTTCTAAACCACAAACTTTAGCATTCATACCTTCAACGGTATCACTTAAATCATGAACTTTTTCCTTAATGTTACCCATTGAAGTTTCAAGGTTATTAACTTTACTATTCATATTATCTACTGTAGAGGCTAAAGTTTTAATTCCTTTATTAATTTCATTAATGCGTAAGCAATTATCTTTTGATCCGCTTAGAAATTCATCCATCTTAATTTCGCGCTCAATACGTTTACGGTGGCGTTCTCCGAGTTTATTAAGGTAGTCAATAAATTTAGACATTATATTTCACCTCCTTTGGAAGAAATATATAAACAGTTCTTTACGGATTATAATCAATTACATTTCAACATTTCCTAGCGTTTTATTAATACTATTCATAATATCCATTAATCCAGCTAAAAATAAAATTTTTAATTGGACACCTTGAGATACACGAATACCAGTAGTTAACCATGCATTTCTATCAGCTGATTGAATATGCTCTTTATATGGTCTATTAGGAACTAACTCTTCTGAAGCTGGGTTGATGATAGTAATACCTGCACCAATTTTTTGTGGAATTTTCTATATATTAGTAATAACATCTTGCTATATAGAATCTAATGTACGCTTAAGTACGGTAGAACCAGTTACATATATACCATTTACATTATATAAATGTAAAATTTTTCTACTATTGTGTTTTCCAGTCTAAATAATTTTATCTGATAAATTATCAATGATTTTTGCTTCTACACCACCCTCATCAAATAGTGCGAAAGCCATTAGTGATCCTAAATATTGTTCTATACTATCTTTGTTCTTTTCTCCAACCATAGATTCTGGGAAACAGTTAATAATAGCTGATTTTAACCAAATCATATCACTTGCAGGAATTTCTAATCCCGCAGATGAAAAAATATCAGAAATATTAGATAATTGCTAATCTAAGTGACCACCAATATTACCACCAACAAAACCTAATTGATTGACATAATCATTATGAGATTTTACAGTAGTGGATACATAGAATGATGATTGTAGTACATTAAGAAATTCAGTACGATATTTTTCAATCTCTTTTTTACCGCTTGCATCATCGGTATTTTCTTTTAAATAATTTATATATTTATTAACGGCTTCTTCTAATTTATTATAAGCTATTTTTATATTTTCATCTAAGTCTTTTCCATCTTTATCTAAATTTATTCTATTTAATATATCGGTATCTAGCACAGTATCCATTTTTGAATATCGTTGACTATCTTTATGTAATGAATCGGCCTATTTATCTATTACTTTTTGATATTCATGTAATAGATTTATTTGAGCTTCTTGAATTTTTGCTTCCATTTCATTTATTACTGTATCATCCACAAGAGCATATACAAGTGCTTTATTTCGAACTTTACTTTTATCAATCAATATATGGACACTATCATTTTTTCCACGCGTTTGGTTCCACGTAATTGCTCCACGATTAGATTGACGAAACTATAATGTTGTCATTAATTCTGCAAGCGCGGGTCCATCTATAGATATATTTAATGAACGTAATTCCTATCTTACTTCAGAAATTAATCTATCTTCAGATATACCAAAATCGCTTGATTTTAATGCAGTAATAATATTTTGACGTAAAATTTTTGATGCTCGCGATTTTAAAGTCTATAAAGTAGAGGTTAATGTCTATGCATTAAAAGATTTTAATGCAAAAGAATCATAACGATTATCCTATTTTAATGCTACAATTAGAGAGTCCTAGTCTATTTGTACTTTACCATTAACAACCATAATTTTAATAGTCGCTTTTGCATTTTTTGAAAGCTTGATTTCTTTCTAAAAATCTATTTCTGTTTTATGTAATTTTTTTAATTTAGCATCATATTGTTCTTGAAATTGATTCACTTTTTTTCTAATTTTTTCTATTTCATGTACTAATGAAACAATATTATCTGTACGTTCTAAAATTGTTTCATCAGTAGGAGCATTTGATTTAGCCATGGCTTGAATTAAATATGATTCAGATTTTTTAGGATTTTTCTATATTGTACTTTTTTCTTCTTCTATTAATTTAGATACATAAGAAAATAATTCTATAGCTGATTTTTTTTCTAATTCTGCAATAGAAGTAATATCATTCATTAATTCTGGTGTTTTTACATTGCGTCCAAATGTAGTATCTAAATTAGTAATATTTAATTCAGTTGTCATATCCAATACACCGTTATCATCTATATTACGCATAATATTTTTTTCTATTTGCTTAACTAATTCTTCAGAAATTGCTTGATTCATAGTCAATTTTAAATCATGTATACCATAATCAATAATGACCTAAATTATTGATTCTTGTACTTCATCATTTAATAATTTAAAATTTCCATTAACTGGATACTATTCTTCTATTTTTTTTGCTAATTTATTTATAAAATTACTATCAGACGAAACTTTGGCAATCATCTATTCGATCCAAGCCGCGAAGTGTTTAGAAATAGTTTGATTAGCTATACTTTGAATAGATTTTCCTCCGTAAAGAATTGCCCTTCCTGTCTTTTTATCTATACGACTTAACTATTTTTTTTCTGTATATTCGACTAAAAATTTTCTTTGCAGCCTATCTTGAGCATTTTGTCTCATTATTTCCTATAATTCATTAGATTTACCTTTACTATACCCAACACCCGCTGCCTAATTTCCTCTACCCTTAATAATATGTTCTACTTGTTTCTAGACAGCTTCAACACGTTTCATTTCTGTATTAAGAATAGTCTTCATATTATCTTGTCCTTGTAGAATTAAATTACAAAGACTATTAATTTTATCTTTAGGTACAATTCCACTTTCTGAACTAGTATTAATTGTATCTTCTAAATCTTTAATTTCTTTAATTTTTTCACGCTCTTCTTTAGTAAAATTCTTACGTAAATCTTTTATCATAAGATCAAAATACTATTTTTCATTTGCATATTCATATGCTATAGCTTTCTATAAGAAAGCTACTATTTGTGACATTTTATTTAAAAAATAACTGTCGTGTTCATCTTGTGTCATACCAGGAAGTACTGAATGACTTACCGCATCCATAGCCGCAGTTGCAGCACGCTCACCAGCCAAGTCTACATTCCATGCGCTTTTTGTGTTTTTAGATTTAGAATCGGCCCAAGCATATTTAGTTAGACTTTTAAAATAAACATAATCTGGTGACCATCCTTCGTAGAAAGCCAAGTTACCAGCCTAAGCAAAGGTTGCCATTCTTTCACCTCCAATTAAAATAAGCCATTCAAACAGAATGGCTTTTCTCTTAAAGATATGTACTTTTATTAAAACTGAATCACTTCAATTTTTTCAACATCATGCTGATGAATTTCGTTATTGTCTAAATCATTATCTATAAATCCTTGTGCTTGCATAGTTAAAACATTGAGAACATAGGCTCGGCCAGTAAATACGGCGCCAGTATCCATATCTAATTTCCAACCTGTTGTATTAGGGATAAAATCATTTTCACGTTTATACATAACAGGAGTAATATCGCAATCTTCTGGCCACTCAAACTTGTCAAGATAATCGCTAAGATATGGAGTAGGAGTATGACCAAAAACACATATTCTATCTGGCGCCCAACCCACATCAATCGTGGTGCGACTCCAAATTAGATGGTCAATATCCCAGCTAGGAATTTCTTTTCCTTCATATTCAAGATTTGCTATCTCTTTAAAAGCCTTATAAGTACTACCAGCATGACAAAAGTCTACTTTATTATAAGTAAAAGTAAGTGGAAGATGTTCTACACGTTCTACTATATCCATTGGCATACCATCAAGAATCCAATCAGTTAATGTAACAAGACCACCATTATAAAGTGAATCTTGAATTGCCGCATATTTATAATCAAAATGCTTACAAGCATTAAGAACCTTATGAATCTTTTCTTTATCTGCGTCTTCGAAATTAAATTTTTCTTTAATTTCACGCGCTGCTTTGGAAAACATATCTTCATGATTACCTTTAAGATATACAACTTTAGGATTCTCAAGCAGTTCTTTCATAATTGCATATCCATCTTTACCGCGATCAATAGCATCGCCGCCAAAGATAATCATTGCTTCATCATCTTGTTTATGACAATAATTCATGATAGCATCAAAGAGTGGACGTGCACCATGAATATCGGTAAAATAAAAAACATCATGCATAATCTTTCACTTCCTTTCATATTAAAATTATACTAAAAATTCTATAAAAAGTCAAATAAAAAATGAGGCTTAATGATTAGCCTCATATCTACGAATCTGACGATTCAACTTGTTAATAATACCTTTATTTTCTTCGGCTCCACGAGCAGTTAGAAGATTGCGCCGATACAACCATCTTAGATACTTAGCATATTCACTCATTATATATAATCCTCCTATATACTTTCTCAATCTCATCAAAGTTATCAAACATACCGCATTCGTGCTTTTCAGACAAATTATAATAACATACAGTTAGATAAAAATCACTCATTTTAAAGGCATAAACCTGTTCAAGCGGAAGAAGCGTCCAATCGGGCTTTAGTGCTACAATTTTATCCCAAACGCTATTCATGGTTTTATATCCACGTCGAGTCATTTCTTGTCTAATATAATAAGCATATGAAATAAAATGATCGTAATCATAATCTAAAACAAAATTTACAAGCACATGGTTTGGCGTTCCATTTTTTTGAATTGCGCCAGCAATACTACTAAGTTCTCGCCACTGTGCCACTAGATGTTCACGGGGAAGAACTTCTATTAATGATGTGTGCCATAATCTCATTTCATTTTTACCTCTTTCCAGTCTGTAGTTTTATCACTATGCGCCCAAGTAAGAACGCCTTGACGAGCAGGGTCCCATCTATTTCTTGCATTTTCAAATCCACAATTATATACGTGTTCAAGAATCTCATGAAGTTCTTCTTGACTTAAATCATATCTCTCCCCATTATTGGGGAGAGGAAAATCATATAATACTTGTATCATATTATCCTCCATGATACTTGAGCAAGAAGCTATTGCTTACTGCCTTAAAAGACTTTTGACCATCGACAGTACGGAATACAATACCTTCGCGCGGAAGACCATCTACTTGAGAATTACCTTCTGCCCAGAGAAGCATATCTTCTACAGTAGCAAATTTATCAGTAAATATAATATTTTTTTCAACTACAGGAACACATGGAATATTATATTCATTAAGAGTTTGAATCATATCCATCGTGCCTACTCGACCGCAAGAGGAAAAGATAAGATTGAAGGCTTTAAAGTCATGTCCCTTAATGGAATAATCACGTTTCTGCACCCCATCACCATAGGTTTCACCCTGGATGGTAATCCATTCTTCGTTAGGCATTTTCTTAAGAAGATCGGTCAATACATTATAAATATCATACTTCTTAGCCATTTCCCAATACACGTTCGTATCATAATAGCAAGGCTTATTTTCCTCACCAAAACATACATTACGAGAACATACATAGAAGGAATTACGACCGAATTTACCGCGTTTCATAGTAAAGGTGGTAGAAGTGCCGTCAATCTTCTCGGTAGCAATCCATACACCATCATCATTAATGATCCACGGCATATTTTGCACACGTTCTTCATCAGTTTTAGAAACCCAAGAAGGCCAGCCATTTTTCTTATCCTTCTTCTTACCAAAGAAGAAGAAAAGAATTTTACGACCAAACTTATAGTGCATCATCCAACGAATGAAGGGCTTTTTAAATAGCTTCTGATGATGACTTGCCATCTTCTTATACTTATCTACAGAAGGAGCCTTACGAGAATTATCCTCATCATCGGCGTAAGTTACGCCAAGCTTCTTGGTAAGAAAACGAGATTCATCCACTGGAGTATGAATCATTTCACCATCATCAATTTCACCTTGAAGAGTTACGTGCCAGCCAAAATCAGAAGGATGCATAAGTAAACCTTGTGAAAGAGTCTTACACATTTTCAGAGTTTTTACTTTATAGTGCCGTTTCTCAAGAAAAGCAAAACACTCACGATCAGAAGGAACACGGCTATCAATCTCAAAATAAATAGCAGGATCACCAACTTTAAACTGATCCTTCTGAACAATTACACGCCAGCCGCCAACAAGAGCGTGTTCTACACGGTCATAGCCCGGAATAGGCTCAATACCGTCAATTAATACAACATAAGCGAGTTCGCGCTCAGAATTAGCGTTCAACATACTAATTCACTCCTTTCTCTTTACACTAATATTATATCAGAATTTTTACTAAATGTCAAAAAATTATTTTTCCCAAGTTACAATACGCCATGTATCAAGATAATACCCTATGTCATCAACTTTAACATACATATAATTATCACTATAGCGATAAAAGCTAGTACAAATGCCTTGAATAAGCGAACCGTCTGGCATAATAATCATAGCATAACGTTCAGTTTTAACAGCTAAATCAGTGTCATTACAACTGGTTAATATAAATAAAACGCCAACTAAAATAATACATAAAATTATTTTTTTCATTTATCTAACTCCCTGTGTTCAAAGACCCATTCGCCCTCATCATTTAACCATACCATAAATACTACTTTCTGTCCATTTTTCCATCCATGAACATATCTTCGCGTGCTGTATGGCGTCATGCAAATTTCTTCAATTCTATCTATTGCATTAGCATCAAATAAAGTGTCACATACTTTATCATTAATCCACTCTTTATATTCATTACTCATTACCACAAATCCTCACTAAATAGTTCTGCACATCTAGTGTTTTCTTTTAACTGATTAAATTCCTGTGCGTGTTTCTTTGCGGCAATACGATTATAAAAATTATCGTGTTCGTCAAGGAACCCTTGTTCTAATTCTTTATAATCAATATTCTTTTTATACCTAAATTCTTTTAGAATATAAAATGCATCACAATGACGCATACAAGGAATAATCCATTCTTTATTTTGTCGTATATCAAATATCTTTACTGCTGCTTTAACAATCATTCACTATCATCCTTTACTTCATTGTACTTACCCTCCCAGAAGAAAAATTCTGTATGAGAACCAACATCCAGTTTAGTCATACCATCTTCTTCCCATACACGGGTGTAGTAACTTACAAAAGGAACTACTTTAGAAGGATCATAATCCTCACCGTATCTTTCTTTTGCAATCTTATGTTTATTAGTATTACAATTCGCAATAAATTCCTCTATTGCCGCATTAACATCCTTCCAAGTATCACAAACTTCTTTAATCACTCTACGATCGCCATTACTATTTTCAAACCACAGTTTCATCTTTCTTTTCTTCCTTTTCTTCTTTTATTACTCCATCATAATTTGGATTAAAAGGTACCCATAATGTAAATTTACATTGTGGACATGAAATATTTTGAGTTTTAGATACATCATTTGGCTCATATCCAATGAGGCATCCACAGTTATTACATCGCGCGATCATTCCATAGTATCGCGTATTTAGAATTTTCATTTATATCACTTCTCACATAACTTGGGGGTAGTACGGCATTGTGCAGTACATTCTTTACACCAAAAAGATTCACCGCAATGATGCTTACAACATGATTCTCCATGAGGGGCATCATACATACAAGTTTCACACCTTTCACGATCTCTGCGTACTTGTTCCCATTTATCATATCTTCTATCAAATGTTAATCTCATATTAATATTCCTTACAGTACCATACTACTGTTACCTTATTTCCATTAATTTCTTTATGTTCTTTAACTTTCATTTTCAAAGAAACAACTTTATCACAGGGATAATCTTTGGCGCCCGTTTCCCATACGTATGTATTATCCTCGGCATCAACCAAAGTATACGTATGTTTCGTACCAAAGTGGCTTTCTTTACTTTTTTTCTCTGTAATCTTAACTGTTTTTTGTAGCCATTCATCTACTTCACCTTGATATGTACTATTTGTTTTGCTACCGATTAATGAAGCTACGATTTCAACAACTACATTATGCGGCTTCATTCTATCATTATAATCCATTACAGTTTCCCAAGACAATCGAATAGGAACTACATCGCTTGGAAGAGTGCATAGGCTGATATAAGAAGGAGTATAATATCCAAAGGTAAGATTTCTCCTAAAACATTCATGGTGCTCTTCGACGCATTGTTCTAGACTTTCTTGATTTCCCTTATAAATTGTAATAAAGCCCAAATCGCCAAAACCAAATACATGACGAGCATTAAAATCCATAATATCATGTTTATCATTATTTATTATTTCATTTGGATATAAACGATGATATTCAGCTTCAGAATACCAACGTACTTTCTTTAATCCTTTAGGTGAAATGACGTTAATATACATACGTTTATTTTCCATAAAAGGCTCACCACTAATTTCCATATTAGCATAAGTTTTTGCAACCGCCATTTTCACTCTTACTCCTTTCTTTTCTTCATATATATTATAACAAAAAATTTAAAAAAAATCAACCATTTAACTATTGTCAAATGGTTGAAAAATATAAAATTTTTCTAACTGGCCCTGAGTAATTATGTCTTGATATTTATCTATAAAATCAAATGCAGTATAAGCATAAATGACTGTAGAATCTTTATATCCAAATATACATTTAACTTGTTCAATTACTGGATCAGCCGCCTTAATTCGCTGTTGAAATTGTGATTTCAAAATCGGAAGATTTTTTATTTCTATCAATTGTCTATTAAAACTCACGAATTTGCCCTCCAAATTTCTTGAAGATAACCAGACTTAATTAAAGATTCTGGAGTAGAGGTACAAAGTGAAGTTGGACACCCGCTCAGCATATGATTTTCAGCAAACTCTAAATCACTAAAGATAATATCAAGCATTGCTTTATTCTTTTCATTCATCGCTTTATTACCTTTATTACGATCATCTAGCCACCAGGCATGTTCTCTACTATAATTAAAATTATCTCCCATGTAGGCACGTCCAGCAGCAAGGAAATCACAAACCATTTCTACAAAATCATCCCGTGGCATAGGATAAATAACCATACCCTCACTAAAATTATCCGCCCAGTATGCCCAATGATGAGGATTACGGCCGCGATGATGTAGCCATGCCTTTGAATATCCTTGAACTTTTTTAGCTTCATTTATAGGAGAAGATGTACCAGTCCAATAATGCGCGGATTCCCAAAATTCAATTGGAGAATATTTGGATAAATCATGCTTCCATCCACGTCTACGAATTCCAGCAAGACGACAATAATGTTTTACCCATTTTCTATGAGTACGAATAGTTTTCCAATGACCAAAAACTTTTTGAAACGTTAGTTTGGGCTTACTCATTTTAGTCTCCTCTTACTACATAATCAAAAGGCTGTTTTTCAATCCATGCACGTGAATACTTGCTGATAGGATAATATCCGTATTCTCCATCAGATACACAAGCATTTTCAAGATGTTTATCAAATTCATCACTTTCAATAAATTTGATATAATCTTCTTTAGTCATAAAATATTTAGGATAATCTTTTATCCAATCTTCAAGTTTAAACGCATCAAAGAAAATATCATTAATATTCACTTTAATTGATTCCGCATCATCCCACGCATATGTGGACGAATGCATTTGTTTAATTGCATCTTTTGTCCAAATTGGAAGATATAGTCCTTCTTCATTTAATATAGCAGTACCTTTTTCTAACTCTCCAATATTCCAATTACTGCCATTTTTTTTGTAAAGTACACGCATACCCGCATGAATATTAAGTTCCATTATTTATTAACTTCCTCCAAATATTTTTTAAAAATTTTCCATTGAAAACTATCAATAAGTGATAGTCCTAACTGTTGAATCTTTAGATGTTCTTCAGTTAATTTAAAACCATTTTTTGCATTATCGAGCCAGCCAGCAATCTCTTCACATTCTTGTTTATAATCAATACTATATGGTGAATCTTGTTCTCGTTTAGCCATTAAAGCAAGTTCTCTATCGCCGCCCATACGTAGTTCCAGTACTGCACCCGCATTAGCACTATTAAGAAAATGATAATACATATCTTGTAAACGAATAGCATGAGCGAATGCTTTACCTTCTGGCATATTACGTTTAGTAAGTTGATGTGCCATACCTGCCATTGCAGTAAGCATATGCAAATAATTACAATGAATCATATTCCAAAGTTTAGTATTATCATCTAAATATTCTTTTAAAATTGATTCAAACGAAGGATTATAGATTTTATATTTACTTGTGAAGTATTCAACACTATTCGGGGATGCTTTACGAAGTAGATTAAAGGCAAGACGAATATCTTTTACTTCGCAGTGACCATCTTTTAATTCGAACATACCAGCATATGGTTCTTTAGCCAAAGCAATATCACCCAGTGGTGGCAGTATAAATGAAAAAGTATCAATATCACTATTTTCATCATCTAAATCATAATTTTGACTTCCAATTAAGCTAGTCATTATTACAAGATAACCTTTCGCCGCGACAGCATCATGATGGTGCTGAACCGCGGCGAGAATTTGTGCATCTTCTTCACAAGTTTTTCTGTTGTAACCGTAGGTATTAGTCATTTTTCTACCCCTTTCTTATATAAAAATTATAGCAGAAAATAAGAAAAAAGTCAAGTTTTTAAACTTGACTCTTTTCTGAAGTATAATTGAAATTAAAACTCATACAATTCGACATGAGTCTTATAGATGCTATGAATCGGCTCATAGCGCGGTGCTAGAAGCGCTTCATACATCAAATCCTGTCCGGTCTTACCCGTCATAATACTAGTAAAGATGGACGGAGAAGCACCGGATACATAAGTTACTCCATCCTCATCCTTCATCGGAATATTACCTGCGCCAGTAGCCGCATTAACATTCCAGAAGATTAGATGCGGCATCTTATAACCATGAGCATTCCACTTACGGGCAATATTCTCTATAAGTGTTGCAGTTTCTGCTCCATTACCACGATAACTATAATAACCACGAGCTGAATCAAACTGCATATCACTTACAATGATAATGTTCTGCGGCAAATCTGCCTGAGACAAATCATTTTCTTCTGCAATACGAAGAATTAAGTCAAAAGTGGCTTCAATGTTCGTATTTTCGCAAAGATTCTGCTCATAAATACGCTTTACCTTATCGCAGAAGTCAACACCAACAGTTTCAATTAGCTTCGGACGAGAGCTAAAGCTGATGAAGTGATTCTGGAACGGCCCCTTAGCGCGTTCTGCTGTATATAGAGCAAGCGCGATAGCTACATCAATCGGGGCGATCTTGCTATTATAACCGCTAGTCATAGAACCAGAGGTATCACATACACATAGCGCATTTAGAGTAGCACCATTGAAATAATCCGTAAGATTCTCCCAATACTTATTCGTAGCTAGACGATTAGTATCATTGAGTGGGACACCACGAGAGCGAGTCCAATAGTCATTGCAGCCCATAACTTCTACAGCCTTAGCTACAACATCATACGGATATAGAGTACCAGCATTTACCTTGGTCTTTTCACTGGACATAAAAGCTGCATAACGAGCCGCGGTCTCTTCTCTACGGGCAAATGCCTTAGAATAAAGTAGACCAGCGCGAGACGGTAGCTTATTGAATTCAATTTCATTCCAGCGGTGCTGACTCATAAGAGTTTCAACAAGGTTGCAAGCCTTACGTCCCCAAGAAAGCATCTTACGATATTCCTTTTCAGTCATACCGAACTCGCGCGCGAACTTACGTCCACGTTCCTGAGTATTACGGGAAGAAGTATTGATAGACGGCATCCACTTGTAAACAAGGTGATCCTCGTTCTTCTCAATAACATACTTAATATAACCCATCATTTCACTCTCCAGCGGAGTGCCGAAAAGTTCAAACAGGTCATCATAGCGTCCATATTCCGGAACATACTTAATTAGATGTTCCATCTCATCCTTGTGGCGCATGGCAAGCCACTTGATGCATAGACGGAAGAAACGACGTTCTCCCTGGCCACCACGAATATCACGAAGATAAAACAGACACTTTAGCGCCATGGTCGGGTTTTCTTCATATGCGTTCTTAAACATAAGAACACATGCATCATCCCGTGCGCCACGCATAGAAGCAGCCTGAGCAAACATATCATATAGCTTTGTCATAGTAGACGCATATGTTACTGCACCATTCTGCGTTAAAGTCTTATTGCTGATTTCCTTTAGATTTCTCAATAGTTCGTTCATTTTCATTCTCCTTTTCATCTTGGCCTTCTACAAGGCTGTAGGTTTTATAAAAAGTACATATATCGGGTTCACATCTATCACAGGGAAAGCCTATTTGACAATGTGAATAATTCCATACTTTTTCATATTTCATAATAATTATACCACAATTTTATTTATTGTCAAATAATAGAATCATATGGATATAAATCTTCTGGCTTAGATGGAGTAGGAAGTGCGCCGAGAAAATTCCATAACTGACGTACATCATAAATAACTTCATCTATATGTACAGGAGTACAATTATGACTATCTACACCCACATGATAAGTAAAAGGATTCTTTTTATCAATCCAATTACCGGCCTGATGAGTATGTCCGTGCACTGCAATTACGTGCTGAGAAAATTTCTTTTCATCATAATTTGCGGTAAGTGTTGGATAATGGCTCATATAAATAGAAAATTTCTTTTCATGTTTAATTAAATAAGCATATCCAATTTCCCATACATTTGGACATTCATCAAGAATTTTTACACGCTTCTTATCAGTATCATGATTGCCGAGTAGCCAATAAATTTTACCATTCAGTTGATTGATATAAGGAATGGCAGCTTCAATATCGTTAAGAGCAAAGTCGCCAAGATTATATACCTCATCATTGGGTTTTACCACTTTATTCCAATTTTCAACAAGTGCTTCATTCATATCCTGTACATTGGTAAAGCCGCGAGGCACATACAGAAACTCCTTGTTATGACAGAAATGAAGATCACTAGTAAAAAAGATATTCATTATTTTTTACCTTCCCAAAATTCAAAATTTTTACAATGCTCATTATTATGACAAAGTGGCAGATTAAACTGTTCATCATCAAATCCATGAACGCAATTACGGCAATCTTTGACTTCAATATCATTACTATTTGCATCATAGATTGCTACAACACGTTCGTCTTCATCAAGAGTCGGCGCGCGAAAATCACGACACATATTACGAATTACATTCTCCGGTACATAACGGCGACCATTACGATTCTCATTACGAGCCACACAAGTGTCAGCATCTGTATCAAAGACTACGTATACAATTTCATAATTGGTAAACTGCATATCAATAGCCTGAGTTAGCTTACGCCGAGAAAACTCATTAAGATGTGTTGCATCTGCAATGCAATCAAAGCCATCAATTAAAGTCTGACGAATATAGCCCACAAAACGGCGAAAGACTGCTTTCTCATGCGAGAAATAATCCTCTCCATCCTTTAGTAACTCAAGACGAATATTATCACGTGAAACATAACGTATGTCATCAGTTTCACTATGATCTTTAATAAACTGTTCAGCCCAGGTGCTTTTACCACAACCAGATGGACCGCAGAGAATATATAATTTAGCCATTACTCATTCCTCCTTAGAATAAATTGAGCATGGGTGTGAAGTTCTGGCTTAAAGAAAAAAGGCATCCATTGCTCGGTATAATAAGGCAACTGATAATTTGCTTTAAATACTTCTTCATAGCAGTCTCCTACAAGATAAATAAAATCTCCAAGCCACCATGAAAAATAATTTTCTTTAAGCTCTTGTTCCCAGCCATTGTCTTTCCATTGGTACTTCATTAGGAAGTGAATTAATCCTTCCCAATTCATAATTGTTCCATGCCGTTCTTCAAATTCTTGAATATATTTTTCATCAATTTGAAGTTTGTTAATAATGTTATTAACAAATGAGAGTTTTACAAATCGTTTATCATAATCAAAATACATATCACGAATGGTAATGTATTTAGGTTCAAGTTCATTAATAATCTGCTGGATAACTTCTTTTCCTTCTGGTGAAGAAGAAAAAATTTCATGTAAAACAGATGAAAAATTCAAACAAATTTCGTTCGGCTTAAACCCTTTATCTTTAATAAAGATAAGCATATCTTTAGCACCAACTTCTTGTCCGCTAAAGAAAGCGGCATTACTAACAAATGGTGGAGTTTTCTGCGCCATATCAATTAAGTCAGCAGAAATATCATATCCAATAAAAGAAGTATTGGGAAATAAAGGAGCAATCATCTTAATCATTGCACCATTCGCGCACCCAAAATCAATTACGCACTTTACTCCAGGCACTTTATCCATAAAGAAGGCCTTGTCCCATACGGATTTACTCATTTCTTCAGTATAAATATTAAGATCCATAAATTCATTTCCTTTTCTTTTACTATAAAAATTATAGTACAAATTATAAAAAAAGTCAAATAAAAAAATGGGACAGTCTTTTGAACTGTCCCGAAGTAAATTTGCCAGTCTTATGGGGCGACTTTTGCTTATGCATTATCCCACTGGCGCCGCACGGTGGCATTTTTCCGAAGCTGCCGCCACGCTTCTATATAGAACAGTCGTTTTTAACCGAGTGACTGGGACCTCGGGTCAGAATTGGGATGCGTCCATCCGCGAATCTATAGGAAAGTATATACTTAACCTCAAATTATTTATGCCATTCTTCAACTTTAATGCCATTTTCTTGTAGCCATTTTTGTAATTTTTGTCTCTCCGAACATTTTTTATACAATGGCTCGTATACAATTAATGCAAAGTCTACATCATCTAGTTGTTCATCATGGCAAATTTGTAATTTTAATTTTTCTAAATGTTGTTGAAAATCGTTAAAATCAATTTTACATAATTGATTATAATAAGTTTTCAGAAAGGCACAATCTTCTGGGTGTGCTGGCTCACATGCTCCTCGACATAAACCTTCACATTCTTTACCTGGCTTAAGTGGAGGACAATCTACTACAATTACTCCGCGTTTATCTTGACCTAATGGCCGCCATTTAGGTGGCCAAACTGTTGTATTAAGTCCCACCAGATTTTTTGGAAAATTACGTACTTGCGCCCAATATGATGTATATATCTTCATCCTAAATTAATATGCTCCATTTCTTTAGGCATTTCTGCTTTATCGTATTTTTCGGTCTGCTGATTAAAAATATAATATCCTTGTACAAGAGCAATAGGATAAAGTCCAGGTGCTTTCTTTACAATAACAGCAGCATTATAGGAACCTCTTTCATTTATGTCTACCCAATTATTTTTTACAGCTGTTTTAGCAGTTTCTAACTCATAATAGAAACCAACACTTTCACGATGGCCCCATTCTGGTCTACCTAAATTATCGATAGTAATTGGATCTTCTAATACATAAATTTCATAAATGGAAGTTTCATCCATACTAATTTCCCCCAATATAAAAGACGCTTAATTCAATAAATTCGCGGTCTTTCTCCGTACTAATATATCCCCATTGCATATTACGCTACCTAGAAACGTGGAGCTGAGCGCCGGGAGCGACCCGATCACTTTCCGCGCCTGCCTTGCGGCCGATGCTAGACAAGGACTGTCTACCTTGAACCCTTAGCCAAACCATTCAGCAATTAAATAAAATCTCTTTTAGAAAGGTTATTCCAAAACCAATTTACATTAAGTTGCTGTCTTGACCTGTGAGTACCGTAAACCTTTCTTATATGCCATTTCTGGCTTTCATCGACAGTAGCGAGTTGTTGGTGTTTCCAGAGTTTGATACAGTCACCAGCTAAACCCTTATCTGGATTCGGCTCTGCTATTCACAGAGCTTTCTATTATCCCGCCGAAAGGAATCGTGCGTTTACAACTAGATATAATAGCGCCCACCCTTAGCATTTGGAGTTTCTCCGTTATCGCTAATGCTTACGCATTTCGCGCCCGATACTTGAAAGTATCCCATCAAGATTTCGGATGCTCTTCAGGTGTCCCCAGCAGTGCGGTCAACACTTCTTCACTGGGTTCCAATTTACTGAATTAAGCGTCTTTCTTTTTCTGAAAGGTTTTCCCTTTCAACAATAATATTATAACAGAAATTTTGAAAAAAGTCAAATATTTAATTTCTAAAGTTAAATATTAAATTTACTCATCATTCCATTCAATTTCTGTCGGTTTAGGAAATTTAATTTCAGCACGGCATTCTTCTACCTGCCCGTTATGAAAATATTCATGCCACATATCTTCACGCTCTTCACCATCGCCACTAAGACGAAAGATTACATCTGGAAATAGTTTTGAAATCTTCATCATATCATATGTGTGATCATACCATTTATATTCATCACACACAGAAAAAGTAGCTTCTTTAAAGGTTTCAGAATAATCACTTTCACAGAATACTCCATATTTATCATCATAAGCATATAGTTCATTATCTTTAAGAGCTTCTACAATAGCTTCATATTCTTCTTTAGATTTAATATGGCGTGCTTTCATGGAAAACCAAGTATAATATCCCATAAATTTTTCCTTTCATTTCCTTTGATATATTAATTATATCATAAATTATATAAAAGTCAATTATTTATAAAGTTGAAATTTCTTTGAAATTTTCCGCGCAGTTTCATCATCAAGTGGACGAAAACCAATACAAGTTAAAGTACGTCCAACTCCTTCTGAATCAATAAATTCTGGTTTTAATTCAGTTTTACAGGCATCCATAATTAAGAAGAAATCTTTACCTTCTTTTAAACCAAGTTCTTCTGCAATTATTTTTGCTTTAAGCAATTGATTTAAATTTTTTGCTTCACAAATAGTTTTAGTAAATATACCACAAAACCATTGTTCATATACTTCTTTGTTGATATAAAGATTTACTTGATATAAATCAGTATCTACTAATTGTCCTTCTTCACGAATTTGATTGGACATAAATGCCCAACTTGCATGAGACACTTGAGCAGCAAGTTTTCCAGGACTCATATGTAAATCTTTACGCGCGATTATTAATTGACGCATAATATCACTTCCTTTAATTGGCAGCCCCTGATGGAATCGGACCATCACATACGGAGTCAAAGTCCGTTGCGCTACCATTACGCTAAGGGGCTATATGCTTGATTACCACCAAGCATTAAGTAGTTCTAGCATAACATGCTCTCGATATTCTGGTAATACTAAATAATAAGTAATTACTGCTAACCAGTTAGGAACAGTAATATTACGACCAGAAATTTTAAAATATTGAATACCCATATCAGATAATTCATCAACACGTTGATTAGTAACTGCATTTGGAAGAGCCAATATTTCATCACATAGTCTTGTTTCACTATTACTCATACATGTAAATTGATTTGGATCTTCCACTCCTAATGCAACTCTACTGACAGATTCATAATGTTTCTTACGATTAGGACAATTTAAAATGCAAGGTTCTCCACATAGAATTTCTATTTTATCTAAATGAGTTAATTGTTTTAGATATTCATTATCATTCAGATAATTATAATTTAAGACATAAATATTATTCTCAGTTATTTTATTAACTTCATTTATATCTGTAATATTCATAGTGGTACTATAAATTAATTCAGTATTTGGATAAGCTTCCTTTAAATATTGAATTAAAGTCTCATTTGCTACAATTAGCTTATCTTTTGATCGCAAATAATGAGATAGAAAAAAATTAGTTTTATAATCTTTAGTTAGTTCCGGAGTAATAAAGTAATTGGTACATACATGTCGTAATTCAATTTGCGGGAATTGTGCAAATTGATTTAAAATAGAAGACATAGGAGTAATTGGCATATTATCAGTAATTTGTTTTCTGCCGCCAGTCCATAAAATATCTGGATGCGCTCCATAACAATTATCAATTATTCTATCTTTAAAAAAATATTGAGGAAATTGCTTTCTATATTGTATTAATTGAATAATAAAATTACCTTTACCGTAATAATCTGGAATAGAAAATTTCTTTATCATATATCCTCCATAAAGTGGCGACAGTAGCAGGATTTGAACCTGCGCACCCTTTTACAAGTGACCTCGACTTAGCAGGTCGGTGCCATACCAAACTCGGCCATACTGTCAAATAAAAAACGCCGCGGAAGAGTTGCGGATACTACTCGGCCTCTTTCAAATAGGTCTCTTTTAATACCCTCACGGGATACCAACGCGGCTAAATTCTAGACCAACTAGGAGTAGATTCGAACTACTGTTTCTTACTTATTCAGTAAGCGTACTACCACTATACTACCCTGGCTAGGAGCCAGACAAGTTGCTGCTGTGGTCTATATAACTAATTAAACTAGACCGTTAAATTTGAAGGAATTGAACCTTCTCAGTTAATGTTATCAGCATCTTCTTTTACCATACATATATTTGCTGTGACGGTCTATAAAGTCGAAGATGTCAGAGTCGAACTGCTACTGGTCGTCCCAAGCGACCCGTGTTACCGTTACACTACATCCTCGTTTTTATGTTTTATGTGCCATTCTCTGTGACAATTAGCACATAATAAAGTGCATTTTTTAATTTCCTGCTGATATAGCTTCCATTTTACTTGACTACAATCTCTCATTATATCCCCAGGATTAAAGTCTTTTTCATTAGGATCATTATGATGCCATTCTAAAACTCCACCATATTTATTATATCCACAAATAGCACATCCCATTCGTTGCTTTTGTTGATCTGCTTTTGCAAGATACAAACGACGACGAAGTGCTCTTGCTTCTGGTTTTGTTAAACCATCTGGAATACATTCTTGACAAAATATACGATTTTGTCCACCTTGTTTTCCATTTAATGTAAACTCTTTTCCACAATAAAAGCATGTCATAATATCACCTCAAAAGAATATGGAAGGGATTCATACCGCTCCTATTACATGAAACCTATCTTGCCACAGTTTCAAAACCATTTTAGAAAGGAGATTTTACTTCTTAATCTTTTGCAACAAACTTTTTCAAGTTGCCTCTTATGTTCATTCTATCTCCTCTTTCTGATAATATTATATCAGAAATTCTACTCATTGTCAAGTATTTGGTCTGCCATCTCTTCAATGCGTTTTTCATCTTTTACGCACCAATTCTTTGAAGGCTCCCAACCTCGTGCGCCTTTACGATTTTTGTTGTTTGTTTTTCGGCTACACATTGGGCATGAACAATGAATCTTATTTTTACTATATTGGTGTAAGTTATCATAATAATCCCAACCATAGACATTTATAATTTTCTTTTTGCGAATAGCTTTTTTCCAATCATTATGACGTTTTTCTGCATGAGTTCTCATACGCATCAACTCCATATATAGTAATACAGGCGCAAGTCGCTAGTGAACTTATCGCGCCGGAAACCCTACTACTAGCTGGGCAGCGTAAGAGAGAGGAGTCGAACCTCATCCGTTCATCACGAACGCATCGCTTTCCAGGCGAGCCTCAGTCCACACTGAGATTCTCCTACATATGGCGATAGCCAGAGGACTTGCACCCCACACCTTTCGATGCCTTTGGTTTTCGAAACCAAGCCGGCGCGCTTGTCCGGTTTAGCTACCATTATTCCCAAGGGAAATATTTATCTATTTTTCGTGGAGTAGCGTTATACCATTTTTTATGTGCGCCACAACTTGGACAATAATGATATAATAGCCATGTATCAGGTTCTCTTTTATTTATAATATCTCCACAAGAATAAAAGAATTTACATCGGCAATACGCGTAGTATGCTCCATCGCCTTTATACTTACGAATATCCCAATGATGGTCTATACCGCGTCCCTTTCTCACATTAAATCATCTTCCATATATATAATTTGCTTGCCAGTACGAAGTGCATATTGAATTTCACTTCTAGTGCTTGAGCCAATATATCCATCTTTATTGATTACATAAATAGCATCTGCCATATCAATCTTTCTCTTATGGATATCATCAAGCATTACTTTTTGTTCTTCAGTGAAAGTATCACCAGCGTGACCAAAACACCCAACGGATATAACAATATTACCCAAAAGGGTAAGTTCCTTATTGATTCGTTCAAAATCATCTTTAAATCGTGTTGATCCGCATAAGGTTATCACTTTGTAATTGCCTATCATTTTCATCCTCCATTATCCAAGGAAATAGTTTGTGGAGTGAACCATTTAAATGATTACAGCATTGGCACACTCCACAATAATAAGTCCATTCATCACACTTATTATCATCTATCATAGTATTATTAGATAAATCATTACGTTTTATACCTAATATTGAACCACAATTATTACAAGTTGTAATATATTCATCAACTTTTTTGGCAGCCTTGACTATTCTCATACGAGATACCTCGCGACGCCATAATCCTTAGTCTTATGAAGAATGACTTTTTCAACGGTAACACTTTCCCATTCTTTTTCCATCTTTTCGCATTCTTCATCTGTACCTTCAAAATCATAGGAACCCCAATGAGGCTGGCTAATTTTGTCTTTAATAACAAATTCTTTACCTACAATTTGTGCGGCAGCCGGCGTAATATATAGAGTAAATTCATGAGGATATGCATCTTTTTCATAACGACGTACATGAATATAACGCTGAGAATGATCGTTCAGATCCAGTTTTACATCCCATGCTTCAAAACGAAGGCCGTTTGAAAGTATAACTGTAACTTCAAAGCGAGTATCATCAGTACGAGTAATGTTAAGATCAGACATAGCTTCTTTTAGAGAATATCCCTGATTAAGTTCAAATGCAATAGCACGAAGATAATCATATGGCATATCTACAACATTAGCAAGATTTACAATATCGTGAATATTATGCTGATATTCTGGTAGAAGTTTGTCTTTCATATATTCTTCTACTTCATCAGAAGTAGGCGGCATCATAGTAAAATGATAATGAAAACGACCAGGCCGATTTAGCATATACTGGCTCATATGGGCGAGGTCATTACAAGTTACTACGAATAGCTTATGACCACCATCCATACCATCAAAAAGTGAAAGAAGCGCGTCTTGCTGATTTTCATCTTCTGTAATGGTAAAAGTTTTTTCAAATTCATCAAAAATTACTACACACTCCTGCTCAATAGAAGAAATGAAGTTAGCAATTCCTGGTGCAGCACAAGTGACCGTAATTACAGGCATACCCTTTTTGATTGCTTCTTCTGCGAGAAGGCGTACGAAAAGACTCTTACCAATACCTTTCTGACCAGAAAGAAGTACACCAAAATTACGATCTACAGCATCATATGAGCGTATAACCTTGTTTACTTTAGTCATACTACTACCATAAATCTTATCTTCAGTTACTGCCAAATCATTACGAATAGACAAAGAAAATCCCTACATTGGATGGAAATTTACAAGATAAGTTCCAACAGGCAGTTTCTGATATGTTTTTACATCTTCACCGTAAATCTGGTAACGACTTCCTGCATTAATTACGTTCATTCTTCTTCACCTTTAATTCTTTTCTTATATCTGTTAATACTGATAAAATCCACAATAGTAAGAACATAAATGTATAACCAAATATAATTACTAATATACAAATAGTTCTAATACATTCTTCTAAAGTCATAATTTCTCCTTAAAGAGGTTCCGATAGGAGTTGAACCTACTAACAAGGCGTTTGCAGCGCCATCCCCGGCCGACGAGGGTCGGAACCTATAATAAAGTTGATGGTAAATCCACGTGGTTCCTTATTTAATTACGACAACCTCACTATTAATATCGTGTTTAATAGTTACTAAATCCGTCTCCCATCTATCGACACTTCTGCCGCTGCTTGGGGTGTTTCTCCTAGGAAAGCAGTACCTTTGTGGAGTCACGGGGAATCGAACCCCGACTCTCTGCTTGCAAGGCAGAAGTGCTAACCGTTATCACTATGGCCCCATATAACTCGCTGAGCATCCTATTTCAACGCTTTCAGATTGCGGGATCTCTATTGTGTATTTGCTGGCAGAATTTGAACCATTAACCATAGCGAGTTGCTTTCCATAACGACACCTATTGGAAAACTTTTTGAAATGATAGGTATGTGCCCGGGGAGGGACTTGAACCCACAAAACCACGGTTCTAAGCCGTGTACCTATGCCAATTCGGTTACTCGGGCATATAATAGGTGGAGTCCTTCTCCATCTGCTGCCAAGAAACATCCTGGTCTTACACCGTCCTTATTTAAACGACCCTATTATACCTCTTGGAAGTATTTTAGGTGTTACCAAGTCTCACCTTACCATTTAATAAACCACGCCGCATAATTTTAATAATTTGTAAATAAATAAGTTTAGTAATTTGTATTAAGTGATGATCGGCGTGCACCATCTTGCGCCATGTTTGTTTAATATTTGTTAGTTAGGCGCGAGTACCCTACCTCGGATTCGGACCGAGACTTTACTGATTTTGAGTCAGTTCCCTCTGCCAGTTGGGGTAGTAGGGCATAAACTAGACTCGTTATTTAGCCAGTTAGATTAAAAGTCCAATGCTTAAAATATTTGCTGACGAGCCTAAAACAGGTCGACTAGGACTCGAACCTAGACCACAAATTTTGGAGATTCGGATGCTACCATTACACCATCGGCCTAAATAGGGAATTACTTCCCTTTATTTTTACCAGCATAAGTCTCTGTTTGAGCATGACAATTAGGACATAAAAATCGTAAATTATCAATTCTATGATCACGATTATTACCATTAATATGATCTAACTGAAGGCTAATTGGTTGTCCTAACCATTCATTAATTCCGCAACAAGCACATTTATATTCAAGGTATCCTTCATTAACTAATCTTTTCTTTAAACTACTAATATTGGCATAATTTGAATTTTCAATTAAAATTTCTTCTAATGTATATTTTTTATATACACCACTTTTTCCACGATTAAAATGCTCTGTAGAACAATTTAATTCTTGAATTCTTTTTTTAAGAACATCTACAGATGAACCACCACTAGTACCCAATCCTAATGCTCTTAAACAATCTGAATAACTAAAACTATTTGCTACAATAGTTTTAAATTCTTCATCAGTTACTTGATAAACTTTACTTTTCATATAAATCACTCCTATGATTTTAATATATTATAAAGGCTTGTGTAGGAGCACATTATCTCATTGGTTAATTACTCCAATGCTCCCCTTTATATTAAGATGGTCACGGGTAGCCTACGGGTTATCTGCGCTGGCTTTTACTCTCACGGCCGTAACGGCCTGCTTACGCACCTTTGAGCTTCCCGCCCGTGTGGTCGGGCATTCTGGAATCGAACCAGAAACCTCAGACTTATCAGGTCTGCGCGCTAACCGATTGTGCCAATGCCCGTTATTCAATTACTGTCCATGAATCAGTTTCTGGAATGAGAGCACAACCACCCCATGTTCCATGAATTTGTTTAGCATCATCAATATATTCGACTATACCTTCGCGCCCAATATACTGAGGCTCGCCTTCCATCCAAATAATACGAATTTTATCTCCAACTTTAGGCATCCTTCTTACCAACCTTTCATACATATGTTTATTTGCATAAAATAAATCAATCATTTCCTGTGGCTTCATTAATGAACTCCTTAATGAACTCCATAAATTCTGGGTCTTCCACATAAAAAGCATCATAACCAAACTTATTTTGATAAGCTAGCATAATATTCACCATAAACTGACTCATGCGCCAATCTGGTACCTTATGCCAAAGTTCTGCGAGTTCATTGCAATAATAATCAATTCGATGAGGTTCTCGCATTTTTATACCCCTTTCTTCTTACAATAAAATTATAATATAATTTCAACTAAAAGTCAAATTCTTACTGACAATAGAAAAATTATAAATAACAGTATCCAACAAATTATTATAACTATAGCACCAATATTCATTATAATTCTCCTTATAAGTGGTGCCTAGGGTTGGAGTCGCACCAACTAATAGCGGATTTTCAGTCCGCGGCGTTTACTGATTCGCCACCTAGGCATATGGGTGAAATGACAGGACTTGAACCTGCAATATCCGGAGCCACAATCCGGCGCGTCTACCATTTCCGCCACACTCCACATGGTACCCCGTATAGGAATTGAACCTATGACACATAGCTTAGAAGGCTATTGTTCTGTCCGCTGAACTAACGGGGCATGGTGCGCGTGGCGAGAATCGAACTCGCGATACATAGATTAAAAGTCTATTGCCATACCACTTGGCTACACGCGCGAGAGAATATGTTTATGTCTCCTATGTTTTCGTTTCATTTTAATCACTTCCTATTATATTTCCAAATATGATAATTATCAATCATATTTGATTTCCAAATTATAAATCGTGTTTTAAATTGCCACCATTTGGGATTTGGCAAAGTATCAAGATATTCTTGTAATGGTTTAAAATTATCTAAATTCATTACAATTCCTCCAATAAGTGCGCCATCGGGGATTTGAACCCAACGGACTCCCGGTTTAAGAGACCGGTACTCTGACCAGACTGAGTTAATGGCGCATATTCCGTGGCTCTTTTACTTCGCCACGGCGAAGGTTGTTCTCACTACCGCGAACAACTTTAAAGGGCGTCCTTAGGTCCACTCTATCCTGGCGATTATGGGATTTGGTACCTGCGGGTGGATTCGGACCACCGGTCTTTGGGGTATGAGTCCAATGCTTTAACCAACTAAGCTACACAGGCATAAAGTACTCGGTGACGGACTCGAACCGCCGACGTCCTGCTTGTAGGGCAGGCCTTCTCCCAGCTGAAGTAACCGAGCATATTTCCTGTTGGATTGTACTTCTCCATTAACAAGCGACAGGAACGCCGTATCTTCTCACAGGATTATAATTCCGACTACCGTTTCTTTATAGATGTTGCTAGCGTTCATCTTGGATGTTTGCCTTTACCTACGCATAGGTGTTTGCTACTACTGACATCTCGGCGGAAGTGGTTTTCATCCTTCCTAGTCTCCGCAGAGACTAGCCGCTATTCACTTTAAATAGGTTATTGTTCCACTATCAACTACTTACAGGGTCCTCTTACCCAAGCCTTGGTGGACCTGACGGGTACTGCCCCCGTGTCCATGCTATAGTCAATATTAAGAATTACTTACACGATAGCCAACTTATGCGGTTGGCGCGCGGAATGACCAAGTGGTCAAACTTCTCCACCACTTGCTTTTAGGAAGCAAGAAACCACACGGTTTATGGCTACACCGTAAAAGGTCACTGGTTAATCTATGAACCTCAAGTAATTACCAGCCAGGAGGCTTACTGTTTTGGCGCGAAGGCTGAATCAAGCAGCCTGTAACTCGCAATAATCGAAATCTTCGTCGTTTCTTGTGTTTGTCCCATAAGGCGGTAACATACCCGTGTTCTTAATACACCCTATACCTGTCGAATCTATATCAGGCCCATGATGGAGCTGCTAGCCAGATTTGAACTGGCGACCCCGTCCTTACCAAGGACGTGCTCTACCTGCTGAGCTATAACAGCATAAAATAGCCTTCCTTTTTGTGCTAAAGTGAGGAAGGCAGTGGCGGACGCATTATTCCCGACACTGGAAACTTATAGTTTCGCTTCACTTTCCAGCCAATACTGCTGGGGATCAGTGCCAGAGGTTGGTGCCGCCCCAACTGTGCTAAAGAGCGCCGCATTTACAGTGCGGTGGGTTTGCTGATTCCCTATACTCTGGCATATTAAAGGTGAGATGTAGGGGAATTGAACCCCACCGGGCGTTGTATACGTGTCCGTCAAGTCTGAAACCCTGAATCAGAATTACATCTCATGAAATACGGCATAAGGTCGCCGCAACCCTATCCTTGAATCGCAGGAACTCCGGATAGATTAGTTCCATATAATAAGCAGAATATTGTAATGGTTTTGTCCTTATGGGGCGCTGTACTGCCGCGCCTTCTGCTATTTGTACCCCACACAGGAATCGAACCCGCATACCACGGTCCGTAGCCGTGTGCTCTAGTCCGTTGAGCTAATGGGGCATAAAACGGGGAGCTACCCCGACCTACAAAAGTAGGATTTGTTGCGTGCTTTCATAACCATACCTAACACACGCCGTGCCTAACCATGACACTAGTTATTTGGTTTCTCGGGCTGATGCATCAATTCCGGACTCAATGCTAACATAGTCAGCTCTACGAGTGCACAATAAAGGACTTGAACCTTCACGCGCTTTCGCGCACTAGCTCCTTAGGCTAGCGTGTCTACCATTCCACCAATCGTGCATAAAGAGCCTACAGACGGATTCGAACCGCCATACGAGCCTTACGAAGACCCAGTACTGCCGTTGTACGATGCAGGCATTTATGAGGGGAAGGGAATTTTCATCTCTTCCCCTTGGTACATTAAAATTATAACAGAATTTTTATTAAAAGTCAATTATTAAATTTTTGGAATATTTTGATTATTATACCAATATAAAAATACGCATATACATATAATCAATATTAGTGTGCCCATATTAACACCTCTTAATCAAAGCAATCTCCTACATGATTAATCATTACTTCTAAACCAAGGGCAGTTTCATATTCATCAAATTCTACGATCGCGACTGGTTTGCCAGGGAGTTTTTGCTGCGAGCCTTCGGGCGCAGGTGGACGCTCCCAAATTTTATTAATAATGGTTGTTACTATATCAATCTCATATGTACTTTCTACTAAGTAACCAGGCACTTCAACTTCACGCCATTCATAGATAATTTCAATACCTTCAGAATCATATTTTGGCACTTCAAAAATTACTATCCATCCATTATCTTCTGATAATGTAGCAGTTTTAATATATTGTCCATTACCAAATAATCTAATGTATGCCACTTTTGGTCTGACTACTTGATACCCATCATCATTCCAACGCTTACGAATACCAACAGTTGTTAGTTCAATATCTGGTTCATCCCATGGTATTGGCGTCGGTGTAATCTCTGGTAATGGTTCTGGAGTTAATGTTGGAAGCGGAGTATCTTGTGGTGTAGGTGTTGGAGTAGGCGTTGGCGTTGGAGTTTCAGTTATCTCTGGTGTTTCCGTCGGAGTAACTGTCGGAGTTTCTGTTGGAGAGGGAGTTGATGTTGGTGTAACTGTAGGGGTAGGAGATGCTGTTTCTACTGGTGGAATTACTTTATTTGTAAATTCAAATGTCTTGGTATCTACAATATAAAGCGTAATTTTCTGTTCAGAAATTAATTCAAAACCTTCTGATATATCAACTTCTTCAACAGTATATTTTCCAGGCCTTAACTCATCAATTTCCCATATACCAATACCAGTGGTATGATCTACAATTACTTCAATATATTCATCTTCATTAAATCCTATTCCATGAATTTTAAAGAAGAATATTGCATCGTCATCCATTAGCTCATAATTTGATACAACTTTCTTAATAGTAAGCGTACAAGAAGGAGTTACAGATGGATTTGGACTCGGACTCTCACTCGTTTCCGGCGTTGGTGATGGAGTTGGAGTTGGCGTAGGCGTTGGAGTAGGAGTTGGAGTAGGAGTTTCTGTTACTTCCGGTGGAATAGATTCAGATGTTGTAGGTGTTGGAGTGGGTGTGGGCGTAGGTGTGGGTGTTGCAGTTACAATAGGTGGTGGCGGTGTAGGAGTTGGCTTATTAGGTGGATCAATTTCATTGATAACAATATAATTACCTTCACCGTCATCTGTAATTTCAACCATTCTATAGTTAGAGCTTGCAATCTCTTCAATTTCAAGCAATCCTTCTTCAACCTCAGTTAACGTAATAGTTTCACCAACACCAAGAGTATATGGTTCACCATTAATAATAAATGCAAATCTTGGCGTAGTTTTCTTTAATACACCAGTATGGTGCCATACTTGTTTACCATTCTGACTAATCCAGAATAGACGTTCACCTTCAACAAGATTAATATCACTAAATGGCATTACATTAGATGGAATAAAGACTTCGTTAATTAAACGTTGAGTCATAGCATCATTTGGGTCTGTCGGGTCATATATAAATTGACCCTCTGGAATATTAGCTAAGTCTGCTGGTGCACGATACATAATACTTGGTAATGTGCCTCCGGTTGAACCGCTCTTTAACTGATATAAACTAATTGCTACCCCATCTTCACTTACAAATAGTACCCAGTTTTCACGATTACCGCAATGATTAGAACGGTGTCCTTCTTTGCTTGTATTATGTGCTGGATTGTTAATATCAGCCATCCAGTAACCGCCACCAGCCTTAAAGGTAGTATTGTCCATTGTATCACAACGAACAGACCAAATTTCACCTTTTAGTTGCTTTGTAATAGTAATTGGTGGAGAGGTAGGCGTTGGTGTAGGAGTAATACTTGGCGGACTTGGTGGATTCCAATAATTAATATGAGATTCTCCACTTGTGATAATATTTTTTGCTACAATAGAACCACAATGATTACAATTTACAATTGTAACTGTAGCATATGGTGCGATTAAATGTCCTGCAAGGCCTCCCATAGAAACAGTTGTTGCATCCGTATAATAAATTTTTGCAATGGAAGATTGAGATTCATCGCTGCCTGGGCATTGATAATCCCAATACATAATTTCTACATGACCATTTTCATTTGGTTCTAAATAAATCCAATTTTCATTTGTGCCCACATTAGCAATAATATTTTGCCAATATGCACGTGTGTTACTAATAGCAGATCCAGTTAATCCAAGATAAGCTGTTTCGCTTTGTTCACTTGTACGACTTTTAAATTGTATGTGCGATTCATTTGCCGCGATATAACTAGTAGAAGAGGAGTTGCCGCTGAGAGAGCCATCGTCGACAAACTTCCATTCTCCTCCGTATAATGTACCACCAACCCAAATAGAACCACGTACATGACCATTAAGAGTTGCATTATTTAATGCAACTATACTATATTGGGATAGATTAGATAGATTAATAGAATAATCTACCTGCTCAATACCTTCTTGTGTGGGAGGATCTGGGTCAGACGGTGGATCTAAATTTTGTTGGGGTAAATTCGTATCAGAAGCAGGAGGGTCTTCTATATCACTTACATTTAAAGGGTTAGATGTTATATCTGTTGCGGCGGTCATATCTACAAAACTACATACTAATATAATAATTAGTAATACCGCAATAAATTTTTTCATTTGATCACTCCCCTTCTAATAAAACAACAACTCGATAAGAATAATGGTAATTTTCTTTGGTTATAATAAATGTGTAAGTGCGCTCATCTTCACCTTCTATATTATGCCATTCTATACCATCATCGCTATATTGCCAATTCATGGTATAACGATCTTCAGGTTTAAAGTTTACTAGTGTTGCAACTAACACAGCAGTATCTCCATAATAATGTGGCTCCTGTAAGAAAGAAATATAGACTTCACGCGGCATCTCAATAGTAATTTCACCCCAATCATCTTCTTCAAATTCAACTAAATTTGAAGAGATTTCTTCTTCTTGTTCTTCAACTTCTTCAACTGGAGATATTACTTCTTGTACTAGTTCTTCTACTTGAGGCTCCTCAACTGGAGATTCTTCTATTTCGGGTTCCGGTTGAGATTCTGAATTAACTTCAGTTTCTATTACCGGTTCTAATTCTACAGTAGGTTCTGTCGCAGTATTCAATTCAACTGAAGGTTCTTCTTCAATTGATGCTTCAGTTTCTTCTTCCTCTATAGGAGGAGATTCCTTTAGGGGTATTTCTGGTTCTTCTATTACAGGTTCTTCAACAGATGACTCTTCTAATGTTTCTGTAACTTCTGTAATTGGTACTGTGCTTTCTTCCGGGGATACCTGTGATTCACACGTTGCATATCCCATAATTAGCATTAATGCACAAATAAATGCTAATACTCTTTTCATAGGCATCACTCCTTCTTTACACAAAAAATAGGGGCGCCTTATTCGCGTCCCTGTGTGTCATTATCGCCTAATAAGGCTGGTGCCCGAGGCCGGACTTGAACCGGCACGGTATTGCTACCAGCGGATTTTCATACTACACTATGTTACCATAGCCGCATTAGCGTTGTAGTCTGGACTATGTTTTTATCATATAAAATATAGCTTAGTAGATTTTCAATATATCAAACGATCCATTTAACGCTGACTTCTGCCGAAGTAATCTACACTCCATTACTGGTAATCTATTG